AAGTATTATGAAGATGATGGAATGTAAAATGAAAAATACTCTTGTTGCTGTCCTGCGTGGCGCTTTGGTTGGTGGTTTTCTAATGATTGTGTCTCCGGGCCTTTCATTTATTGAAACCATTGGTGCCTCTCTCTTTCTTTTGATTGCAATTGACGCACATTCGTTGTTTGGAGTGAAATATGACTGATACTGTAAAGTGTCCATTTGACGATCCTGAGTATCGCCTAGACGTTTCTGAGCCTTGCCCGGTGTGCTATGACCTTGGCACGGGATACGGCTCTGACGGCGTTTCTAGGTGCATTGCCGGGCCTATTGAGAAGGATGATAAGAGTGATCGTTGATCTTCTATTCACTCTTATCATCCTTTTTGTTATTTTTATGTTGTGGATTGAATCCAAAGAGGGTGAATAAAATGAATTATGTTCTTTATTCTTATTCAGATGAACATGGTGCTGTAATCATGGTTGATAATCAGGAAAGCGATATTGCTGATAGTATTCTCGGCATTGCCAATTTTCATACTGATTGGCAAAATAGGGGTTTTTGTTTTTGGTTGGGTGTTGACGCTGATGTATGATCGCGAGACTGTAATTGAAATTGCTGCTGGTGCACATGATCTAGCAGAACAATATATTGAGACTCTGAGTGATGTTGATAGTCCTCAATATCATTTAAATCTTCAAATGTCTCGACAAATGTTGTCTTTTCGAGATTGGATTCTAAAAGATATTGGTGGTTTGCGTGCCAATCCAGAAACCATTGATGAATTGAAACAAATTATTGCGCTATGGGAAAGCGAATTGTTCTTGACAAGGGTAGAGTGATCTAGTATATTCTCCATATCAAGAGGGAATAAAGCAATGGATCGCATTGAGCTTGTAGGGACAAATCCTCGCCGCGTTGATGGATACTGTGTGTGGGAAGTGCATGTCAATGGTGTGATGATCGCCTCTTTCTTTGGTGGTATGTCTTTTATGGCTGCTACCGCATTCATTGAATGGATGCAAAAAAATCGTGGAATGTCGGAAGCTATTGACATTTATGAAAATCTGCGTATAATCAATGGCGAACCGGAACCGAAGCCGGGTGTTCAATGGGATGATGAAGATGTTTGATGTTGACAGTCTGAATGGTGCTGTTGCCCGTCCTGCATTTGGTGACTATCTCATTTGCAAGGGTGGAAAGCAACTAGCAGAAATGCGCCGTATTCAGTTTGGTGAGGAATGTTCCATTACTGAGAATGGTAATGACATTTCTGGTCATTGGGCGCTTTTTGATTTGAATGGCGTGATGGTTGATCATGATCAATATCGCCATGATATTGCTGCTCTTTATCAATTCACAATCAAGGGGTCGTGATATGATTGTTTGGCATTCCGTTAAGGATATTGATATTCCCGGTCCTGTTGCCGGTCAATGTGTTTCTGTGCTTGCAATTCACAAGAGCAAGCGTTATACTTCTGATGTGTATATGATTTGGAAGTGGAGTGATGACACTCTGGCACGTTGGCCGCATCATGATCTTGAAGTGACACATTGGGCTTATTTCAATGAACCGGAGGAAGATGATGGCACAACTCCGTGAATTCTACCGTGATGTGAAGCGCATTGTTAATTCTAAGTCAGACAATGCGCCATCATGGTTTTCGTTTAATGAAGGTCTTTGTCGTAACCTGAAAAAGTGGTGCGATTATAAAAAGACTGGCTATAAAGAGTATAACCGTCTTCGTTTTAGAATGCAAACGCAATTTATCAAGGCCGGATATAACAATATCCTTCCTTTCAATGTAAATCTATTTTCTCATTCTTTTATCCAGGAATGTAACGCCGGTAAATGTTATAAAAATCCTTATCGTCTAGAGTGGATACGCAAACATTCTGCTTGACGTGATGGACTGAATAGCTTATAAAAAACACAAGAGAGAGAGGGTAGGACAATGCCGCGTTTCAGGATTGTTGAACGAAACAATAAGCTTGCTGTGCATGGTTTGTTTGATAGTCTTGACTCCGCGCAGCATCATCTTCAAGTAAATATCCCTATGTATGTTGCTAGGGGATATTTCATGGACAAGACTTTGCGTGCCGATGATTTTGTAATTGAAGAGTGGAAGCGATAATGTTAATTAAACTGTGTCCTGAGTGTGGAAGTGGTGATGTTCGTTTCTGTAACATTTCCATTCGTCCATATTGTGGCGAGTGTAATCATTGGGCGCCTGTTAATTTTGGCACCAAGGAAGAAGCTGAGACAAGGTGGAATAATCGCGTTTTGAAGGAATGGGGTGTAATTATTCCCTTGACTGTGCAGCGTGATTATCTTACACTCCTACCACAAGAAAGGATTTGAAAATGTTCAAGATCAATTATAAGCAAGTGACTCCACCAATTGAAAATGTGGAAGTTACTCTTACTGTAGAGGAAATTCGTCTTATTCGCGCTGCTCTTGGTCCAACAACGCTTCAATTTACCGATAGTGTTGGTGTGATTGATGGGTATGATTTGTGGGAGAAGATTGGTAATTTTATAGACGAAAATAAAATTGAAAATCCTGACACGTTTGGGTGGTGTGTGAATAGGAACAAAAGGGATTCATAAAAAACTTCTTGACATACTAGGCTATTAACAGTATAATACCTTCATAGACAGAAAGGAATTGTCATGCGTCTTCGTCCCTCTTCCAGCGCCGGTCCTGTTGTGGTTCTCGGTTTTGTGGCTATCTGGCTGGTTGCCATTGGTGGCTGGATTGCCAATATCGTGAAGCTGTTCGGGCTGGCTTCTGTGCCTGATCCGAATTATGTCATGGCCGCGCTTCGCGTGGTGGGTATCTTCGTTCCGCCGCTCGGTGCTATTCTCGGCTTCCTCTGATAATAATCGTTGACAGGATCATGGTCAAGTGCTATGATCCTGTCATTACATGGAGAGAGACATGCATACGTTCGTTTTTGAAGGCAATCATCATCGCTGTGCCATGGTAATTGCCATTGCTGATGCGCTAAATTATACTGTCGAACCTTATTATGTTGGTGCGGAGAAAAATTCTCTGTTGATTTCATATGATATCGTGACGGGTGGTTTCTTCAAGCCTTATATGAAGGCTGTGTTTTTCACTTGCAAGGATGCTGTTCGCCTTTCCGCTCTGCGGCGTGGTATCAACAGTTATAATGCGAAGGTTGAATAATGTTCAAGATTGGTGATCGTGTCAAGTGCAAGGATAACACTTCATTTGAAAATGTTCTTGTGAAGGGTGCAATCTATACGGTGGATTCCGTTATTGGTGGTGGGCGTCTCATACTAAAAGATGTTGACGATGTTTACGCTTTCTTTCCTTTTCGATTTGTCAAGGTAGAAAAGGTTTATAATTCAGGGTCTATTTCTCTGAATGAGGCTATTCTTCATTTTATTGAGGAAGATGCTTATAATATGATGAAGAAGGTTGGTGTCAATCGCGTCACCATTTTCAATCAAGCTTGTCGTGAGGCATTCGTGAAGAATGATCAAAGTGAATATGCTCATGCTTTGCGTGAGTATGCAAGAAAGCTTGACGATACTGGTATTCTGTGCGATACTCTCTGAGTAGCAAGGGAATAGGACCATGAACCGTAGAAAGCTTGGCTTGAAAAAGCCGGAAGGTATCATTCATGGCACGCTAACGGAACAGAATATTTTGTATGCTGCTCTGGAAAATACTCCGCTGTTTCGTAAGAATGACGAATTGGCGCGTTTCTATAATGATACGGAATGGTTTGAAGAAATTAATTTCATGTATGCTGATCGTGGTGAATCGGCTATTGACATGGAGAACGCCATCATTTATGATGGTCAAATTATTGAAGGAAGAATGTAATGGGTAATGTGAATATTAATCGTGAGGAAGTGAAGAACATTGGAACAAACGTCACTCTTGTTCTGAGTGAGGATGAATTCAAGGCTGTGATGATGCTGCTAGGCAAGAGCAATGGTCGTTATCGTGCGGCTGTTGGTATTATCAACACCATGCACCTTTATGCGAAGATGGTTGAAGTGGTGAAGCAAATTGATCCTGATTTTGATTGGCGTGCTGGTCTGGAATTTAATTTGAATGATGAAGATGTTTGAAGTAGGAACAAGGGTAATCGTTGAGGATTATTTTGCAGATTATTTGATTGGTGAAGCGGGGACTGTCGTAGGATATTCCCCGCTCAATACGTTTCATCTGGTTGTAATTGACCGCGCTGCGTATTTCCAATTGAAAGAACCAAAGTGGTTGCGTAAAGAGCAATTGAGAAAGGTTGACGATAATGAATAATGTAGTGTATTATGCCAAGACCTTTGGCCCGCCTTATAATGCTGTTCATTTTGTAACTGATATTGATACGGTAACAGTAGATGAATTTCTATTTCATCCTTCCGAGTGTGTAACTCTTTTTTCTTTCTGGCTCGGTGCAGATGCAGAATAATCCGAAGGGATTTATTGTTAGTTGGGAACCTATTTTTGATTCAGAAAAAAAGCTTCTGAAACAATTTTCAACGTGGTATCGTCTCTGGCCGTTGAAATATGAAGTGCAAGGATATGCACTAGTCTCGCCTATTGTCAACGGTAAAGTGCAAGATCATCCTTTTAGATGGATTGAAGAAAGACAGATATATGCAAGAAAATGATATAGTGAGAATTAATTATCCTTCCTCTCCAAGACATAATCAAAGTGGAACGATTGTGTTTGAGTATAATAATGGGGAAAGATTTGAAATTGAATTTGGTAATGGAAGAACAGAATGCTTTCATAAAGATTTTGTTATTCTAGAACAAAGAATGAAGAATACCAAAGAAAAGATAATTGATCAATTGGAAATAATGATCAATGCATTGGAAACAATGAAAGCACTATTGAAGTGAAATAATAACTGTCTAATTAAAAAGAATAAAATCTAAAAAATAACACTCGTAGAGACTGAAAACTGATGAAAAATGATAATCGTCAGTAATCAGGAAAATATCTAGGGTAGGCGATAAAAAAGACTTGCACAAGGGATAGGACTAGGGTATAAAGAGTGTATCAGCAATGACGCTGATATCAATCTCATGGAGAGAAAAAATGTCTGCTACTCGCAATATGTCTGCTCATGATCGTATCTTTTCCGCTGCTGCCGCTCTGGCCGATGATTTCGCCAACGCTACGGGTGAATTCGTGGCTGTGGACGTGTTTCGCCTGACTGAGAAGCGTAACGCGCGTGCGCTGTTTGATGTGGTGATTTCCCGCAACGGTTTCGAGACTGCTGCCCGTGCCGTGACCATGGAAGAGGCTGTGACGTGGCTGAATGGTGCCCGCGCTGCTGTCGCCGCCGTGGCTTCGCTGGCGCCCGCTGCTGCCGAAGATACTGCTGTCGCCGCCTGATCTACCACACTCAAAGTTAGGAAAAGTTGGGGTCAAAGTTAGAAATGACAATGACCCCAACAATCCTTTCAAAGTTAGAAAACACATCATCATAACACACTATAAGGAAAAAGTCAATGCCAATTAAGTGTGGAGACTGCAAATATTTCTCTTGTCATTTCCCTGAGTATCGTGTAGAATGGGAACGAGAGGATCAAGATGGGTATGGTGTGCTTGGTGATTGCACATGGGGTGATTCAAATAAAATTCCCCATTCCTGGCGTTACACTACAAGGGAAGTGATGGGTGCTTTTTCACTTGAATCAATTGAGTGTGACACCTATTCTCCAATTGATTCTATTCTACAGGATGAATTGAAGAGTATTGTGAATGATGGCTGATGAAATTTAATAATCGTCAGTGTCTAATACGCAAGCGCAATTGATCCGCGCATGGAATGTGCCCATGCCGGATTGATCCGCATCCCGAATGAAACGGAAGCGGAATCTCATTTTTGTGACTTGACAGACGCGACTATTCGTGCACCGAAACAACATCGTTTCGAATGCGTCATTACTGTTTTTTCACTTGACAATCTACATCGTTTGAATATCAAAACAATTCACCCTCCATGCAAATGTGGAATGATCATCCTATCATACGGAAGCGTAACGATCAAGCTTTTTCTTTGTCAAGCCTTTTATTTCTTAAAACGTAAAAGATTTTGCTTGACACATTTTTCTCTTGACTTTCCCTGTCGTTTTTCGTATAATTCACGTGTAAGGCGAACAGGGAATACCCGACTCGTCAATGGTCCATGGTCCGGGGTAATCCGTTCAGCGCGTCTCAAATCTAAGAATTGAGAACATCATTCCACCCCCACTCTCCCCGTGCTAGTGCTTGTCGGCATTGCTGCCCGCTTCACCCGTCCGGTCTGCCATCCCGTGGCGCCTTGCCGTGCATTCTTTATAGCAGGATGCGCCACGGGATGCAAGCCTTTTTTCACTTCCCAAAAAATAAATCGAAAATCTTTTTATGCGCCCGTTGCAGCGCCATGATGGCGGCATGATCGTTTTCCTCGCGCATCATTTCCACAATGGCGCCGGAAGCCTCAAGCAAAGCCTCGCGACGGATGCGCTTTTCATTCAATTCGATCATGTAAGCATCCATGGTCCGAATCCTTTTCAATTGAAGCCGCATCCTATCATGAGGTTTTTTTAAATGCAACAGAAAAAAACGCTTGCACCGGTTTTCGATTGAGCATATAAGGAAGAGGCAAACGCAATGGAGCTTCGCACATGTCCCTCCCTCTCAATTCCATGATCGTGCGTCTCATGCTGCGCCTTGGTTTCGGCGTCACGCGCGATGAAATGACCGGGCGCGTGGTCGCGTTCCGCTGGATTCGCTGAAATAAAAAAGTGAAAGTCAATCAAAAAAACTGGTTGACTTTCATCTGAAACGGCGGTATAAAAGCACATCAACGGACGAAAGGAAAAACTACCATGGCACACGCTCTCACCATTCGCGAAAACGGCTTTGTGGAACATGCCTTCACGGGCGAAGTCGGCTGGCACGGGCTTGGGAACAAGCTGGAAGCCGGTGCGAGCATCGAAGCGTGGCAGGAAGCCGCTGGCATGGATTGGGCGATCAACCGCGCTCCGGTGCAGTATATGACGGCGGATGGCGCCGTGACGGTCGAAGACAAGCACGTTCTGTTTCGGTCGGATAACAAGGCCGCGCTCGGCATTGTGTCGGATAACTATAAGGTTGTCCAGCCCGGCGAAACGCTTGAATTCTTCCGCGACATTGCGGATGGTTTCAGCCTCGAAACGGCTGGCACGCTGTTCGGTGGCCGTCGCTTTTGGGCGCTGGCGCGCGTCATGGGCGATACCCGCGTGCTTGATGAGAATGATCGCGTGGGCGGCTTCCTGCTTCTGTCTTCCTCGGCGGATGGCACCATGGCGACGGAAGCGCGCTTCACCACGGTTCGCGTTGTCTGCAATAACACCCTGTCCCTTGCCCGTGGTGCTGGCAAGGCGGAATTCAAGGCGAAGCATAAGAGTGTGTTTTGCCCGGATACCGCCAAGCGCACGCTTGGTATCAGCCGCACGGATATCGAAAACACTTTCGAAAGCGCAATGGAAGATTTTCGTCGCATGGCCCGCCAGCGTATCACGAAGAATGATATGGTCAAGATGACCTTGGAACTTTTCGGATACGATACGGAAAACATGTCGGATAAGGAATATCAGGATGCGGTGCGTAAGCCTCTCGTTTCCAATGTCGGCACGCTGGCCGTGACGGGACGTGATCTGATCGGTTCCGAAATGATGGGCGGCAACGGAACGACCTGGGCGTGGCTCAATGCGGTGACGCAATATGTTGACCATATGGCGCGGGCGAAGACTGAAAGCCATAGGCTTGACAATTCGTGGTTTGGTCGCGGCGACACTCTCAAGACCAAGGCGCGTGAGATTGCCATGGTGCAGATTGGCACCGCGCCGCAAGTCACGTATGAGGCTTCGCCGGATGATGACATGGGCTTGCTTGGCGACGTGCTGGCCGCGACCGCCGCGCAGTCCTAACGGAAGCGAAACGAAGGGGGAGGCTTCGGCCTCCCTTTTCTTTTAATTGTCAATAGGAAGATATACAGGCTTGACAGGAATAAAAGTTAGCCTCACGGATGGTCAATCAAAGTTACGATTCAGATTCATCCCCCATTGTCAAATCAAAATCTCGTGAAATTCATAGCTCTTTTTTCTCTTGACTTTTTCCATTGTTTCTGATGCGTAACGATCACGATGATTTTGCTTCACATATAATGATGCCTGTCAAGCAATCTTTTTCCTTGACACTCAAAAGATTTTCTGCTCTCCCTTGATATTCCTAGTGTCAAGCACTGTTACATTAATCATTATCAATGTCGCATGTGTAATGATACGCATGTGGAATATACAAAAAAGTTACTTGACTTCTAGTAAAAAATGTGGTAAGATACTGGTTGACCTAGGCTTATCATAATCGAGCGAAGACAGCGAGAGACATAAAAAAATTTTTCTGGAATGTGCAAAGTTTGGTTTCAAAAATTTTTTTCCGCACAAAAAAGTTAGATACCCCCGCCCATAAAAATTTTTTTGGTTATGATTATTTCTCTTGACAAAAAATTTTTTGGTGGTATAATGAGAGTGTAGTGAAAAAATGTAGGAGATAGATAAATGATTTATCCGAAATATGATGATATTGTAGAGTGGAATGAAAATAAGATTGATTATGATTATCTTCTCTATTTAAATGGAATACAGCACTATAGAGAAGGATATAAAAAGGGATTTGTTGAAGGTGAAGAGACAGGGTTTCTTAAAGGAGCTAAACGCCTTCAAGAAATTACTTCCAATACATTTCATTCATGGAGAATGAATTTTGCACGTGCTTATATTGATTCTATTTCCTGTCATTTTCTTCTTAAACATAAAAATAGTGATGGAATACCAAAATGAAGCTGATACTCTGTGTAAAATGTTCTGATGTGTTTAAGCTGTCAGATGAGAAGTATAAGACTTGTGACTGTGGTATGAGTGGTGGTGAGTATGTAAATACTATTGATGCCGAAGTATCTGGTCCGTGTATTGTTCTCGGTTTCTCCAATCATTCACTTTTACAAGCCATTAGACTACAGACTAGTAATGGTGATAGAATGGATAAACAGGGTAGAGAGTTTGATGCTTTCATTATTCCTGAGTGTGCGCCTTCTGTTAAGAGGCTTGATGAAATTGATGTTTATAAGGATTTTAGAAAATGAGCGAAGCGAAAGAAAGAAAGTTAATTGAGAGATATGAATCTCTTTCCAGTGGTGCTACACTGAAAGATGTTATCAAGGCCATGGAAAATAGAATTGATGCACGTCTTGTTGTGGAAGAATGGTCAATGACTGTGGAATATAAATCATATGAGACTGACTTTGAATATAACTCACGTATCAAGCGTGAGGCTAATATTGCTGCTGTCAAGGATACACCAGAATTCAAGGAATATCTCAAGCTACATGAAAGGTTCAAATACTTTGTCTAAAAATAAAGAAAACGTTTATGAACGACAACCTGTATATGAAAAGGTTGACGTGACTTCCATGTTGGATGGAATTACCAAGGATGGATTGATTGATTTATTCTCACTATATCCTGATAACGCATATATTGATGTAGATCGTTGGTATTCTGAAACTACTATCTACATTCGTTATACCCGTCTTGAAACAGACGCCGAATATAACAAAAGAATAGAAGATCATAAGAAAAAGCTTGCCGCTGCTGCCAAGGCAAAAGCAACCAAGGAAGAAAAAGCCAAGCTTGCTCTTATCAAGAAAGAAGAGCAAGAGCGTGAGCTTTATAAAATGTTAAAGGAAAAATATGGTGAGTGATTTATTTTCTGAATACAAACTCGTAGAACATAAGAAAATGGATAGTAACATTCTTCTTCATCTATCCTATGATCCTGTTCGTTCGGATATTCACCCTGCCTTGAAGTTTGGTTATAATAGAAGTGTATTCACTCTTGAACGTGACGATAAGGTTGTTGCTGTCTGTTGTGCTGCACTTCTGGATTATATTCCAATTGATGTGGAAGAATTGTTCTATCCTGAAAACATTTCCATGGACGTTGCTGTTCTATACACGATTTGGTCAACCAATGTTGTTCCCGGCTCTGCGTCCATTCTTGTCAGTAAGCTTTTAAAATATCTCAAGCAAGTTTATTATGTGCGTAGAGTTGTTACTCTTTCCCCTAAAACAGAAATGGCAAGAAAGTTTCATCTTAAGAATGGTGCATTCATCTATCGTGAAAATGAAAACACCATCAATTATGAGTATGATCTATGAATAAATTTCAAATGATGATCTATGGCTTTCTACAGATTTGTGAAGGCATAATTATTATTCTCACTCTTGGAAATGTTGCAGCATCATTCTGTATGTGGTATATTACCAGAGTAGAAGCAAGAAACAGAATCAAACAAGCCAAGGGGTTAAGAGAATGAATTTGGGTTTTAGGTGGTGTGCCTTTTGGGCGGCAGTCAATCTTATTATTTCTTTGCTCTACGCATCGGAATCTATTACAACCATGGCATCATTGCATGGCTTTGGTTTTGTTCTTTTCACTTTTCTTGCATGGTATGAATCAAAGAAATGAAAATTCTAGTCTGTGGTGGAAGAGATTTCAAGGATCGTGCCAAAGTGCATGAGATTCTTAAGGAATATCTTCACCTAAAACCAAACCTAACCATCATACAAGGTGGACAAGTTACTACTGATTGGAAAACCGGTAAGAAACATGGTGCTGATTACCTTGCCAAGAAATGGGCAGAAGCCAATGATGTTCCCTGCCTTGAATTTAAGGCTGATTGGAACAAGTATGGTAAGCCTGCTGGTATGATTCGCAACCAACAAATGTTGGATGAAGCAAATCCAGACCTTGTGATTGCATTTAAGGGTGGTAATGGCACCGCAGATATGGTAAGAAGGTCACGTAAACACGATAAGGAAGTGAGGGAGATATTATGAAGGTTGTAATTGGACCTTATGTTGACGAAGGTGAGCGTGAAATTGATATTGTAATTCACAAGTATGACACTTGGAATTTGGAAAGCACCCTCGCCAAGATCATTTACCCTGCCTTGGTGCAGTTTCGTCAAGAAACAAATTCTGCTCCATCAGTAGATGATGAAGACGTTCCCGAAAACATTCGTTCTACAGCCGCCAAAACCAAGGAAAATGATTGGGAAACCGATGAATTTCATTTTAAACGTTGGGATTACGTGTTGGATGAAATGATTTGGTCCTTTGATATGTGGATTGATGGTAAGTGGGAAGAGCCTTATTACGATAAGAATAGCGAATTTTACCATGAAAAACAGTTTTTGAAGGAAAGATATGATCGTATCAAGAACGGTTTTCGTCTTTTCGGTAAATATTACACAAGTCTATGGAGTTGATTATGATTTATTTTGATAAAAAGCAGATTGAAAAGCGTGCACCACACGAATTGAAGCATTTTTTGAGCCTTGATATCGTAAATCAAGACGTAATTCTTGCTGGTGGCGCTCTACGGACCATTTTCAAGGATGATTCCAAGATCGTTGACTTTGATCTGTTCTTCAAGGATGGTCTTACACCAGCAAAAGTGTCTCTACAGCTTGAAGATTTAGAATTCAAGAACGTTTTTACCTGTCCAAAGGGTGAATTAAAGACTTTCAAGCGTGATGATATCAAGGTGCAGCTAATAACCAAGACATATTATCGCGATATGGAGCATGTAATTTCCACTTTTGACATTAATGCGTGCTGCATTGCCTATGATGGCACCAAAATTGTCACTACACGCAATGCAATTCGTGATATTTTTCGTAAAAGCATCACTTTAAACAATGTAGAATATCCAAATGCGACATTTAGACGCATTTTGAAGTATAAAGACAAGGGTTATAAGGTAACAAACAAGGCCATTGATCGTTTTGTTGATGTAATTTACAACAATGGAGTTGAACAATCAGCAATGTCACGTGTTTTCTATGTTGACTGATAAAACGATGCACTATATAATGGTGCATCGCAACATTGGAGCATAAAATGCCTTATTCTTTTGGTTTTAACCGCGTCGTTTTTCTTATTTTAACTTCTCTTGCCTTTTGGAGCTTTTTAATTATTAATTCACATATGTAAAGGATAAAAAATGGGACATTATGATGACTACTATGAAGCTCGTTATGAACGTGAACGTAAGGAAAGAGAACAATATCTTCTTTCTGAAATAAAAGCTGGTGAATTAGATTGTTTAGTGAAAGCTGCACGCACTATTAAAAGTGAAACAGTCACCATTGATCTTTATCGTTTTGAAAAAATGTTAAATATCCTTAAAAGGATAGATGGCAGAGTGGTTTAATGCGCCCGGTTGCTAACCGGGAGAGGTCTAACAACCTCCGTAGGTTCAAATCCTACTCTATCCGCCAATAAGAACGGGGAGGCTTTCGCCTCCCCTTTTCTTTGCGCTGCATGTGATAGACGGAACCCCACCGGCATATAAAATGCGACACTATCATTTCCGGGCTTAACCAAGCTCTTGCCTCTGATAACCTTACGGTATCAAACATGCGGTGTATTTATAATTATTATCCTTTTAGGACTTGAGGGAGAGCCATGTAAGAAGGTGTGAAGCCATCAAACCCACCACCCATATTAAGGTGCTGAGTAAGCTTAATGGCTTCCTGGCGGCTATCCAATTGCTTGATAACCTGTTCTGTGGCAGCTTCAACCACGTTGAAGAACTTATCTTCCTTGACAATCTTATAATTAACCATTGTTTTATTCCTTTTTTATTTTATTATAATGTTCTCTTACACTTTTGGAAACATTTGCTTTATAAGGAATAGGAATTGGTATTTTAAAAGAACCATCCCTATTTGTTAATACATTCCAAGAACCACTCATCGGGTGAGCTAGATTCATAAAAGAGCGAAAGGCTAATTGACCCATTCGCTCTTTTTCTAATTCTTCATACTCTTTTTCAGTTATTGTCATTATTACCATCCTGTGGTGTCATCTTTGTGCGAGCAAGAGCGCGCAATGAATTTTGAATTTCTTCATTGGCTGTATATTCTAATTGAATAAACTTATCAGCCTCTTGTCCCCAAAACCATTCTTCACGTTCGGTGCCGTTATCATCTGTCCACCATACCAATACACGATTATGCACTACTGCATAATTATACCATGTTCCCATTTTATAATCTCCTAATGATTAAAGTTTTGTAGTCTCTTTGCATCACGCTTTTTACCACGTGACAAAGCTTTTCCCATTTCATCAACATCATCGCGACGACCAAATGATGTTTTATCCATCACTGGACTGTCATCCATGATATCTTCTTGGGCTAGTTGTTCAACATCATAGAATTTCATTTTAGGTCTATCAACACCTACAACGAAACGTCTATCCATGTTCGGATCAGCATAACGATTCTTCAATTGTTTTACCATTACCTGATTTAACTCTGCCAATTCTTCCGTAACGATTAGTGCAAACATGAAATCTGCTGTTGCTGGAAGGCCGAATGACTCTGACGTATCCTCTAGTCCTAGATCGGTGTTTGTGAAGCCAGAGCGCGTTGTCTGAGTGGCTGTAACGATTGGAACCCTATATTCTACAGCTAGACCACGAAGCTCTTCCGCAATCGCTTTAATGTAAGTATAAGAGTTAACACCATTACCATGCTTGATACGCGAAGACATACAGATGTTTAGATAATCAATATAAATGATTGTTGGTTTGAAGTTTTTCTTGATCTTCAATTCTTCAATTAAATTCTTGAAGTGAATTGATCCTGCTGACGCTGTAGGATATTCCTTGATAATTAGTTTACCTTTGGTTTTTTCCTTTACACGATCCATTTTCTTCTTATAAACATCACGTGGCATGATTGAAAGATCATCTACCGTAACACTCATAAGATTTGCGTCAATACGTTCTGCAATTCTTTCTTCTGCCATTTCCATTGTAATATAAAGAACGTTATGTCCTTGCATTAGATTAGTGGCAGCACAATGACACATGAACATTGTTTTACCAACACCAGTGCCAGCTAGAATTACATTCAATGATTTTTCAGACAAACCACCACGGGTAATCTTGTTGAAATATTCAAGATCAAAAGGAATCTTACGTTCTTTTCTGTGATAGAAATCAAAACGACCTTCTGAATCATCAATGTAATTGTGACCAATATGAGAATCAAAAGAAACTGCTAGAGCATCTGAAAGAATTGATGGAATTGCAGTTTTTGTATGGTTTTTATCAGAACCATCCATAATCTTGATTGATTGATGAATTGCATTATAAATTGCACGATCTTGACAGTATTGTTCTGTCTTTTCAACAAGCCAATCCATAGATTCTTCTGTTGGTTTTAGTGCTTCTACAGCTTCAATAACTTCAACGTATTGTTTTTCTTCCATTGAAGGAAGATCATCAATTTCTACCATCAATGCTTCTTTGGTAGGTTGAGCATTATACTTTTTAATATAATTGTCAATAACCTGAAATATCGTTCTGGTTGATTTATCACGGAAGTAATCGGAATCAAGGAAGGGGAGAACCTTCCTTGCATATTCCTCATTATAAACAAGTCCTGAGATAATTAAATCTTCTTTCACTCTGCTACCTCTTCATTTTCAATAATATCACCAAGAGCTAATGTGTATTTGTTCTTGATATATTCTGCAAAATCTGTTTCAGCTAGAATTGCTTTCCAAAACTCAGAATTATCAACGATATCACCGGCTCGCTTATTTGTTCCGATAATTTCACCGGTTTCCTTATTGACGCGGGCATACCATCCATTCTTGGGCTTGATAATATATCCACCTTCAAGAGCAATGTCAAGGAAACCAGACCACTTATTGATACCATTCTCATAAGTTAGAGTAATTGGAATTTTAGACTTTTCTTTTACATAACGTGACTTTTCCACGTTGATAACGAAATGATAACCGGCAATCTCACCATCATCTTTTTCTTGTTGACGACCGATGATCCAAATATTGTCTGCACCGTAATAAGAACCTGTTCCACCACCAACAACGTCCTTTGGATATAGACCAATTTCTTTATAAGTGTGATTAATAACAACCATTGGAATATCCTTGATTGTCATCTTTGGAGTGATGATACGGAATAGAGACTTTAGAGCCTTGGCACGGGACATGTCAGCAACAGACTTACCTTCAATAGCATCTTCTGTTTCTTTCTTGGATGCAAGATTGCCAATTGAATCAATAATGATCATTACTTTATCGTTACGTTCAATATTTTGTAATTGCACTGACATATCATGCTTTAATTCTTCAATATCTGTTACTGGTGTATGAACCACATTTTCCAGAGGAATTCTAAAAGTGTTGAAATATGCTTGTGGTGTTCCAAACTCAGAATCATAGAACAGGATCATACCATCAGGATACTTGGCAATGAATGCCGAGGCTAGGAGAAGCGCGAAGCCGGTTTTGAAGTGCTTGGATGGTCCTGCAAGCATTGTAGAACCAGGGGTCATACCACCGTCTATACGGCCAGATAAGGCCACGTTGATCATAGGGACAGCCGTTGTAATCATATCCTTATTCTGATACAGCGGACTATCAGCCAACATTGATGTTAGCTTAATTGTTGTATTTTTTAGTAATTTTTCTCTAAGAGACATATGTTATATTCCTTATAGTATATCTGTATTTTCGTATTATGAGAAAAAACTATCCAGTGTATTGACTTTCTCAGGTTTCCAGCCAATCACATCTAGAATTGTTTTAATAGGTTCAAGAAAACTTTTCTCAAACTGTAGATTATAATCAATGTATTGATTTAGATTAAATTCTTCTGGAAGACCATCTAAACAAGAGATAACTTGATCCATTGTTGGGTTTGGTTCTTTCAAATAACAAAATTTAATTTTATCACCATCACCGATTAACTGATACTTATCAGTCAGTCCAAGCTTTCGCACCATATGATTATGTATGAGCGCACCCTTCACATGAATAGGGGTTTTGAAACCGTAGATTGTGGTTGAATCACTATATTTTACCATGTTGTTTACGCCACGTGGAAATGCAACTTGCTCAAAATCAAGGGTTTTGAATTGCTTTCTAAACCTAGAAATGAAGTCCTGAATTGCCTTTTCATCTTCATTCATAATAATTTTTAATGCTTCTTTAATCTTATCTCTACAAACTTTTGGTGTTGAAGAACGGACAGCTTCAATTCCCTGAATCTTCAATTCAGGTTCCTTATACCTAACGCCTTCAATATCAATGGCGTTTAGAATATACATTTTCTTGGCTTTCCAAATACCCTTATTGGCAATGGTTTCACGCTTCATAAACATTTTCTGTTTTTGAGCATTCATTCTTTCAGCCAATTCCTCATAACACTTGTTGATGAATGGTTGAATTTTATTTTCAATAAAAGTGTCTAGAATTGTGGTAATTTCATCATCACTTTTATCAATACCAGAAACCAAATCTTCAAGTGTAATATAAATTGAATCAGTATCCGATGCGATAATGTAATCTTTACCTGTAGTCTTCAACAGCTTGTTTAGATAATCATTCATCTTATCACCAATCCAACGGATTGACAATTGACCAGACATGGTAATTGCTTCTGCCATATCAAAATTGAACCAACGGAAATAAGGATTAGCCAAAGCGCCATATGCTGAGTTTAGCTGAATTTTCTTGGCTAGCTGTAGGTTATGATAGCGTGCAATGTCATTACCAATCAAACGTTTGGTTTCGGCATCAGCATCCTTCATTTCTTCCAGTTTCTTCTTTGCCTCAATCATCTTCTTTTTATATTCAACACGATCATTATACATTTTTTCCATGAGTGCTGAAAGAAAACCTTGACGATTTCTAAAGTAACATGTTCCGTTGGCTGCAAAAGAAAAGTCAGAACCTTTCATTCCAGTGTCACGCACTGTTTTATAATCCAACAGTGTTTCAAAAGGAATAAAATCTTTAATTCTTTCAGCAAATGTATCTGGTGAAATGTTATATTGCATAATAAGGTGTGGATATAGACTATTCAAGTCGAATGACACTACCCACTTGATCATACCAAGACGTGGTTCCTTGACATATCCACCCATGAGAGGCGCATCCATGTGTCCCTTTTCATAGGTAGCAGGAATTACAATACCTCTATCAAGTAAATAATTATGAATGATTACGTCCCATGGCCTTACTGTTGTTAAGGTATCATTGTAGTTTACTTTAGCATCATAAGCAAAAGCCATAACTTGATCAATAAACTTAAGTTTCTCTTCTAGAAGATCAATTACAGTTGTATCGTCAATGTTATAATCAATGAATACTTCAAAGTTTCTCTTATAAAGATCATCCAGTGATGTATAACCCAATGCTTTATAATCAAGCTTTTTGACATTCAGCTTTTCAACATTAGCAATATTCTCTAGCTTATAGCTTTCTTGTGTTTGGAATTTAAACTTCTTATAAAGAGGAAGATAATCCAAAACTGAGATACCAGCCGGAACATATGCTTGTTGTGGTTTATTATGAATTTCAATTGTCTTTTCTTCAAGGAACCCCCAAGGAGATAGTTTCTTTGCATCAGCGGAACCAAGAATCAGAGTAATTCTGTTTACAAGATAAGGAATATCGAAGAATTCAATGTTCCAACCAGTAACGATATCTGGTAGATACCTTGGTGAATTCCAAATTTTTAGAAACTTTGTAAGAAGATCAGCTTCATTGTCGCATTGAATATAAGTAACCTTATCACTCTTTGGTTTATATGGAAATAAACCAAGAACAATCTTTTCACCACGCCTTGAAAGAGTGATGGCTGTAATTTCTTTGTTTGCTTTTGCGATATCAGGAAAACCACCACTTGAATCAGTCTCAATATCAAGAGAGATAACGTTAACAAGTGCAGGATCGTAAATAATTTCCCCGTGATATTCATCATAGATGTAAACATAAGGGAAATTATTAAGACCATAGATTGACATATTAGATACGTCTTTGTAACGCTCAATAAAATCCCTTGCTTCCTTCATAGAATCGAACTGCTTCTTATCTACAGGTTTGCCAGTAATATCTTTGTATGATGTTCGGGAATTCTTATTTGCGTTTACAAACAGGTATGGTTGATACTTTATTTCTTTGGCAAATCGCTTGCCATTCTCATACCCTCTAACATAAATTTTATCGCCACGTGAAAAAACGTTTGTGTAAAATTTTGTATTCATGATCATCCTTTAGTTTCATTCACTATAACACATGATATAATAGCTGTCAATAGAAAAACTACATTTGTCCGATTTTTGTATAATTTCTTCGGACAAATGTAGTTTAAATGTATGAATCCCCATCCTCGAAACATACCGTGAAATTAATCACGCCCATTAACGTGCAGCGCAGACGTTAATACAAAACAGATTTCAAGTCTGGTGGGGAATAATTTGGACCCTTCATGACTTTACCATGTTCATTACGGATTGGTTTACCGTCTTCACCTAGTTTGGACATATTTGAACGATGCACTTCCTTGAAGCAAGCATCCAAATCCATACCAAAGCAATCACCTGTTCCGTAGATTACATAAAGTAGATCAGTAAGAGCATCGGCGGCTGCTACAGCATCTTCATCAATAACAGCCTCAATCAATTCAAGATATTCTTCATGAATTAATTTTAAGCGAAGATTTACTTCTTTTTTATTGGCTGGAATGATCGGTTCTTTATGTGCACGAATATCGAATTTCTCATGAAATTCTTTTACCATTTCAAAATTTGTCATTTTATCTCCCGATTTTGTATTTGCTAGTCAAATTCCACTCTGGTTTTTCTTTATAAGAAATAACCTTGACCTGATTAAGTGGAGCTACAGGATATTGTGTTTTGTTTGGATCAACAATAGTCACAAGACCCCATTCTTGAAGAAGATTCACAATTGTATTTCTTCTTGCAATGTCAGATTCATCATAATTTGTTGGTTTTCCGTCTAGTTGGAATAGCTCTTTGAAGTGAACAATATAGAATTTACCCTTCTTATGTAAAATATGACATGATTGGTAAAGGGTATTGTCCTTTTTTGAGGAAATACCAATTCTTGTCAATGTCTCTTTTACTTTTAGAAAATCTTCATCGTTGTTCAAAATTACTTCAACTAAGTTTTTAACTCTATCATTCATTATTTCTTTCCACCTGTTATCATTTTATTTTTTATTTCTTCTAGTTGTTCGGTGGTAAGTATTCTTAGTGCTTGCTTGGCTTTACTTCTGTTATATCCAAAGTATTTCATAACCAATTCTAAGTTTTCATCATCCACTCTTTTCAACCATTTAGCAAATCTTTTGGATTTTCTAACACTATTTAGATAGTAGTAATATTGCATATCTCTATCTAAGTAATGCTTCATATTCATTTCGTTTGCATGAAATAAACAGTCTGGAAATGATGATAGTGCCTTATTAACAACATAAGGCACATATTGTTGAGGATCGTTCTCAGGATTTGAAAGCATATCCTCTTTCGACGTAGTAATAGATTTTACATAGTCAAATGGTGTAGTCATTTACTTAAACTCTACATCAGCCATAATTTCAATAACACAAGCGAGCATGTTGATTTCTTGATCAGCAACGAATGCGCTCTTGTATTGATAATCGGCAAGGATTAATACAAGCTGTGGAACAGAATTAGGAACCACTAGTGTATGTGATGTATCATAGAAGTGTCTAAAGAACACAGATGTATCAATGTCGCTGTTGTCTGAAACCCACTTACGGACTTCATTGAAATTTTTGCTCTTGATATTATCAATCAATACCTTGAAATTATCATCAATCATTGATGAAAGAATACCAGAATCAATCTTTCCGGTTGCAGAGTATTGTTGAAGCGTATTGAGAATACGGCGGAAGTCAGGAAAGTGTTTGCTGATAACCTCGGCAATTACTGCCTTATCATAATCAATATGTTCTTTATCAAGAATAGATGTAGCACGCTTGAACATCTGTGCTGCTAGCTTTGGACGATCTTCCTTGGCAATCTTAAATTCAACTGGTGGGCAACGTGAATGAATTGCCTCTAGAATACGATTCTTGTAATTACAAGTTAGAATGAAACCACAATTGCTGCTGAATTCTTCAATAAATCCGCGCAAAGCAAGCTGAGTAGCTGTTGTTAGGTTGTCAGCTTCATCAAGAATAACAAACTTTCTTACACTTGAAAATGATACTGTTGAAGCAAAGTTTTTAATATCAACACGTAGAGTGTCAATGTTACCGTTCATAGAACCATTGATAACAATGTAATCAGCACCAATCTGGTCAAGAATAGCCTTGGCTACTGTAGTCTTACCAACGCCGGGAGGACCACAAAACATAAGATTAGGCAATTCCTTTGTAATAACAAAGTTAGTAAATGTATCTTTTAGATATTGAGGGAGAATACAATCGTCAATAGAATGTGGACGATATTTTTCAGACCAAAGATAGTTTTCTTGCATAATATAAACCTCACGAATAGTGGATGAAAGCAATAATTTGGAATGGTTTGTCTAACATATTATAAAACTCAGGAAAAACGGAATAAAAATTCTCTCTATATTCCTGCTCATATCTCATTAATAATGAAGGGTTAATTTCTTTGTAAACATCGCCTTCGGAAGCATCCCATCTATGTGATGCAGTAACAAACAATGGTTTACCGAAAATCATATATTCACCGCACATACCATCCAAAACTACTTCTGGTAAGTAAGGGTCTTCATACCTTTCATCATATACTTCTGCGAAAGTATCATCCCATTCATGTTTGATACCATATACGACATATACCTGTGTGTCAACACCCATTTTCACTTCTCCATTACAAAAAAATATGGGCCACTAAGATTTCTCCAAGTGGCCCAATGTCATTAGTCTAATTTAGACCAATTTAGAATATCCAATTCAGTTACTTCCTTGTTACCATACTTTGTAGCCATGGAAATAATGCGTGGAATGATCTTATTCTTAAACTTCCACTCATTTTCAGGCTTTCTTGTTTGTTCAATTTCTTTATAGGAACGACCATCAAGATAAGCTCTGGCAAGAAACGTAGCTCTATTTTCGTTTCTCACGTCCCAACGTCTATGCCAATTAATATTGGCCCAAAGTGAACGTTCGGTATCCTGGCTTTTTTGTCTTTCTTTTAGATACTTAATCTGTCTCTTAAGCTTACGCTCTTCGAAACGGATAATACGTGCTTCTTCTGAAAGATGTTTTGACTTAATTTTTAATTCTAGGCTCATTGTTTTGTTTCCTTTTCATGTGTGATTTATTAGCGTCAGATTAATAAACTTCCACATTTAAGGAGGTTTAAAAACCTAGATTACTTTAATACTCATCATTATAGTATTCCTTTTACTAATGGTGCCTTTAGCGGGATTTGAACCCACATTCAGCGTTTTAGAGACGCCCGCATTAACCTTTATGCTATAAAGGCATATACTGGCAGGGATGGCAGGAGTCGAACCCGCACCTTACGGGGTTGGAGTCCGACGCTCTACCGTTAAGCTACACCCCTGTTTTATTTAGTCTCACCAGCCATTTTTGAACGATCTTCTGCGCTATAAAGACCAGAAGCGTAAATGTCTGCTGTAGTCATTCCCATGGCTTTAGCACCACGGACATTTGTAGCCATTGCAGATGCAGCATGGAAAGTCTCAGCCATATTTGCAACGTTGTATGATACTGTGTTAACTGCTGACATGCCAATTGCGCTACCAGCACTAAACGCATCAATATTAGCACCTAGGAAAGTGAATGTCCAGTCTGAATTTTCGGCTGAACGAACAAGATTCCTGATTTCATCACTTCTAAAATGATTTGATGAATTTTCATATCCATCTGTCATGATAAGAGTTAAAACGCCAGGACGTTGCTTTTCTTCAAGTGAAGATAGAGCGTTGTTTACGGCGGCGATTGAATGACCAATCGCATCAAATAGATTTGTTCCACCCCTTGGTGTGTAAGTAGTATGATCAAGCATTGGCACTTCTTCAAGTGGACGGCTTGAGTAAACAGTCTTAATTTCCGGTGCATCAAACTTAATAAGAGTTAGAAACCCTTTACCTACCTTTGCTGATGCATCGCGTTGTTCACGAACAAACATATTAAAAGCACTGATTGTCTGTTCTGCTACAGAAGACATACTACCTGATTCATCAAGAATCACAGTAATAAGTGTTCCGTTATTCCCTGCCTTAGTTAGATCATAAACGGTCTTGGAAGGAATTACTGGTTTTGCTGGCATCGCAACAGGTTGATAACCACGGAATGGTCCAACATTTACGTTAACAGCATTATTGATGTTATGAATCATTCATTACCTCTTTAAAATGGTGCCTCCAATCTGAATCGAACAGATTTCTCCGGGTTACAAATCCGGTGCATCGCCAGCAATGCTTTAGAGGCATATTAAATTTGCATGTAATTTTCTATGACAATTAGCACACAAAACTACACACTTTTTTGACTCTTCAACAAACTTTGTAATACTTGTAGCTTGTGAAGGTTCAAACTCTTTTGAGGTTGGATCAACATGATGTAAATCTAAACAACAAGGTTCTTTTTCACCACATTTTAAACAACCATTTTCAGATTTATATATTTGAATAAACTGTAAAATTTTATTTCTATTATTTTTTCGATGTTTTCTTGTTTTTTCTATATGTTTAACTCTACTTTGTTTATTAGAGATATTATCACATACTTTACAAGCAACAGATAAACCATCTTTTTTACGTTTATTTTTATAAAAATCTTTATATTCTTTTTGTATAGAACAACGGCTGCAAGTTTTCATATTTTAATCCTGATTTGTAATCATAGTTATTTAGTTACAAATCAGTTGCACTACCGTTGTGCTATACGGGCATATGTGCGGGCCTTTCCCCGCTTGTCAACCTTATCACAAGGTCGGCTAGAGGCGCTACCTCTAGATGCTGGTTGCGGTGACTGGATTTGAACCAGTGGCCTCTTGGTTATGAGCCAAGCGAGCTAACCGGACTGCTCTACACCGCATTAAATTGTTCTTCCTTTATACCATCCATCAGGAATAATGTCAACACATTTTTTGTTATCTATACCGTTTGTTATCCAAAATGTTCCATAACTTCCATTATTTTTTCCAACATTTCTAGATTTTTTCATTTTTTGTTTTGATTCTTCTGTGTGTTTTTTTCCTTTCCACACACCTTCTGGATATTTTTCTTTTATTTTTAAAGAACCATTTATAGAAAATTTTTTTATTTTTTGTAAATATAATTTATTATAATCTTCATCTTTTCGTTTTTCACGTAATGAACTTATCATCTTATTTAATTTATCATTATTTAAAATTTTTCCGGCATTCATCCCATTTGAATTGATAAAACCAAAACCACCTTTACCACCTTCACAGAGGTTATAAGATTGTTCTGATACTTCTACTAATTCTTTTTCTTTATTAATCATATCCTGTTCATTATCAAAAACAAAAAGGATTTCTTTCGTAAAATTGTTAATACCGTATTTTTTAATTGCTCTTTTTAGAAGCTTACCAGAACCCATATAACCATCATTCAAATCTTTGGTTTTATGCATTCCAATATAGAATTTATTGTTAACAGTATTGGTAATTTTATAAATTGTATAATACATAAAATGTTCCTAGAAGTTATAAATTAGTCTTATTGCCATTGCTATTTATAACTTCTAGGCTCTATGTGGGTAATGATGGGATTGAACCACCGACATGATGCTTGTAAAGCACCCGCTCTGCCTCTGAGCTAATCACCCGAAAGTGTCTGGATTTCCACCAGACATAGGGTTTAATCTCCACCCCTAGTCCCCCGCGATTTGGATGCACTATCAACATGTTCTTCCTCGCCTTAGCTACTCGGCGCATGTGTATAGGGGGCTGCCGCATTGGTTGGGATAGCTGATTCTGCCACAGCAACCTTTCGGTTATCAACCGAATGCTCTTCTTTTGAGCTATATCCCATTATTAACTACATTATAGTAATGCTTTAGCTTTTCTTCTGTTACTCTTTTCCCTGCTTTTAATTCTTCTTGTAGGAATATTATATATGAGTAATGATTAGCAATCTTTAATAATTTAAAATCGTTTTCTTCTTTTTCTGTGAGGGTTTCCCCTCTATCTTTACGAATTGATAGCCATGTTAGATAATCCATTTGTCCATAAAAAGACATAACACATTCCTAAAAAATGGTGCCAGCGGTTGATTCCGCCACAACGACCTCCGGTTTTTCAGACCGGCGCTCTAACTAATCTGAGCTACACTGGCATGGCGATGATAACGGGACTTGAACCCGTGACCTTCGACGTGACAGGCCGACGCTCTAACCAACTGAGCTATATCACCAAAATAAAAAAATATTATACTATAATCCCTGTAATTGCAAGTGTTCATTCTTTAATATGTCCTTGAACAATAGGAATCGAACCTATTATAGTATAATAAAACTGGCTGGCTAGGGAGGACTCGAAATCATTCCTAGCCAAAAATGGCTCGGGCGGCAGGGATCGAACCTGCGACAACCTGATTACTATTGAGCATTGTGGATTCGAACCACATATTAACCTATATGCTCCACAGTCAGGCACTCTACCAACTGAGTTACACCCGAATGAACCTCACGGTGACAATTTGAACATAATAGAACACACTTGTCAAGCTCGGTTTTAACTTTTTCTAAAGAAAGTGTTTTACCTTTATGAGCAATTCCAAATTCTTTAGTTTGATCATCGACATGATGAAAATCTAATGCTTCAATACATTTATTATAACCACATAAAACACATTGACCACCTTTATAGTCAACATATATTTGTTTTAATTTCTTACGTCTTTTAGCAACAGCATCCATTCTACATTTTTTACAACGATAATAGCCTGTTCCTTCTTTAACGTAATCAGTTAAACCATGTTTCTTACATTCTCTCTGCATTAGATTTCACAAATTAAATAGTGTATTATATATACACCAATTTTAGAATTTATGCGCTTAGACGTTGAACAGATGCGCCAAGACCTAGGTAACGATATGCTGCTGCAATCATTTCCTGTGTTGGATGGCCTAGCTCAAACTTAAAGCGACGTTCACCCTTTGAGTTTTCAGTCTCTACAGTGTTAATAACATAACCACGGAGACGTAGATTCTCTACAACCTTACGACCGCGAGCGACGTTATAGCGTGCTTCGATCTGACGGGAAGTTAGAGATTCGCCTTGTTGTAGGGCACCTAGAAGGCGTGTAGTAGCTGGTGTATTCATATTGTATGTTTCCTTTTCAATGTTCACTATTATAACCACTCTTATTGGTTTGTCAAGCGATAGATGCTGCTACCCAATAAGAAATTTTACCGTCACTAAACTTAACAAATCCTTGATCCGGCACTTCTACCTTATAATCACGGTTTAGAAACTTTAGGTTTTCGACCTTGAATGTAATTTCAAAATCACTATCGCTCTTACCTACCTTGACCATATAATCGTTAGAAGTCGGTTCTCTGGTATTAACGGCTTTCATAATGATATCACCATTGTCTGTGTCAGTCATAACGGTAATATCTGTAAGTTGCAAAACACTAGCAGCTTTGATAATCGTTGTCAAGCTTGAAAATGGTAGATCAAACGTTGCCAACACATTTTCCATTGGAATCTCTTTATAAGGAGAAGCAATGATCATGGAAGGACTAGCGTATGTATAATTAATTTTACTGTTCTTACTCTTCATGGTAAGTTGATTATCACCAAAGTCAATTTCTGCATCAGGCATCACAGAAAGTGCACCTAGAAATTGGCTTAGATCATAAATTGCAAATTCACACGGGAATTCTTGATCAATAACCGCTCTTGCTAGAATCGTTCTAGAGGGAGACATGGTTGAAATAACATCACCCTCTTTAAAAAGAATAGATGGATTGATCGTGTTGAAGTTTTTTAAAATCTCAATTGTTTTAGCATCAAATTTCATAATATACCTCAAAGTTTGTCCCCCACATATAGCAGGGGACATTCACATTGTCAAGCTGTTTTTAAGGCTTCTGTCAATTCTCTTTCTATGACAGGTAAAATTTCTTTAACAACATCTAAATTATGTTTTTTTAACATGTCTAACACATCATCTGTAAAAGACATTTTTATTTCAGCTTGATTAATTTTAATCAATACTTCTAACATTATTTCTTACCACCAATTTTAGAAGTATCAGCAGTAGCGGATGCACCGATAGATGCAAGATCGGCAAGAGAACCACCGAAAATCATCATACCTACGTGTTGTGTCTTCATCCATGGGCATAGCCAAATCTTACCACCAGCCTTGCGTAGATATTGACAGAACATGTAATCTTCTGAAAGATAACGCTTTGATTCTGGATCAATAACACAATCGAAATAAGCCATGATTTCACGTGAACCATCGAAGAATTTGGTGCGTGCATGGTCGGGCTTATAGCGTTGTTCGGGGTAAGCTGCATCAAACATTTCAAAGGCGCTGCGGCGCACCATCATGAAGCCTGTGCCCACTTCCAACACTTCGGCAGGCTCACCTAGGGGAATGACACCAGAACCGCCTACAGGATTGAATACGTAGTCTCCAACATAGCGATCAAGAACGGTAGGGTCTTCATCTGCAACGCCTTGGTCAACAGCTTGTTTAATCTTTTCCCAAGAAATGTTCTTCTTAGGATATGGACCGGCAATTACATCATATGGTGAATCATCTGATTGAAGCGCGAGCATCATGATAATGTCGTTTGGATCAAAACCAATATCGCTGTCAATGAAAAGAAGGTGTGTGCAATCACTACGTAGAAATTCATCACAGCAATAATTTCTTGCTCTTGTGATTAGTGATTCATTAAAAAGAAAATAGTGTCTTAATTCAATTCCGTATTTTACGCATAGTGCGGTTAGATCAGCGATTGATCTACAATACATTCCTGCACATTGACCACCATACATTGGTGTTGCTAGAAAAATTTTACGCTTACGTAGCTCTTCAATACTTACTTTAATTTCCATTACAATCCTCACGTGATTAATACTGATAACTTATATAGGACATGCCTTGGTGGGTTTGGTTGAAAAATAGGGGCTTGACAAATATTTTTTTCTGTGTATAATAACACTGTGGTTTAAAGATGGATTTAAATCAATATATAAAGGAAATAAGAAATGGGATGGTCTTCTGGTTCTCGCTTAATGTCTTATATCATTGAATCTCTTGATGAACATGTAGATGATATGGATACAAAACGTAGGATTTACCTAGATTTAATTGAGGCTTTCGAGGATATGGATTGTGATACTCTTATGGAGTGTGCGGAAGATTCTGTTGAATTTAAAGTGGCTTTGAAAGAAATTCATCCAGACTGGTTTGATGAAGATGATGATTGACAAAGGGTTTTAGAGGCTGTATAAGACGCCTCATTGCTCCCGTAATGGCCGCGCCTTCTAAGCGAGAGGTGCATAACTGGAATTATGCAGGTTCGAATCCTGCCGGGAGCGCCAGATTTTTGATCGGTTGACCAGAGATAGTAATGGACAGGACTGCAAATTCTGTATTCGTGGATGCGAGCGCCACACCGATCTCCAAGGAATAAATATGGAACCAAGCGTTAAGCTTTTTAAGAGTAAAAAATTTTCAGATGCCTTTTGGGATTGGTTCGATAATTTAGAGCCACCTGAAAGGCATAAATTTGATTACTATAAAAGTGACGCAGCGGAATTGTATTTTTTCAACAAAATTTATAGACACAAGTTTAGAGAGGATTCATTAGATGAAAATTGTTCCACCGGGGGGTGTCCATTATCTGATTGACTTTTACGGTGTTGAACCTAGTAAGCTAACGAATGCTATTAGTATTAACCATTTCATGACAAAAGCTGTTATGGAAGCTGGTGCTACTATTTTAGCTGATCATTTTCATCGTTTTGGTGAAGGTTATGGTGTTACTGGCGTTTTAGTCCTTTCTGAAAGTCATATGTCAATTCATACTTGGCCTGAAAATGGTTATGCATCAATAGATGTTTACATGTGCGGTGATTCAAAACCAGAAAAATGTATTCCTATTCTTGAAGATTATTTTAAGCCAACATCTAAAAAAATTCAGCGCATTGAAAGGAAATAAAAATGAGCGATTATTGGGGGTATCATCTTATGCTTGATTGTCGTGGTTGCGACAAGGGACTTATTACAAGTCGTCAAAACATCTATGAATTTGTAATTGAATTGGTAAAGCGCATTGATATGGTTGCGTATGGTGAACCTATCATTGAACATTTTGCAACCCATGACCCTGATAAGGCTGGTTACTCCCTTGTTCAATTAATTGAAACAAGCAATATTACTGCTCATTTTGTTGACAAGAACGGCGACGGATATATTGACGTGTTCTCTTGCAAGCCTTATAATGAGGAAGATGTTATTGCAGTTGTGAATGAATATTTTGCACCTGTAAACATCAACACTACTTTCGTGCATCGTCAAGCATAAAAAATCATTTTAATTAAATACTTTTTAAATGATATATAGTGACATATAGGAGAAAAAATATGTCACTACCTTCAACAAGAAAAACCGCATTAGAACAAAAAAGTAAATATTATTTTACAGGAAAAAAATGTATTAATGGACATATAGAAAAAAGAATAACATCTAATGGGCTTTGTTATGAATGTTGTCAAAAAGCAAGTTTACAATGTTATTATAATAATAAAAAAAGCCCCGAAAAAAGAAAAATACAAATTTTAAATAAAATAAAAAATAGAGCAAAAAGAGAAGGTCAAGATTTTGACCTAACTGTAGAAAATATTAAGTGGCCTACACATTGTCCTGTTTTTGGATATGAATTATCTTATGAAATTTCTGATAAAGATAAAAGTGTTTCTTTTGATAAACACGATCCAAATAAAGGATATACTAAAGATAATGTAAATATTATGTCGTTACGAGCTAATAGAGCCAAGTGGAATTTAAACATTGAAGAAGTGAGGTTAATATATGAATATCTTTTATCTAAGTCATGATGTTGATGAATGTGCTAGGTTCCATGTAGATAAGCACGTAGTAAAGATGATTCTTGAATCTGCTCAATTACTATCAACAGCACATAGAGTGCTTGATGGTGAACAAGCAACATTAATTGTTAATGGTAGAGAAAAAAAGACTTATTTGTTTGCGCCGGAATACCAAGATGATTATCGTCATGGTATCTACCAAGCTACACATATTAATCATCCTTCTTCTATTTGGGCACGTAAAACAAATAATAACTACAATTGGTTGTTTTGTCTGTTCAATTCACTTTGTCGCGAATACACTTATCGTTATGGTAAAATCCATAAGTGTGAGAGTCTGATGACACGTCTAGACTCTCCACCACGTAATATTGATGTGGGTTATTTTACACAACCAACTCTAGCAATGCCTGATGAATATAAAATCAGTGCAGATGCAATTGAATGTTATCGTGCTTATTATAGGGGTGCAAAGACAGATTTTGCACGATGGACAAAGCGACCTGTGCCCGAATGGTTTATGGAGAAAAACAATGTATGTTTACAAAGCTAAAATTATTAATGTAGTAGATGGTGATACTGTTGACGCTATCGTTGATCTAGGGTTTCGTATTAATTTTGAAATGCGTCTTCGATTGGCCGATATCAACACACCAGAATTAAATTCAAAAGACCCTGTTGAACGTGAAAAAGCCAATGCTGCTAAACAATTTGTCATTGACTTTTGTGCTAAAAGTGATAATGTGGTGACTATCAACACCATTAAGGATAAACAGGATAAGTATGGTCGTTACCTTGCTTTCTTGTTTAATGGTATTGATTATAACAATGTTAATATGATGCTAGTAGAAAATGGTCTAGCAGAACATTATACTTAAGGAGATTTGATATGCCAGCAAGGACAGGACTAAAAAAGTATGGTAAGGGTCGCCGTAAAATCGGCAGCACCAAGCGTAAGAAGCGTGCACTAAATAGGAAGCGGTAATGAGCTTTAACGTTCACGACAATCTAAAAAACTTCACTCTTGAAGAATTAAAGGCGATTTCACAAGAAGATCGCCTTAATTTTTCTATTTGCTTAATGAATTTGGAACATGATCTTAACATTGGTAACTGTATCCGCTCTGCTCACATACTTGGTGCACGCACAGCGTTTATCTTCGGTAAACGTAAATTCGATTCCCGTTCAACGGTCGGCGCCCATAACTACATTGATGTTGTCAGAATTGAGGTAGATGATTTAGAAGATCGTGATAATGTAAAGTTTGCATTTGAATCTATGGTTAAAATGTATAATCTTTATCCTATTATGATTGATAAGACACCTACATCTTTGTCTATCAACGGATTTGGTGGGAAAGTGCGTCCCGGTCTTTCATCTGTTGGTGATGAAGAATGGAAGAATCAATATAAACATATTAGAAATGGTCATCGTTGTTTGGTGTTTGGTAATGAACAAATGGGCATTCCAGAATATCTAATGTATGGTTATCCTCAATTCCATATTGAACAGAGGGGTGTAATTCGTTCAATGAACGTAGCTTCTGCTGCTGCTATTGCTATGTTTGAATACTCAAAGGATTTATTAAAATGAACGTAAAAATTTATTCAAAACCAGCCGGGCAATGCCCATATTGTGAAAAAGCAAAAAAGTTTTTCACTTCCAAGAATATCCCTTATCAAGAGATTATTGTTGGACTAGATATAGCAGAGGATGCATTTCGTAGTCTTACAGGAATGACCACAAAACCAGCAATTTATATTGATGGTAAACTTATTGGTGGTTATACTGATTTGATTGACTACGCTGTAGAGAATGAGGGACTATTTGATTAATGGCTGTTACAGAAGCAGTTATTAGAGAATTATTAAAAGGTGTTGCTGTCATTGTGTTCAATAAAGTAACCAATGACAGTATTCGCTTTATGATTTGCACACAAAATCTAAAATTAATTCCTCAATGGGCGCATCCAAAGGGGTATCCTATGAACCGCAATCCTGATATCATTCGTGTTTACTCGTTTGATACTGGTGATTGGCGGTCTTTTTATAAAGATGAAGTGTTGATTGCACGTAAGTATGAGAGGAAGACTTAATGAAACTTACAATTGTAGATGATGTTGATATTGCTGCCAATGCAAAGGGTGGCACGGAATTAATGAGGGATTGGCTTTTTAGCCGTCTTGATCCAGAGCTTCTTAAGCATTTTCAAATTATTTGCTCACGTCCTGGCCTTCTTGATCCAGATAAGATCAAGGTTCTTTGGTGTCATGACCTTGCTGATGATCCAGCCGTTTCCCGTCTAGGTGAACAAGCATATCGTGATCAATTTGATTTGTTTGTGTTTGTATCTAATTGGCAAATGGAAAAATATAACACAGTGCTTGGTATTCCCTACAGCAAGTCTATTGTGTTGGAAAATGCCATTACACCTATTGATAATTGTTTTGAAAAATCAAAGGATGAAATTCGTCTAATCTATACGCCAACACCGCATCGTGGTTTGGAATTGCTTGTTCCTGTTTTTGAGCGTCTATCAGAAAAGATTGACAACATCGTTCTAGATGTGTATTCTAGCTTCAAGCTATACGGATGGGAACAAAGGGATGAACCATATGCCGAATTATTCGAACGCTGCAAGCAGCACCCAAAAATCAACTACCATGGATCAGTCACAAACGAAGAAATCCGTGAAGCTCTTGCCAAGGCGCACATTTTTGCTTACCCCTCTATTTGGCCTGAAACGTCTTGTATCTGCCTTATCGAAGCCATGAGCGCACGTTGCCTTGCTGTGCACCCTAACTACGCTGCACTACCAGAAACGTCAGGTGGTATTACCATGCAGTATCAATGGTGTGAAGACCCGTCAGACCACGCTAATAGGTTTGCTGGTAATCTTCTAACTGCTATTAATATGGTGAATCAACCACAAATCAACCCAATTCTTGACTTTGTGAAGACATATACAGACTTCAAGTATAATTGGGATCGTAGAGCGCAAGTATGGAATAACATTCTTACAGCAATCGCCAAGCAAAAGGGTAAAATCTAAAGTCAGGCAAACTTTAGATTTGCCTTTCTTACACGACACATAATGTGTTCATTATAATATTCACCAGATTCTAAACAGCCACGAATAAATTGTTCTTTGGCTTCATAATATGTAAGCTCTGATTTAGACTTACATAACATAATAATTTCTCGGTGAAAATTATCTTTACCAAAATGTTTAACGTCTTCTGAAAGCGATGGTGAGGAACCGTAATAGTTCTTCCAATCGCTTTCTTTTTTGGTGACTTTTCTACGGGTTTTATTTTTAACTTTGGTTCGTTTTGTGTGAGTAAAAATCTTTTTACCAACATACTTTCTACCATTTATCTTATTTACAATTAAATAAATGAAACCGCAAATACCAGTTTCTATTTCTTCTGGAATAAATGGCATACCCTGATATATCCAAGGGTTTTCGTAATCTACACTCATACTAGTAACTCCATAATATTACTAGTATTTATTCATCTTCTTCTGAATATTCGTCTTCTAATTCTTCATCATCCAAAGCAACAACATCTTCGCCGCCACAATAAGGACAATATTGGATTTTATTAGTCTCGTTACTTTCTTCTATTACATCAATTTCAAACAATGCTCCGCAATCTAAACATTGGATTTCTTTATTCATTCTTTATTTCCTCTACATATAGTTTGGCCTTTTCAAGAAATTTAATTCCTGAATCGTCCCTGTATCTATGTTTAAAGAAAATTGAGGTAATTCCAGCCTGATAGATCATCTTTGCACAATTCATGCACGGAGAATGGGTTAGGAATAGAGCCGCACCCTCACCACTCTCTACCGTCTTGGCGAGCTTCATAAGCGCGTTAGCCTCGGCATGAAGCACTTCCGGTTTGGTGATCAGCTTGTATGGCCGCGATGTTCCACAATCGCTATACGGATAGTTATTAACAATCCATTCATATTCATTATTCTTCTCTTCATCTGAAATATAAATGCGTTCTTCACATTCATTATCCCAACCAGAAGGTGTTCCATTATACCCAAAAGAAATAACGCGATCATCTTTTACGACGACCGCGCCAACTTTAAGGCGTTGTGCAGAAGACATTTCAGAAACATCTTCTGCGAAATTCATATAAAGTCTCTTAAACTTGTCCTTCACTTTTTTTGACCTTCCTAGCTATCAAGTGCATTCCACCAGTTTCCTTATCAGGGTCGCCATAAGGAACGTGGGTCTTCATGTTCTGTAGATCAACAGTCCTACCATTCTTAATACCCTTAACGTCAATATCAGGATCAGTCATCATCTTATCCCAAAGCTTTTTGGCACCTTCTGAATGGCTTGTTCCTACAAGTGTCCTATTATGATCATTAATGAGCGATTTGTAAACCTCTCCCATACGCACGTGAGAAGTTTTTCTTGAATGGGCTGAGAGATATTTTAATTGAATGTTGCCTTCGTCATCTTTAGTAGAATTGGCAGCATAAAGAACGTGATGAATCTTCTTATCAGAAGGATTCCACGTAAAGTGAGTCATACCACCACCAGCGGTTTCAGAGGAATGTAATTCCAAACCCCTAATATCACCAATCTTCTGTGCATTCTTAATAAAATGTGAAGGTTCATCATATTCTGTATTAGTAGAAACGGCAGGATCGCGTTTCTCACCTTTCCCGCCTTTAATACGATTTAACCAAGCTTCATGAAACAGTTTGAAATTAATAATAGTCATTATTCTTCCTTTAAAGCATAACGAATAACAATTTTTGGTGTTGTTAAAACAATTTTACTCATATCTGGTTCAAATGTTTTATCATCACATTGAAATCCCAAACCAGATGAAACAATCCAAATACCATATAGAACAATATTATTATTTTTTAAAAAATCAACAATTTCTTCTGGTGTATTGGCATTTCTTGATTTAGCTAGGTATAATTTACCATCCTTTGATGCTGTAACACCATACATGTAGTCTTTGTTTTTACGAATAGAGTGAAAATAATCACACATTGATTTATTACATTTTACATATACGTGATTTATATGTTCACCTACTATTGATAGGTTAATTTCATTATATTTTTCAAACCACTCTTCAAAATCTGTTGTATAGTTATGATCTTCCAATGGCGTATTATCATCCTCAAACTTACTAACTTTTGCCATAGGAATAATTGTTGCTATCATTTTTTCGGTCATGCCCAAACGTCTCCCCAAGAACCTGTAAGCGCACCCTTGGCGTAATCGGTTGACTTGTTTTCAAAGAAATTAGTGTGTGTTGGTGCGTTAAGCATTTCTTCAACCCATGGTAGAGGATTCTTCTTTACTTTGAAGATACCCTTTAGACCAAGCTGAATTAAACGCCTGTCTGCAATGTATCGAATATACTTCTTTACATCTTCTTCTGTAAGGTCTTGCATTTCACCAAACGAGAATGCTAATTCAATAAACTTATCTTCTAGCTCTACCATCTTGGTAGCAATGCGATAAATCTCACTCTTCAATTCATCATTCCAAATATGCTTGTTTTCTGTAACGAATGTTCTGAATAGCTTGATAACACCTTCACAATGCATTGTTTCATCAACAATTGACCAAGTAATAATTTGGCCCATGGACTTCATCTTACCATGGCGCGGGAAGTTTAAAAGCATGATGAAAGATGAAAATAGCTGCATACCTTCCGTGAATGCAGAGAAAGCAGCCATTTGTTGTGCTACAGTCTTTTCATCCTTGGCTGACATTTCAGCAAAATACTCATGCTTTTCCTTCATAGCCTCATATTCAAGAAACTCTTGATATGTTGACTCAGGCATGTTTAGTGTTTCGATAAGATGTGAATAAGCTGCAATATGAAGTGCCTCGCGCGCAGCAAAGCCCATAAGCATCATACGCACTTCCGGTTGTGGGAAGTGTGGTAGGTAATTCTTTACATATCCACCGGCAACGTCAATATCGCCTTGTGTGAAGAACCGCAGGATTTGAGTAAGGAAATACTTTTCCTTGTCAGTAAGCTTTGTTTCCCAATCCTTCACATCTTCAAGGAATGGTAGCTCTGTATGCATCCAATGTGCTTGCTCATGAGCAAGCCAAGCATCATAAGCCCATGGATACTTGAACGGCTTGAAATAGGAACGTTCATCTGTTAGCTTTAGTGCTTCTTTCTTTTTAGACATTTATTACTCCGCAACAAAAATTGTGTCTGATACACTTTGGTCAACCGCTTTATACCCGAACGGACCAATAATATCAAGGACGTTTGCACCATCTTTATTCTCAGCCGTGATGACAGGCTTAAATTTTTCAATGGTTTTTACAGCACCTTTTAGAATATGGTATTCATATCCTTCGGTATCCAAACAAATCATGTCACAAGTAGGAAAATTGAAACTATCAATAGACATGATTGGAAAACCTTCAAAATCACCTTCATCGTTTGCATGAACGCGATGCATTCCAACATTTGAACGATGATTTAGAAGAATATGACAGAATCCAGCTTCTTCACCCAAAGCTGCATTAATTTTGATAATATTTGGTAATTGGCAGTTATTCACTAGACAGTGAAAATTCAAAGGATCAGGTTCAAAGGTATAAACCATCTTGAAGCGATTAGCTAGAAGGCGAGGATATAAACCAAGATTACCGCCAGCTTGAACAACAAGATCAAATTTCTTCACATGAGTAAAAAACTTCTGTGAATGTGAATTAATCCAATCATTGCGCGGACCTGTCCAAGCACCACCATCTGTGCCCGGTCCACCATCACCCTTAATCCATAACCAACCGTCCAATCCTTCGATTAAACGGCCAGAGCGTTCATATAATTCTGGTTCAAAATTTTTAATCATTATATTATCCTTCACTTTTTACGATTTTCATTATGTTATGTTTCCTACTTCCTTTGTTTTTAGCAAAACACCATTTTAAAGTTACTTCTGGTATTCCATATTTTTCACATGCTTGTTTTGCATAATCAAATTGTTCTATTCTTCCGTCTGTAAAAAATATTGTTGTTTTTCTAACAGTGTGATTTTTTTCTGGATATTTTCTCATTGGATTTTCAGAAGAAAGCATTCTATTTTTTGCTTTTTGCCTAGACTTTTTTGATCTTCCTGGGTTATTAATTTTTGAATACCACTTTCTAAACTCTGAATAATTTCTTTTAATGGTATCATACATTCCAGATGTTAAAATTCTTTCGCCATGTGGATTACGGAGCATACAAAGAAACGCATATTGTATTTTAGGGTTATCTGGATAAATTTTAGTAAGTAAGTAATGTGCCATATAATGTTCTTTATATGTTAGTCTTACAATATTATTTTTATTATCAGACCCACCTAAGCATTTTGGTATAATATGATGTTTCTCTGTATATTCAAACAAAAATCTATCTTTTCTAGTTTCCATTAACTTTTTGTATATTTTAAAATAGTCCATAATGATTCCTCTTTATGGACTATTTATCTCTCACATAAATTATGTGAAGGCTAACCTTCACACATTATACAAACGTCTTCAACAAGAGCCTTCATATCAATTTCTTCAATAATTTCACGTTCGATTTGTTTTGAAACTTTATCTGCTTTCTTGATCTTTTCAGAACGACAGTAATAAAGAGTCTTCAATCCTTTCTTCCAAGCCATGAAGTGAACGGCATGAAGATACTTGATATTCACTGTTGGTAAGAAGAATAGATTTACTGATTGTCCTTGATCAATATATTCTTGACGATCAGCAGCCAATTCTACAATTACTCTTTGATCAATTTCCATGGCCGTCTTAAACACTTCTTTGGTGTGATCATCCAAGTAATCAAGGTGTTGCACAGAGCCATCATTTTGCATGATACTACTCCATTCCTCTTGAATGTCAAGACCCAATTCCTCACACTTCTTTCTTAAGATTGCATCGAGGTATCTGTTTTTGTTGATTCCGGCACCCGAAAGTGTGTCTTGACGATAAGCATTAGCACGAAAAGGCTCAATACTAGGGGAAGTATTGCCCATGATGATAGAAGAGCTAGCATTAGGAGCGATTGCGATAACATGGCTAAAACGATAACCGTAGCCAACAGCATCAGGGGCCTCGCCTCTTTCAACTGCCAACATTTTATTAGCTTCATTCAATTTAGTCCTTATATTCTTAAAAATAATCTTATTCTTGATCTTGGCTTCTGCATCTTCAAATGCAATATTATTCTTTTGGAAATAAGCATGAAGACCGAGAGCGCCAACACCAATTGAGCGTTCACGCATTGCTGAATATTTTGCTCTTGCAATTGTATCGGGAGCGTTATCAATGAAATATTGCAGCACATTATCTAGGAACATAGCAACATCATAAATGAATGTCGGATGATTTTTCCATTCATCATAAAATTCAAGGTTCAAAGATGAAAGACAACATACAGCGGTTCTATCTCTATCTGTTGGAAGAATAATCTCTGAGCAAAGATTTGATTGTCTTACACGCAAGCCTTTTTTGGCTAGCCATGGTGGAAGATGACGATTGCTTGTATCAATGAAATGAATGTATGGTTCACCTGTATGCATACGTAGATCAATGATCTTTTGCCACAAGCTTTTGGCTGAAATTGTTTTCTTTACTTCACCAGTATGAGGGTCTTTCAATTGCCAAGTATCATTTGCATTTTTATCAATCATACAATTTTCAATAATTTGCATGAAATCATCGGTGATATTAATACCATGATGAAGATTTTGTGCGCGAAGATTGGGGTCGCCTGTTGGTTTACGAATATCAAGAAACAACTCAATATCAGGGTGAGAGATATCGAGATACATTGCGTATGAGCCGCGACGTGTTGAACCTTGACGGTAAGCAAGACATGAAGCGTCATAAATCTTCAAGTGTGCCATAACGCCAGAAGAACGTTCATCAGAAGAACGAATACCAAAACCTACACCAACACCACCACCAAGCATTGAAAGCCAATTGGTTTCAGAGAGAGTATTAACAAGACCTTCTGCACTATCATCAATCCAATTCAAGAAACAAGAAATCGGAAGACCCTTTTTTGTTCTACCAAAAGATAGAATTGGCGTAGCATACGAAACCCAATGCTTTGAAGAATATTCATACATTCTTTGTGCGTGTGCTTCATCTGTTGCAAATGCTTTTGAAACATAAGCAAAACGCTCTTGTGGTGATTTTTCTTCTTCTCGCATATATGATTCCCTTAGACGTAGTAATCCTTGTTCATCAAATAGAGAATCGCGTGAGTAATCTAGTGTGATATTCATTAATTGGCCTCTTTTTAATTTTTGATTTTTTGTTCTACAAGCGTTCTGTATGGTTGCCATCCACGTAGGTTCTTATAAAATGAACCATTATGCATGGCAATAGCTTGGTGTTCTGTTGGTGAAGCATGAATTGGTCTAGAACCCACCAACGCATCATGTAATTTTACATCTTTTTCCAAAGATGGTGTTTGCCCATCATGTGTTAAGTAAGAAACTCTTGCACATCTGGCAGTAGAAATTTTGAATAATGTTTCAGGATCAAGAGTGTTGCGTTCTTCTTCTGTAACATAAGGAAGATGGACTAAACGTGCAACTGGTGTGGAATTTTCCAAAGCACCGAGCATAGCACAAGCCAATTCTCTAATTTCAGGTTGTGCGTCGGGATGGTTTCTCAATTCAAAGAAGTTATCCCATTCCGTTGCTGTAACAATAACAGAAATATATTGCCATGGTTCAAGCATACGATTGAATGTTTGTTTATGTGGTTTTGCAATTTTATTTACTGTCCAAACAACACCACATACAAGCTTACCAGCAAGGTTCCAAGACTTTTGAGCGAACCACTTTTTAAACCCCGTTAATTCGCTTCTGGCCTTCATTCCAGGCTGATTAGCACCCCAATGGATAGGACCAGCGGGATTGCTCCAAACCTGTCTCAGAAACGTGTTAATAGGGATTGCGCGAGAGCTAGAAGCGTTCCTAGAAAACACTCTATGCGTCATGAATTCGGCATGGATACCGCGCCAATATTTTAGTTGCAAAGTAGTGATGCGTGAACCATTAGATGCGTTGATTGAATCTTCAATTACTTTAACTTCACACGACATTATTTTGATTGCTCCAAAATGTAAAATGATGGTTCAAATTCAAGTTCCCAACTATAATCAACAATAGTTCCATCTTCTGCGACTGTTCTAACAATTGTTGAACCATTATCGTTACGCATCCATTCCCAACCATCGCAATTATCATACGTGTCTTTGAGAAAATCTTTAACAGCGTAATACGGTTCAAATGCTTCATATTCAGAAGCATCTTCTAAACTATCACGTTCTAAAAAATATACTTTATAAGTAGTTTTCATATTTTTTTCCATTCCATCAATTTCAATTCTGCTTCAAGGTAAGTGTATGTATTAGTTTCCAACACCCCCAAAATTTCTTCTGGTGTCATGCCTTCCAATACCATATCATTGATATCCTTGGCTTTTATGTTTTCCGGCCAAATAACCACAGAAACTTTTTTTTCTATGGCTTTCTCTATTTTTTTAATAACTTCTCTGTTCCGAGGTTGATTATCATACACCATTACAGAGTGCTTGTTAAGCTCTGAATAAGGAATATCTGCACCACCCATCGCCAAACAATTTGGTATAAAAAGAGAATCAATCGGTCCTTCTACAACGTAATGTTTTTTTGTTCTGTCAACAACATCAAGACCATAAACTTTCGGTCTGTCTTCATCCAGAAATATAGTGATATAACGTTGCTTTGAATTTGGTTTTAATGCTCTTCCTTGGAATGCAAACACTTCACCCTGTTTGTCAATAAACGGAATAACTAATCTTGGTTCATCAAAATCCTTGGGTAGTTTATCAGGGATTATTGAATTAACCCATTCATTGAATTTTGGTGCATAGAATAAACGATAATGTTGATGTGTGGGTATCTTTCTCCCCAACACAAATATCTTTGCTCTATGGTCATTTTCAAGCTGAGAAACACGTCTCAGTGAAGCTAGAATTGAATTCTTGGACAAAAATTTTGGCTTACGAAAATCTAGTTTCTCTTTTGGTTTCTCCACACCCTCATTCATTTTTTCCATGAGCATTTCTTTGACGTATTCCTCATGGAGTTCTACATCTTTATTTTTCATGAAATTTATGAAGGTTGTGCTTGCACCACAATTATGACAATACACAAAATACTTACTATTCTTCTGAAAGAAATAGAATCTAGCTTTGTGCTTGTCTGTTTTACTATCACCACAAATAGGACAAGAACACCTTGCGGTGTTCTCGGTTGTCCATTTAAAATTTCTTAGTTGTGGCGACAGAAGATTTACATATTTTCTTTCTAACCAAAGACTCATACTTAATCACCTTATTGCATAGCAATAGTATAAGCCCGTTGCTGCCTGTTGTCAAGCCTTAATTTTTGGTTACGTAACTGATTGCAATTGGAATAGCGAAAGCCAATAGAGCGACCGCACCAGAAATATACCACTTCCAGTTTTCCAATGTTTCAAGTCTTTCATCAAACTTTTCAAGTCTTCTTTCAATAGCATTGCTTCTGTTTTCTTGAACATCAAGACGATTGTTTTGAACAGCGAGCATTTCTTTTAAAGATGATGATACTTCTGTAATTTTTACGATTGATTCGTCAATCTTTTCTAATAGGTCCAAAATACGAACAGTGTCCCTCTCTAAGATAGCAATCTTTGTATTTGTGTCTAAACTTCCTGACATTTTTTTAGTCTCTCTTATGATGATTGTGGTCTATTTTCTGATTCGGCCACGCCTTCAATTTTTTCTCTTCCTCTAGACCATGCACTGATACCTAGAACAGCACCCATGGCAACGTGAAACAATCCACCACCAATAACTGTTAGAGGATTCCACTGTGCTGTAACTGTTCCATTTTGGAGAGCTTGAAGAATTCCCCAAAAAATAGGAAAAATAATAAAATCAAAAATACATACAGTAAAATACATCCATCCCATGGCAGGACGCCATCTTGTATGAATCCATGATCTATCTTTTTCTTTACTCTGTGACATTTGATGGTCTTTCATAATATTGTCTTAGAGCTTGGATGATTGCTTGTTGTTGGATGATATAACGTCTCAAATCAGCAATATTAATATTCAAATCTTGATATCCTTGGGAATCAAGAACAAAAACAACCGCATCTGATTCAAGCGTTGACAGACGTGTGTTTAAATTTTGTCTATTAACAACAGCCCATTCAACAGGACGTTGAACAGAAGGAGTTAATGTAGGAACATTCATTACTGGTCTATCTGCCGGTCTAGATGTAATTTCTAGATCAGAAGCACAACCAGCAAGAAACAACCCACACAATAAAACTAGAGTTTTCATTGCTGTGTTCTCCCCATCAATTCAGGACATACAGTATTGTTTACTTGTCCTGTTTTTTCTTGATCTGTAAGGGGTGAACCTGTTGCTATTTCATTACAACGTAAAGTATCACGCATTACTTCATTTGCTACTCTCTCTGTTTCAGATGGTGTTCTTGAAACAATAGCACTTCTAGAAAATTGACGTGTCAATCTTCTTTCCAATTCTCTACTATTGGTTTGTGCTTGATTTAATCCTTCAAAAAGAGTTTGTTGAACAACTGATAATCTATTAATATCCGAACGCAATGTTGCCATCGCTTCTTCTTGTGTTTTAATAGATTCTTCAAGACGTTCTTGATTAACTCGCGCTGTCTCTAACTCAGCATTCAAATACTTAATGTAAAAGAATCCCGATGTTAAAGTAGCAACAAGAATTAATACTACACCTAATTTTAAATAAAGAGTCGGGATACCAAACATTTTAGTGTATCCCGACTTCGTTATTAACTAGGTTGCATTCTCTTGACCATTGAAATATCTGTTTCATTTTCACCAGCTAGTTTATTGTTTGTTTTCTTATATTTATCACTAGCTTTTTTCCCAACCACCGGTTGATCGGTAGAAACAGCACTACCAGAAACATTTGTTGGAACATCTGACTCATGCATATTTTGCATATATTCTTTAAAACTTTTCATCAGATTTCCTTTAGGATTTTACTTATTTTTTCATCACTTATTATATCATTTGAGTTATAATTTTTACCTTGTATCCCAATATTTTCAACGGTTTCAGGCATAATACCGAGAAATTCCAATATGGGTTTTAACACATCATGATAACCATCTAATTTCAAAAATAAGAGCCTAGTGCAATGCACAGGCCCGAAAACATTACATAGAATAATAATGTGATTAATAATCAAACGTTCTTTTATTTCACCAGTATCTTTATACTTATTGAATAATCGTTTTAAATATTGAAATCTCTTTAGATCGTCATAGAATTCAATAGTATCATAACAATTAGGATTATCATAATATTTGGCTGCATAAAGTAATGCGTTGGATTCGTCAAGTTTTTCAAATTTCATTATTTAAAACGCCGTTAGAGATACCCTTTTTACTACATTATTTGCTGTAGCAACATAGAGATAATTATCATCGTGAAAGATTGAACCCTTGCCAATTGTCAATGCAGATGTGTTTGCAGGGGTTGCTTTAACAGGAATTACCATGTTATTTACTACCGTTAAATCACCGTTAAAAATAACGTTTGGTTGAACGTTAGCAAAAAAGTTAGTAATAGTCATTTTTTTAGTAGAGGCGACTCCTGTTGGATCAGTTACGACCAACAGTAAATCACCACCACTAATTGTTGTTGTTGCATTTAATTCAGTTATCTTCTTAGAAGCCATAATATAAAATCTCTATATTATGCGTCTGGAAGAATTGTATCGTCAGTAGCGTCACCAGCGATTGAACCCATGGCTACTAGCACTTCGTAAGATACACGACCAGCACGACCACCTGTTCCTTCGGTTCTAATTACCCATCCTGCGTGAGCAACACCCTTATTTTGGGCACCACCAACAGTAGCAGTAGCAGTAGCAGTTTGACCTTGTAGAGTGTGACCTGTTTCTGAAATTGTGCTTGGTGTTAATGTTAGTGCGGGACCACCAGAAGTTAGACCTAGGTAAACACCAGTAGAGTTTGCAGCTTTAACAACATATTGTGTATTAGATGTTAGCTCTAGAATCTTTGTGTTACCAGTAGCAACGTTATATGTCACAAGATCGTTTACTTCAAATATGTTGCTTGCAATAGAAATAAATCCGTTTGCAGCTACACCAGTATTTGCGTTGAATGAATATGGCGCTGGTGCAGCAATTGCTACTGTTGGGTTGGTTTCATATGAAGAACCAGCAGCAGTCAAGTTGATTGCTGAAATTTTACCAGTAGAATTTGCTGTGGCGTTAGCTGTGGCGCCTGTTCCACCACCACCTGAAATGGTGACAGCAGCGTTAGCGGCATAACCTGAACCGGGTGAAGTTAATGTTAATGTAGCAACAACACCAGAACCGATACCCATTTCTGTTGTATCAACAGCATATTGACCTACGGTTGCACCTGTTACGAATGCATTAGGGGTTGTGTTACCAAAAAAAGCAGTTTTATTATCTGAATTTGCAGTTTTCCCAAATTGGTTAACAGCGTAGTTAACTGAATTTGCTGCGTTATCTGTATTACCCCATAGGGCCATGTTAGTTACTCCTTAAACTTTTAAGTATTTATAAATTAATGACCACGTGTAGCGGCTAAGAATTCCTTATAAGAATTTCTCATTGTCTTAGCTGCTTTTGCTCTTTGAAAATCATTAAGTGCATTATACTTCTGTAGAGCAATTCTAGCCATGCTTGGTTCAATTTTGATTGTTGTGCCGTCTTCAAATTTGAAGTCTTTGGCTACACCCTTATTAATTATGTCTTGAAGAGCTTTGGTGATTCTTCTACTTGATTTAATTTTACCACCGCCAGCTTCTTCATTTACTGGTGTTTCTGGATTGAAAACAACACCTGGGCTTTTACTCTTTTCTTTTTTCTTTTTTGGATCATAAAGATTTTCGTCTTTTTCAACGATTGTTTCTTCATTAGCAATTTCATTGCGTCTGCGTCTCATATTATCAGCAGCTTCGCGTTCTTTATCGTCTTGCGGTGCGGCATCTGGCTCTGGTGTGCCACCACGATCAGCAACAGATTGTCCTAGAGAAATTGCATTAAGTCTATCTGCAACATTATCGTTGTCTTGTGCACGTGGTTGTTCTCTTCTAGTGGTAGAAGCTGGTGCAGCGGTTCTTTGTTGCTGTGGCTCTTGTCTTGCTGGTGGTTCTGGTGGTGGGGGAGGAAGATCATTATCGCTACGTGCTGGTTCTGCGCGTGCTTCCGGTTCGGCTTGTGTCTGTGTTTGAGCTTCCGGTTCTTGTGTTGTTTCAGGCTCAGGAATTCCGTTATCTTGTCTGTGTTGGCGTCTTTGCTCTGGTGACATTGCATTCCATCTATCATTGATATCACGCATTTCTGCATCATTATTATCTGTAGATGAAGGATTTAAAGCAATATCTGCGGCAACACCGACAGCACCAGTAGCTAATCTACCAGCAACACGTCTTGCTAAAGATGAAGTGGAAAGTCTGTCTCTTACTCTTGCGACAGCGGCATTTGGTGTTGTGGGATCACCTGATGAAAATTCTGCTAGGTTAATTACTGATACTTTTCTCCAAGAACCAGTTTTACGTAATTTTGTTGCTTCTGCTAAAGCTTGATTGTAATTTTCAAAACCATCAAGATATGAATCTTTGTTATGTCTATCAACAACACAAATTACAAATTCATCCAATTGTGTTTCTTCTTTAACTTGCTTTGGTTCTTCTTTAGGTTCTGACTTTTTACCTTCAAGAACCTTTGTAGCGGCCTTAAGTAAATCAGTATCCAAACCCAATCTTTTTGACAAATCCATAGTATCAACTCCGTTTCTGGTATATTTATACTATGTTATACATCAAAATATGCTCTGAATCTCTTCATGGCATTTCTACGCTTTTGTTGTAATTCGTCTTCTTTTGGTAATGGTGGGGAGGTATCATCACCAATATCAGGTTTATCATCTGATTTTTCTGGTCGTTGATAAGCCACTCTTACCTTTTCTTCATAATTTTCTTTAAGTTTCAAAACGACCTTTTTATTCTTTTTAGAAGTTGTTTTTCTGTTTGAAGAAAGTTTTGCTCCACCTTCTGGTTTTGCAACCAAATCATCTGGATTTGGATGGCTAGGGTTCACTCTTGGTCCTGTTGTAGCTGATGCAATAGTAGAAGATAGTGCGCCTCTAATAATTCTTTTTACAATACCAGATGATGCTTCTTTAATGTCTATCATAGTTATAACCTAAAATGATCTTGGTAAATTACCATACCAACTTTGTTGAGTATATTGAAATAATACCTATTATTTATTTGATTGATAACATTTAAACATTCTGGATTTTTTTGAACATAAATCTGGAAATCGTCTAATTTTTTAATATATTGGAATGGAATCTTATATTTTCCTTTATGAGATTTAACCAAACCAACAAATTTGTTGTTTTTACAAATAATATCATTTAACTGTATGGTAGAACCAGAAGTCAAATCAAGATAATTGTATTTTAGAGAATAAAGTTTATCTCTTAACTTCATGGTTCTACCTCCTTGTTTTAATTAGAGATATTTATAGGTTCCATCATCACAAGTATAACAAACCTTCTTAATATTGAAGGTTGAAATAGCGCGTGAACAACCAGCACACGGCTTACTCAAACCCCAAGAAAATTCACGCTTCTTAGTATCACAATACTTCACACGACACACATAAAGAGTGGACTTTGCAAGTTCATCAACGGAAATGGACTTCAAAGCATTCTTGATAGCATCGGTTTCAGCATGAAGAAAAATAGAATCTTCATTCTTACCAAAGCGAGCCTGAAATGGGTGAGACTTAAGCTGATTCACACCAATAGACACAATTTCATTCTTGTAAACCACACAGGCAGCAAGCCTAGCGCGCAATTGAGCCTTGTTGTGGGATGCAGAGGGAACGGCTTCCGCAATCTTTTCTAGATGCGTTAGATACTTTATATCAGACATGACAACCCTCTTATGCAGAGAGTTGGGTAAGACGTGCCTCAATATATGATTTGATTTTTGAAAGGGTGTCATAAGAATAATCATTTTCAATTTGACGATTAATCAACATAATGATGTGCTGCAACTCTCGCTTAAGAGCCGCCTCCGTCAGCATATTCTCAGAAGACATAGCCATAACAAAACCTCCGTTATCCTTTGTTGGTAGTAATTATACCACCTATCTTAACATTGTCAACAGATTCGTGTTTTTCCATAATTTTTTTCTTGGCGTTTTCATAATTTTTGTTTATGTCGTTGTTGGATAAATCATATTCTGTTAGAAATTTAACATACAAACCCAATTCTTTACCATACGCCTCAATCTCCCAAGGGTAATCCCAATAGTCAATTTCATCTACATTATAATTTTTGTTTTTCCATCTAACTTTCGCTGCATGGATATGGTCATACATTTCACCCTTGGCAAACTGTTTCACATGGATCATTTCGTGGGCGAGTGTTTGTATGATACGTCTAGTGTTCTTAATCTTGTTGGAAAATTTTATTTCAAACACATTTGGTAATATATTTTTATCAACCCAACATGTTTCTGCTTCTGAATCTACCAATGGTTCATTTAAATAAAGATGAATTGTCATCCTTCGCTGTTTGATTGGTAATAGTTTGGAAAGATAGAAACGAGTGGCAGAGATTATTAGGAATCTTTTCTCAGATAACTCAGGTTCGTTGTAGAGAAATATTTTTGGTTTATCCATGCAAAAATCTCTTGACAGGGTTTTTGGTAGTGTGTATAATCGGCATTGCCGTTAAAGAATGATATTAAAATCTATATACAATTATATAGAAACCTTTAATGGATATAGAATGAATAATGTAATAAGATTTCCAACAAAGAAGGCAGAAAATCCAGTTGATCTAGTGTCTGAAAAAGACACATATCTTGATGATTCAGTGGAATTTTTCATAGTAAATACATTTGAAACGTTTACAAATTTAGACCCTAATGAATTACAACTAGAAAAAGAAAAATCACAAAAAATGTTTGCTTTTCTTAGAGAGACTATGAAAGCAACCATAGATATGTTTCATGAAGAGTATCATCCGCTACAAGAAATTGCAGAAGATACAATTCAATTTGTAGATGAAACCAGAGAACAAACAATTGATCTAAACGGAGTGTGATATTAATATGAGGTTGAGTATTGCGCGTATATTGAAAAACGCGAGTGAAATTAAATCGGTTCCAGAACGTGTTGAATATTTAAAACAGAACGATAGTGTTCCATTGAGAAATATTCTTCAATGTGTGTATGATCCAAATATCAAATTTTTATTACCAAAGGGTAAAGCTCCATATAAGCCATCCGAATTTGATAGATTGGAAGGAAGACTTGTAGCAGAAACAAAGAAGCTATATTTGTTCATTGAAGGTGGCAATCCAAATCTTAAGCAAATCAAAAGAGAACAGATTTTTATTGATCTTCTAGAATCCATTGATCCAGAAGATGCTGAATTGATGGTTCATGTAAAAGACAAGAAGCTACCATATAAAAATCTAGGTAAGTCAGTTATTGATAAAGCATTTCCGGGGTTAATTCCAACATGAGCAAATCTTTTCGTAAGACAGCCGATAAAAAAGGTCGTCACGAACATTCATATGATGATGAAGAAGATTTTTATACTACCAAATCAAGTTATAAAGAGCGTCGTCAGAAAAGACGATTGAACAACGCCATTAGAAGTAAGAATATTGATACTTTAATGGAATTAGATGATGAGGAATATGATGGTTAAATTTATAGATAGAGAGAGAATACAGATACATGATTTACATGATGAATCCTTGGAACCAGATTATTGCACAATACTTTATATTGATGATTATATCGTCAAGCTATTTCATTCCGCGTATGGGATTGGAATGAGCGATAGGCATGAATATGAGACTGTTGCAGAGGTTTATTCTGGTGGTGAATTAATGACACATGAAGTTGCAACAAATTTGGGTATTGAATATCCAATAGATAATATGCGAAAAATTAATATTTTATTAAAGTGGTTATACCAATAATATGCCAACATATTCTTTTAAGAACCTTGAAGATGGTTCAGAATACGACTTGACTCTTTCCATGGCTGAAAGAGAAGCTTATCTTGAAGAAAACAAAGATAAAGTTATACAAATTTTAAAGAAATCCCCGTCATTAGGTGATCCTGTCCTGTTAGGTTTAAAAAAACCTGATGGTGGGTTTCGTGATGTGCTTCGTGAAATTAAAAAACATCATCCACGTGGGGGAGGCGTTAATACATTTTGACCCAAAAAAGACTAACAAAAAGAGAGCGTAGATTACAAAGAGCCAAAGGGGAATCATCAGGTCAATCTCCGTTTTTAAATACTTTGAATGATATTGAACCTTTAACTGAAACACAAGATAAAGTATTTCAGCATTTTGAAGATGATTATCATCTAGTATTGCATGGTTTGGCAGGAACAGGAAAAAGTTTTATTTCGATGTATTTGGCATTGAAGGAAATTCTTTCTGGACAAACCGATTACAATAAGCTAATATTGGTTCGTAGCGTTGTTCCTACAAGAGAAATGGGTTTCTTGCCAGGAAGCGTTAAAGAAAAAGTAAAAGTATATGAGCAACCATATGAAACAATTTGTTCTGAATTGTTCGGTCGTGGTGATGCATACAACATTTTGAAAACAAAAAATTATATTGATTTCATGTCCACATCGTTCATTCGTGGTATTACATTAGATAATTGTATTGTCATTGTAGATGAAATTCAAAATATGCTTTTTGGAGAATTAGACTCTGTTATCACACGTGTAGGACGTAATTGTAAAATTATCATGTGTGGTGATTTCAGACAAACCGATCTTCAAAAAGATGTAGAAAAACGTGGATTACTTGAAATTCTAAAGATTCTAAAGAATATGGATTATTTCAAGTATATTGAATTTGGAGAAAAAGATATTGTTCGCTCGGATTTCGTCAAACAATACATTATTGAAAAGAGCAAGCTTGGTTTCACCTAAGACATTTAATCATGTCGAAGTTGATATAAGTAAAATTGGACATATTGAACAACTGAATGAGAATGGGGTTAGACATTATCTAACCCCTTCTGGTTTTAGATACCCGTCTATTACTACAGTTATGTCTCTGCATTCCGCAGATGGTATTACTCAATGGAAAGCCAAGGTTGGTAAAAAAGAATCAGATAAGATCATTACTCAAGCATTACGCAAGGGAACAGCACTTCATAATATCTGTGAAAATTATTTAACAAATCAAGAAGAGCTTGGTGATTCTTCGCCACTCATGAAAGATTTGTTTTTAACAGTCAAACCAACACTTGACAAATATGTTGATAACATTCATTGTGTCGAAACTCGTCTTTATTCCGATCATATTGGTGTTGCGGGGACCACTGACTGTATTGCTGAATTTGATGGCGTTCTTTCCATCATTGATTTTAAAACAGCCAGAAAAATGAAAGATGCGTCACAAATCAAGCATTATTTCATGCAAGCATCTGGATATGCCGTGATGTATGAAGAGTTATTTGGTATCCCTGTTCCTCAAATTGTCATCATTATGGTGAGTGAAGGTGAGATAAAAGTGTTCAAGGAAAAACGCAATAATTACATACATAGTCTTATAGAGCTAGTGAATCAATATAAGCTAGTTCAATCCGTAATGGAGAAACAAGATGAACCTAGCTGATTATTGTTTAGTTATTGATAATACAATAAAGCAAGATGATTGTGATTTTATAATCAAGAAATTTGAAAAATGTCCGTCTCACCACGAACGTTTTGATAATAATGCTAAACCAAATTTTACTCAAATTAATGTAACTAAACACAAGGATTGCTCTGAGCTTCTTGATGTAAATGAATTTATGATTCAAAAAGCAAAGCAATATGTAAATGTTTATAGACAACATGTTACAGATACAAAATATTGGCCTGAACAATATGCTTTTGAAGAATTTCGTATAAAGAGATATGATAATGATGGTATAGATTGGTTTGATACTCATATTGATGCTGCTGATGCACGTTCATGCAAGAGATTTCTTGTATTCTTCTGGTATCTAAATGATGTGGAACAAGGTGGAGAAACAGAATTTCTAAACTTTGATTTAAAGGTTCCACCCAAGGCAGGGAGGCTTTTGATGTTTCCTCCATTGTGGCTTTTCCCACACAGGGGAAATAAACCAATATCAAACACCAAATATATCATTGGTTCATACCTTCACTTTGTATAAATAGCGTTACACGTCAACTCAACTATGGGTAATATGTGTAATGTTGCCAATAAACAACGTGGTGCAAAAATTTGTAAAGGATGGATGGTTTTAGAAACAATTATCCTAAATACAGATACACGTCAACGATAATGTTACGCTTGCATTAGCTGCATAAGCTTTGCGGGGTCTTCGGGAACCTAGCAACAGAATCCCGATTTTAACACGGATGGTCCCTCTGTATAATGAAAATTATATACGGACCAGTTTTCTTATTGACACCCATTGATAAGTGGTGTATAATTACATACATTGTTATGGGGAATTAAATGATTAAAATAAAAACACCAAACAATATACTAGTAGAAATTGAATCCTTGGTTGCTCAAAAAGGGTTGTCGTATATTGATGCCATGCTTCATTACTGTGATAAAAACCAAATAGAACCTGATGTTCTTGGTGAAATGGTAAGAGGTTCACACATTTTCAAACAAAAAGTGCAATCAGAAGCGGAAGATTTAAACTTTCTTCCAAAGACACAGCGTTTGCCTCTTTAATTTGATTGGTTTTTTCTTCTGGTTTCCCAAGCTTTTTTATACGGTTCAAATATATAGGAGTATATAAAATTACACCGTTCGAAGCATATACAAAATATCTTGCTTTAAAGAATCATTTTACATCTGACACATATGATTTTTTCAAATATGATGGAAAAGTTACTGCCAGAGAAGATAATTTTGAGAAGAGAAAAGACAAATACTTTTTCTATAAATTATCCAAGAAAAAAGATGTAGATGGATTTCTAGTATCAAATCTGCTTTCCAACACTAAGTTATGGGTTGGTGATTTGTCGTCCAAAAAATGTGATGACATTTATATGAAATGGAAGTCCAAACAAGAATCATTATCATATGTTTTTAAAAACGAAATAGACAAGATGGATGATGATTTTGATACAAACTTTAAGGTTGTGGATGGTCAATATCCACCGCTACTGAGACAATATCAATTTGATGAAATTTCATTGGAAACGCTTGTTATTCTAAACAAGCTTATCAATTTTATTCCTCATTGGGATAAGAAAATTTCCGACAGTATCATATGGCCGGAAATAAGTATGCGTATCAAAAAATATGAGCCATTCGTTAACTTTGATGAAAAAAAAGTTAAGGCATACGTGCTAGAAAGGTTCTCTTGACGCATATATAGAGTATATCATGAAATAAGCGTGACATACGATTATACGAAATATACACACATACGGAGAATATAAAATGGTAGATTTTTCTAAACTACGCAAGAGTTCAAAAGCTTCATTAGAGAAGCTAACATCAGAGCTAAACAAGCTCAATCAACCACAATCAAACAATTCAGGATCAGATGATCGTTTTTGGAAGCCAACAGTTGACAAGGCTGGAAATGGTCAAGCAATCATTCGTTTTCTTCCTGCACCCGGCGAAGAAGAAATGCCTTTCGTTCGCATTTGGGATCATGGGTTCCAAGGACCGGGCGGATGGTATATTGAAAAGTCACTAACTACTCTAGGTGAAAAAGACCCTGTATCTGAATATAATACACGTCTTTGGAATTCTGGTGTAGAAGCTGACAAAGAGCAAGTGCGTAAACAAAAGCGTCGTCTTCATTATGTTTCCAACATTTATGTTGTGAAAGACCCTGGTAATCCAGACAATGAAGGTAAGGTTTTCCTATTCCAATACGGTAAGAAAATTTTCGACAAGATTTCTGATATGATGAATCCAGAGTTTGAGGGTGAAGAAGCAGTTAATCCTTTTGATTTTTGGGAAGGGTGCAACTTCAAGCTTCGCATTCGTAATGTAGAAGGTTATCGTAACTACGATAAGTCTGAATTTGATAAGTCAACAGCTTTGGCTTCTGATAAAGAAATGGAAGCAATTTGGAAGGCCCAACATTCTCTAGCCGCATTCCTAGATCGTTCAAACTTCAAGTCTTATGATGAATTGAAGGCACGTCTAGACAAGGTTCTAGGTCTTGATTCTGACGGCAATGAGGTAAAGGTAACAAAGCCAAAAACTTCAACCGCTGAGTCTGCAACCCCACCTTGGGAAGATAACGAAACAACAACATCTTCTTCAACATCAACAGATGAAGATGAAGACCTAAGTTATTTCAGAAACTTGGCTAAGGATGACTAATAGCCGCTGGTGAGCGAGGTTCATTCACTAACATTGGATGACTTCTATAACCAATCAGAATTCCCCCGGTGCCCGGTGAAGGTGCCGGGGTATTTTGTTGTGCAGGAACAGGAACAACGGCTGGTCTAGCGTCGCCACCACCAGCATTGATAATAACAGGTGCACCACCACCTTGACTCATTGGATTATTAACTTGAATAGCATTCAGCTTTCTAGAAACATTATCTTCACTACCAGAAATAATATCTTTTAATGTCAAGCTTGCACTCTCAGAAGCAACAGCAATTTTACTTGTATTTGACATTGCTGCAACCATATAATCAATATATGAATTTTTAGATTCACCCAATGAATCTGTTGTTAGATCAATATCTCTATTTGCTACAACATTAACAAGACCATCTTCAACAGAAGATTGTGGACCCGGTGTGGCATCTGGCGCGGCTGGTGTTGCATCTTGTGGAATTTCTGGTGTTTGTGGTTCTGGTGTGACTGTAATATTCAAACTTTGTCTAGCAGCACGAATATTACGCATAAATTCGTCTCTTAAAGCACTGATTTGTTCTTGATCAGAATTTCCTCTATCATATTCTTGTCTTAGAGCATTTAAAGAATTTTCAGCACTCGCAACCAATCTAGCAGTTAAACTATTTTGACGTGGGTTTCTGCTTCTTGATGCGTGTTCTCTTTGAATTTCTCTTGTTTCTTCCAATAGATTGTTCAATTGAGAAAGATCATTTCTGAATGGTTGTCTGTTTTCTACTGTAGGTGGTTGTTGTAATGCAGAAGGATTAGGTGCGGGAGCCATACCCAAACCTTCTTCTAATTGTTGTGTGTTTTCGTTTGCAGGACCAGCAATATCAGGATTGACTCTTGGTTGTGGTGTTACTTGTGGTTGCGTTTCAGATGGTGTTTGATTATTATTTTCTGGTGTTTCCCCTCTCACTCTTCCAGAAAGAAGAACAGAGCCAGCAATAAGACCAAGCATACCAACTCCAAACCCCATTGTATTTGGCGCTCTGTATAATAAAGGAGTTTTTTTATCTTTTTGATTGTTCATAGCAGAAGCAGCGGTAGCAGCATTTATTTGAATTTGTTCACGTAAATTCTTAATACCAGAATCAATGCTTCTTAGTAATGCCAGAACAGCAGCAGAGGCAAAACCATCTTGATTGTTTCGTGGTTGCTCATTACCAAGTCCACCAACAGGCGAAGGCTGAGAACCAGAAACAGCTAATTGTGTTCCTCTTGATTCAGTGGTAGAAGTATCAACAAAAGCATTTGCGCCAGGATCGTTTTGATTTCCACCACCATCTGGACCAGAATTACGGCCCATTAAAGCTCTACCAATATATCCACCAACAGCAGCTACACCACTACCTACGGCTCTTGCAAAGCCTCTAGCACCAGACGCAACACGTGATGCTATGGAACCTACAGCATTTCTTGCGTGTGGTGCGGCGCGAACCGCCATTCTTCCGATCAATGATAGCATTATTGTTCTTTCGTCTTTTCTTCTTCAATTAGATCAATTAGCATGTCAATGTATAGATCGCGTTCAAATACAATTAAATTTTCTAATTCAGTGATACTATATTTATGGCGTTGAACCATAGCAAACAAATTTCTGTAATAAAGAGAAATAGAGCTATGACCCAACATTAAGAAAAAAAATCGCGAAAGGTATCCAACACCACACTATCAGGTTGATTCTTTGAATTCAAAAATTTAATTTCAAAATGTAGCTTAGGAACATTATCGAAAAATTCTTTAATTTTCTCCAAATGTTTTGGAGAAAGATTGTCAATAAACATATCAACTTCTTTCTCTGATACATCTTTAATTTTATATACATTTTCTGAATCAAATACAGATAAAAGACAATTCTTGAATGTAATAATTCCAGGGTCTTCTTCTGGATTTGTAGCAAGAGATTTGATTAAATTGATTGTTGGGTATTTCAATACTATACCTAAATTTTCTTCAAGATTGATAGTTGGGTTCAATTCTTTATTAAAACGAATAGTAACTTCTTCCAAGTCAACATCTAATTGGTGTTTTTTATTTGGAACATATCTGTCTGTAACATTTACAGTGATGATGTTGTTGATTGACTTGGCTCTGATATTTAAAAATATAAATTCAACTTCCGCCAAAGGAAGATCGTCAAAATCAAGCTTGTCATAAACACAATTCTGAATTACATTTTTAATGTTTTCAACAATTGTTCCGTCATCATTACTTTCCTTAGCCAAAAGAAGAATTTTTTCCTCTTTAACAAGCATAGGACGAAATGAAATTTTTCGTTCTGAAATAGGTAAGAATAGAGTGAATGTTGGGTGTTCAATTTTAGGTAAATTCATAATAACTCCATATTAAAAGAATGATGATATAATACTTGTTCCGTTTCTAACCAAGTTAAATGCGTCCATGACGTTAGTTGGTCTTCTAAGAAGATTTGAACCAGCCTGCACAACAGAACCAACACGGAATAGAACGCTTGCTAGAGACATATTTCTGAGAGAGGAATTGCTAATTTCTGTTGGTGGAGTGAAGTTTGAAACCCACGTTCTATAACTGAAAGTAATTGGAACAACCGCAATGTCATTAACGTTTGACCAATTTAATTCAACATCACCAATAGCAATAGGAAAAGCGTCAATAAGCTTACATTCAATGAAATTATTACCGGCTGTATCAAAAACGTAGATTTGAATAGATGTTGCATAGTTACTTTTATAGTGCACTTCATTGAAAAACGCACCAGAAGCAGTTCTTTCACCAATAGCTTCATGATTGAAATTGATGATGTTGCTCATCCATTTGGTAAAGAAACCCATGGAAATACCAGAAACATCAACAAAGAAATTCAATGTGATAGTATCGAAAATGGCTCTAACCGGGCGTCTTTCAGAAGCACCATGACCTAGATGATAAATTTGTGATGTATTCAGATTCAACCCAGGGAGTGTTGTTTTTGGACAAAGAAAAATTAGATCATAACCACTACCAGAACCAAAAATCCTTTGTTCTTGTTCTCCCGGTGATCTAATACTAGTTGTCTGCCCACCTTCATCTTCACGTGTTATTCCACCAGTAGGAGCTAAAGAACAAGGTGGTGGTGTAATGTTTACAAGAAATTTAGAAGTTCCAGCCAATCCACCATATGAATTAATTTTACTCATAAATCCAGAAACGTTGAATCCTTTTTCTGGTGGACGCATTTGTGTTCCGTTGAAGGAAGTAAGAATACCACCAACCTGAGAAATTAATGAACCGGCAACAGCCGCTCTACCAGCGGCAGAAACATTCGAATTGTTGAAAGTTTGATTAGCAGCCTGAATAATACCAGTAGCCGCTTGCGCTCTTGTTAAATTTTGACTAACTAGATAATCTAGTGCACCAGACATAGTAATACCTTTTTTGTTTATTTATCCTAGAATTTCAAACCTAGTTCTTTTTCAGTGAAAATCTCAAATTTCCACTTTCTATCTTTACAGAAATTCTCTGCTGCTTCCCATTTGGCTTTATTGATAGAGTATGTGATACATTCGTTTATGTATGTCTTGTTTACTCTTTTTGGTTTTTTAGGCTCTTTGGTTTGTTTTTCAGGTTTAATCTCAATAACAATTACTTCTATATTACCATTTTTGTCTTTTTTCTTTACCCAAAAATCGGGAAAGTAACGGTGTGGTCTTTTGTCAACGGGGTGTAAATACATAATAGTGAATTCTTCACTGGCCCATTCAACAACGTCTGGATGCTTATCCAGATAATCCATTAAACGCAACTCCCATCTTGACCTATAAATAATGTTTGATGGATCGCCTTTATATTTTTTGGGATTCCTCGGACGAAATAAACCTTTATAAGCCATCGGTGCAATACATGTCTTTAACTAATGCTAGAGATTTAATTAATAATTCTAGAAGGAACCTAAATCTGAATGTTTTAAAATATCCAGATGATATTGATAGTGTTCCTCATAAAATTATATTTAGATTCATTAAACGTAATACGTCTGTGTCTGATAGACAATTTAGAATCACTTCTCAGAACACTAAGGATTATCTAGTCCTACCTGTTCCCACAAACATTCAAGATGGTGTTAATTTAACTTATACTGCTGAAAATTTAAATCTTTCTGGTGAAGTAATCTCTAATATAATTAGAGGAATTTCACTACCTTCTGGTGGTGATGTGATTAGTAATGCTACTACATTAGCCGATCAACTTTATAGTGGTTTTAGAACAAATGTTGGTAGTGCTTTTTTAAGTGGTGCTATGGCTCAATCATTGGCTGGTTCTGCTGCTGCTGAAATCATTCGTAATTTATCAGGAAGAAATATTCAACTTAATCCACAAAATATTGATAGAGCAATCGCACAGGGTCTTGGGCAAGTTGTTAATCCATTTACCACAGCTATATTTCAAGCTGTTAAATTGCGAACCTTTTCTTTTGAATGGAATTTCTCACCATCTAAGAAAGAAGAAAGCTTGAAAATCGAAGAAATTATTAAGACGCTTAGACTTAAGGCGCTACCTAAAGTAAAGGCATCGAATGGAAATGCTTTCATGGAATTTCCTGATGAAGTAGAATTTTCTTTCTTGGGTATGCAAAATGATACATTTAGTTTTCCAACATCACCATGCGTCATTCAAGGGTTTAACGTAGATAGAACACCAACAGGCAATCCAGTATTCTTTGCTGGAACAGGTGCACCAGCATTCTTCAATATCTCTCTTTCATTGCTTGAAATCCGTCCATTGGTTGCCCAAGACGTGGAAATAAATGGAAGAACAACCACAACCGTAACTTCCAACCCCAATCTTACTATCCCTTCAAGATAATAATCATGTCAATTAACTTTTTTCAAAACTTCCCCGATATAACATATAAAAACAAGAAAGCAAAAAATATTCTTGTTCGTGCTGCATTACGTGAAGTTGTAAAACAAAACACTCAGATTTATTTACCTCTTACTTTGGAAGATGGTGAACGTCCAGACATGATTGCACAAGACTTGTATGGTAATGCTGGTTATACTTGGTTAATTAAATTTAGTAACAATATCATTGATCCTTATTTTGATTGGATTTTAACAGATTATCAATTTGAAGAATTTCTAAAGAAGAAATATGGAAGTCTTGAAGCTGCTCATGAAACAGTAATGTATTATGAAACAATTTCAAACGAAAATTATCATACTGTGAACAAAGACACCTATGATCTTATGGATGCACCAACCAAGGCTCTTTATCAAGAAATATCAGCATACGAATATGAATCACAAAAGAATGAAGCCAAAAGAAATATTGCTATCATTTCACCAGAATTTTCATCAATAATTGCAAATGAGCTTGAAAAGAAATTAAATGACTAATGATATCGGCGCTCCCGGCCTTGTTGATATTATTGAATTAACAGCCGAAAAATTTGATGGTGGAAGAAAGGTTGATATAAGACCTTTGTTTTCTTCTATTGATATTTCATTGAGCTTAAGCACACCAACTATTTTTGCTAAATTGGGATTGGTTGATTATTCTAATTTTTTAAACAATGAAAACTTCACTTTTGTTGGTGAGGAATTTATTACTATTGCTTTCAAGAGACGAAACATAGAAAAAACATTTCGTTACAAATTTGTTGTTTCTACTATGGATATGGAAGTAAAAACACCTTCTGCCGATTCCGCTTTATTTGTTCTAACATTACTATCAGTTGATACTTTCGTAAACTCTGCAACCTTTAAGAGTAAAGGATATAGAGGAACAATTACAGAAATTATCAAGAACATTCTAGAAACAGAATTACATACTGAAATTCCAATTGTTGAAGATAGGTTTATTGATTCAGAAGCAGACATGACGTTCGCTTTTACTGAAATCAAACCTTTTGAGAAAATTGGAATACTGACACCAAGAGCTTTCAAAGAAACAGAAAACGTCACAAATATGTTTATGTTTTATGAAAACAGAGACGGATATTGTTTTGAGCCTTTGGATAATGTCATTGATAGAGCGAAAGCAAATACTTCTGTAATTCAATATACACATAGCCCGGCTGAATCAGTTGATAGAGAAATCAATCTTACTGGTATTTTAAGTTATAATCCAACAGGAACATTTGATAATCATAGACGCATGTTTCATGGTTTATATAACAGCAAGGTAATTAAATTTGATCTTTATAATAAGACAACTGCAAACACTCAATATAATTCAATTTTAGATAAGATTGATAGTCTAAAAAATTTGAATAGAGTTGATGCTGGTATTTCAAATAACTTTAGTTCAACTGCAAAAAGCCTAGGAAGTCTTACATATTTCATTCCTTGGGATTCTTCAACCAATGACAAAACTGGTGAATCTCTTCTAAATAATTCACCATATTCAATAATACTTGATCAACACTCTTTGGATATGAAAGTATTCGGAACACTGGATTATGATATTGGTGATCCAATTAATGTAAGTATTTTGGATAATGCATCGCTTCAAGACCCTGATAAAAAAGAAGACCCTAGATATAGCGGTAAATACATTATTCATGCAATCACATATTCAATAGCAACAGAACAACATGGTTATATGATGTATAATAATATGAGAGTAATTAGGAACGGAACATTAACCGGAACAGATTTTTATAACAATCAATATACAATTGGTGATATTAAAATACCTTCTATTACATATGCTTCCGCTCCTTCATCACAACCTAATTTTAGAGGCGCGTCAGGAACAGGTGAATAATGCTTACTAAATTTATGGGAACACAAGGTTATGCTTGGTTTGTTGGAGTTGTTGAAGATAACAACGATCCAGATAGATTAGGTAGAGTTAAAGTTAGATGTTTTGGATACCATACAGATAATATGGATGATCTTAAAACAGAAGATTTACCATGGGCCACTGTTGCTCACCCCACAACATCTTCCGCATTTCGTGGAAGGGGTCAAACAACAGCTTTGGAAATAAACACAAGAGTTTTGGGATTTTTTGCGGATGGTGTTGCTGCTCAATATCCTATCGTCACTCATTCTTTGGGTGGAGTAAATAATGGTTTTAGTGGAATGCCTGATTTACCATCCCTTTCACCAAATGATTTGAGGATACAACAACAATATAATCAAACACAGGAGACTTCCAACGTGGTAGGAACAGTAGGACCATTATCAGAAACACAATATAGAGAATTGAGAGAAGCACTAGGATTGAGAGAATCCGGGGGTGTTGTTTCAACAATTTCCGTTAATGAACGCAATGAAATTGTAAGTCATGTTGATAGAACAGGAAGTCGCTCACGTGTTATTGTCGCACCAACAGGTGGTAATGTTTCACAAACATACACACTAAACCAATATGGTGCCACAAATCAATTTGGTTTTGTTGGTAAATATCAATTCGGTCACATGGCTTTGAAAGAAGCTGGTTTGGTTAATATGAATGTCAGAACCAATCAAGAGTTAAGACAAAATTCTTCATGGAAAGGTGAGGGATCGTTAACTAATTGGTATATCAATCAAGACCTTCAAGAAAACGCAATGCTTGCTTACACAAGAAAAAATTATTCTTATCTTCTGAGAAACGGTGGTCTTTCAAGCACATCACCACCAAGAGAAGTTGCAGGAATGTTAGCCATGGCGCATCTTTTAGGCGCTGGTGGTGCTTCTACAGTTAGAAGAACAGGTGTAAATAGAGTTGATGGTAATAATGTAAGTGGGTGGGCCTATTACAGAATTGGATATAGTGCAATTACTGATGAAAGTCCTTCAACACCACCAAACAATGTAGGTAGTTAATAATGACTGTTGATGTTTCGCAAGTAATTTCTGATAATACACAACCAGGGACAAGACCAAGAAGAACGGCTTTGGACCCTAATGTTGCTGTAGATGATCCAGGCTCTTTGTATGTCTATGAGCCTGATACCCATAGACTTGCTCGCGGAATATCAAGCGGAACAGTAATTGAAAGACGTGATACAGAACGTAGAAGAAATATTAGAACAGGTCTATCAATTGATACATGGGATGAACCTGAATCTGCCTTTGGTGCTTCATATCCACACAACAGAGTTGAAGCAACGCCCAATGGTCATGTAGAAGAAATAGACGATACGCCTGGAAACCAAAGATATCATCGTTTCCATCCTTCCGGCTCTTATGAAGAAATTAATGCAAATGGAACATGGACAAGAAAAATTGTCGGTGATTCATACACTATTATTGAAAATAATGGTAGAGTTTATATTCAAGGTGTTGCTTCTGTAACCGTGGAAAACACTTGTAATATTCTTGTATTGGGTGATGCCAATATTGAAGTAGGTGGTAAGCTTACTGCTTTAGTTAAAAATGATATTTCTTTAACTGCCTCTGGAAGCATGAATTTGAATGTTGGCGAAACATTGAATGTCAAAGCAGAAAACATCGTCATGGAGTCAACAAAATTCAATCAAACAACTGTTGGTGCACAGAAGATCAAAGCTGGTTCTATTTCAGAAGAAGTAGAAGGTAATAGTGATTTGAAAGTTGGTGCTTCTTATAAAATTCAAGCAACAACAAATGATGTTACAACAACAGGTGATTATAAACTAAAATCAGCAAATATTGATATTAAATCAGATGGAACATTAAAAGAAACATCTGGTGGGGATATGTCTCTGAATGCGGGTGGAACATTTAAAAGCAAGGGTGCTTCAAGTGCTTCATTATCATCTGGTGGTGATACAAAACTAGGTGGTTCAACTGTTCATATTAATGGTAATTTGAAAGCAACCACAACAACCAAAGAAGCAATCGGTAGCAACTTCTATCCGCTATCTACACCAGCACCTTCGGCACCAGACGCACCAGACGCAGCGGGTGACGCTACAGCGCCGGTTACATCTGCTCCCGATAACACTAACCTTACACGCGCGCCTGCTCGCTCTGCATCGTCTAATGCGCCTTCACCAGCAGTTCCTATTCCTAATAGTCGTGCACAACGAATTGCCATTGAGAATGATGGAAGAGAAAGAGTGGATGGTTCTCTCTATCCAGGGTTTAATTCAGGTTCTCTTTATACACCAACATTAGCAGCGCCAGCAGTTGGTTCAATTCAACCTGTAGAGGGTGTAGCTATCAATCCTAGATTCCAAAACATCACAACCGCACCATATGAAGAATTAATTTCAAGATATGTGAGATTGAAAGATGTTTCAAGTGTGGCAAGAGCCAGGGGACATTTAATTCCTGATGGTGGTTGGAATGGATTATCTCTTCCACAGATTGTTACAAATCTTCAAGCTGTAGCTGAAAACGTTGTTGATAAGCTTATTGAGAAATATGGAACAAGTGTTATTATTACATCTGGTTTCAGACAAGAAAGACCAAATTCAAGTGGTAATGTAAGTCAACATGCAAGGGGTGAGGCTGTAGATATTCAATTTAGTGGTCTTCCTGCAACACAATATCAACCAAGATATGAGCAACTTCTAAGAGAAATTCCATTTGATCAATTCATTCTTGAATATCAAACAAATGGTAATCCATGGATGCATATTTCATACAAGGCTTCTGGTAATAGACGCCAGTGGTTTAGTATGCGTGATCATCAAAGAAATTCACCAATTTATACGATTTAAGACATGACAACAGCAGTTCCTAACGTAGCAGAAATAGAAGAACGTCAACGTAGAATCAGCCAAATGCTTCAACGTATGGCTACAATGACACCAGAAGAAGCAGAAAGATTCTCCGCTTCTTTGCGTGCCCAACAATCCATTGAAGATGCAACAGGTGGGAGTGGAATACCTACTGGTGAAAATTCTGCAACAACCGAGGCATTGAGAACAGCATTGGCTAGTCGCGAGGAAGTTGTAAGAACCAATCTTACATCAACTCTTGGTTTTGCACCTACCAGACAAGATATCAATGAATTGTTGGCTATGCGTAGAACCATGGGTGATAGTTTTGCTCAGACAGCAATAAGCCTTGGGCGTGTTGTTAATACTGTTGAAGGTGGTATTGCATCTGTATTGATGGCTATTGATAACGGTGTTTCTTCTGCTATCCAAGGTGTTATTAATCAAGCCGATGCATTGGCACAACAAGCAAGAAAGGAAGCAGAAGAAGCATTCAATTCTGCTTTGGTAAGTGTTAGAAGTCAGACAGAAAGCTTAATTCCACAAGAAGCAAGAGATTTAGCACAAGATATTGCTAATATTCCAAATGCTATTAATTCGATTGTGGTTTCTGCAACAGATTCAATCAATAGAACAATTGATGATATCAATGGTGAGTTGAATTCTATTTCCACAAGTTTACAGAATGAAGCAAGAGAATTCATTGATTCAAATATCAATAGACCAATTCAAGACGCTTTTTCTTCTGCGATTTCAGGTGCTATTACACAAACACCACTTCCACCACCACCAAGAAATGAGGCTGGTGAAGAATATGCAACAGGTGGTGGTGTATTATTACCAGGGGATAGCACAGCACCAATTGTATCACAATAAATAAAAATTAAAAAGGTAACAAATGTCTTCTACAACTCAAACAAGGGTAGTATATTCTGATTTAGATATTAATCTTGATAAACACCCCATTTCTGGTGATGTTGTTAAGATTACTAATGAAGCAGCAATTATTAGATCAGTTAAAAATTTACTTTTAACTGATTTCTACGAACGTCCATTCAAGTATAATATTGGTTCAAACATCAAGAGAATGTTGTTTGAAAACTTTACACCAGACACACAACAGATGTTGAAAGACGCTATTACAGAAACAATTACGTCTTTTGAACCACGTTGTAATATTATTGATATTCTAATCAATCCGTTTGAAGACAACAATGCTGTAAACGTAACATTCACATTTTCTCTGATAAATAGAGAAGACCCAATAACAATAGATTTTTATCTAGATCGGATTAGATAATGACAGACTTCTTACCAACAGATCAGTTGGATTTTGCTTCTTTAAGACAAAATCTAAAAGAATTCTTACAAGCACAAGATATTTTCAAAGACTATAATTTTGAAGGTTCGAACATTTCTGTATTGCTTGATATTCTAGCATACAATACCTATCAGAACGCTTTCTATTTGAATATGATTGGTAATGAAATGTTTCTGGATACTGCTATCCTAAGAGACTCTGTTGTATCACATGCCAAAGAATTAAATTATCTTCCACGCTCATACACATCAGCGGTTGCATCAATTCAAGTCCAAGTAAACGTTACCAATCCAGCTTTATATACTATTACATTACCACAAGGTTTTAAGTTTACTGGTTCAAGCGCAAACGGTAATTATGTGTTTTCTACAAACCAACCTTATGTTATCGAACGTAATGCAAACAACGAATTTATTGCAAATGTTGAAATTTATGAAGGTTTTAGTGTAACAGAAAAATTTGTTGTTAATACCGGCATTGAACAACAAAGATTTGTTCTTTCAAATGACAGAATTGATACATCAAGCCTGGAAGTTTTCGTAAGTCCATCAACTGCGGATCAAATTACAAATACAGAATATCTCTACACCACAAGCATTTTTGGTTTGAACGGTAATTCAACTGTTTATTTCCTTCAACCAGCCGAAGATGGTAAATATGAAATTCAATTTGGTGATGACGTATTTGGAAAGAAACCAACAAACGGAAATGTAATTAAAGCTGAATATAGAGTGTCAAGTGGTAATACTGTAAATGGTGTTTCATCTTTTACGCCTTCTGGAACGCTTACAGGCTATTCAATTACAACTTCAACATTAACACCCGCTGATGGTGGCGCGATTGCAGAATCTATTGCTTCAATCAAAACAAATGCACCACGTTTCTTTCAAACACAAGATCGTATGGTTACAGTTGAAGATTATAAAGCTCTGTTGGTTGCAAATTTTCCTGAAATCAAATCAATCAATGTTTATGGTGGTGAAGAGGTTCCCGAAACACCACAATATGGTAAAGTGATTATTTCGGCGGTAACGCAATCTGGTGATCCAGTAACACAAACAACAACAGACAGAATGATTAATTTCATTCGTCAACGTTCACCTTTGTCTATTAACCCTGAAATTATTCAACCAGAATTTTTGGATTTGGTTGTAAATACTACTGTTAGATATAATGTAAACAGAACAAAAAGCAACAACAACCAAATTAAGAATAGAGTTTTCAACGCTATAAATAATTTCAATTCTGCTAATCTTGTTGATTTTGGTAAAACATTTAGATTTTCAAAATTCGTTACTGCTATCAATAGTGCTGATAGAAGCATTGTTGGTAATGAAACATCAATTATTCTAAAGAAAACAATTCTTCCTATCTTAAATCAAAGCTATACTGCAACTATTGATTTTGGTAATGCAATTCTAAGAGACGATTATTATGTTTCAAGAGCAAAAACAAATGTGTTTTCTGTATATTCATCAATGATTACATATAACTCAAAGACTGCATATTTTGGAGAAGATGGCGCTGGAAAACTAATTATTTTTGAAAGAACAAATACTGGAAGAAATATTCTTGTTTCTAACGCAGGAACAATCAATTATGAGACAGGTGTTGTATCTCTTTCAAACGTTGTAATCAATGATTATGTTGGTGATGGTTTGATTTTCTATGCAATCCCTAGAAAGCAAGATATCTACACATATAGAAATAACGTAATTAGAATTTCAGATGTTGGTAACAGAGTAACGGTGGAAGCTGTAAAAGAATAATGAAATATATTGAAAAAAATATCTCACAATTCATTGAGACTCAATTCCCTTCACTTTACAGAGAAGAAGGTTCTGTTCTTATTGAATTTATTAAATCATATTTCGAGTGGTTGGAAAGTGAAGATCAAGTTCTTTATAAGACAAGAAGATTGCTTGAATACAGAGATATTGATAAAACATTAGAAGATTATATTGAATATTTCAAAGAAAAATATGCAAAGAACCTTGATCTAACCACAGAAGCAGATAAAAGATTATTCATTAAGAATATTCAAGACCTTTATAAGTCAAAGGGGTCTGAGAGAAGCTATGAAATTCTTTTCAGAACATTATATAACAAAGACGTAAAAATTTATTACCCAGGTGATGATATTCTAAGAGTATCTGATGGTGAGTGGATTGAAGGTAAGTATCTTGAAATCACAAGCTTTGTTCCAGACATTCAAGATTATGTTGGAAAGGAAATTCGTGGTGTAAAGAGTGGTGCATCTGCTCTTGTGGAAAACTTTACACAAAGAATTTCTAATGGAAAAGTTGTAGATGTTTTGGAAATTTCAAACCTACGTGGTTCGTTTGATTATGGGGAAAGAATTTATGTAGCCAGTAGAGTTGGTTCTGTTGGGAGAACATTACCAAATCTAACCGGCTCTCTTTCTGCCATTGGTGTTATTGATGGTGGTGCTAATTTTAGTGTTGGTGACGTTCTAGACGTTGAAGGTAAGGGGTCTAAAGGTAAGGCTAAAGTATCGTCAACCATTCAACAACAGGGTCGTGTGTCTTTCATTCTGGAAAATGGCGGAACAGGTTATTCATTGAATGCAATTTCCCAAGTTTATCCACAAATTAGACTAACTGCCAATGGTTCTATTTTAGGAACAATTCAAGAAGATCAATTGATTTTTCAAACTGATGGTGGTGGAGTAATGACAGCCAATGGTATTGTCATGGCTGTAAATTCTTCTGTTGTCACTTTAAAACAATTCACAGGTGGATTTGCTAAAGGTGAAAATGTAAAGTCTGCTATTAAATTGGTAATGAATCCTGTTTCTGGAAACTTTACTAATGGTGAATTCATTTATCAATCAAATGGAACAGCAAATGTTGCTACAGGATATATCGTATCTGTTGTTCCAAACACATCAAACACAGCATATTACGTAGCAAATGTTACCGGGACATTTGTTCAATCGGTTTATTCTGTTTCTGGAAATACCTTTCAAGTTGTAGGTAATACTTCTTCTACACAAGCGTTTTTATATGGTGTTGAGGGTGGCGTTTCTACAGGATCAATGAATATTGCAAACGTTGTTGGTGGTGGAACCGGCGCGTCTTTTCGTGTTGGTGAAATTATTGATAAAGAAATCGTTACTCTAAATTCAGATAGAATTAGAGATTACTTGAATACAAAATTCATGTTCTTCAATGAGGGTTCACCAAATACAGGAACGGTTTCAGTAACAGCCGGTGCTAATACTGTTACGGGTGTATCTACTAATTTTACAACAGATTTAACAGTTGGTAAATATATTCAAGTTGGAATAGGTGGTTCTAAGCAAATTCGCCAAGTATCAACTATTACCAATACTACATTTTTAACTACAACGGAAACATTTACGAATTCAGCATCGGCAAATGTTTACTTTATTGATCAAATCAATTATATGTTTCCAAAAGTTTCCTCATTGTTAGATGTGGAAAATCTTGACACTGTTATTACTAATGCTCTAGTATTTAATGAATTGGAAATTGGAACAATTCAATATCTTGCTGGTATCAACCCAGGAACGAGATATTCATTAGACCCCTTTGTATCTGTTATTGAGCCTGCTATTGCAGCATTAGAAATCGAGTCTCCTAACGGTTATAAGGGTGCTGATGCCATTGTAATTGGTGAAGCTGGTTCTGCCAATGGTATCGTGATTGGACTATCTGTTATTGATAGTGGATTGGGGTATGAAGAAGGGGAAAGATTAACTCTTTCTAAGTCTGATTCAGAGTTCTCTGTAACGGGTTCCGCTATTCTTAAACAACATGGCTCAAAGGAAGGTAGATGGAATTCAACAAGAGGATTCCTTTCTTCAAACAAATATATTCAGGATAGTAAATATTATCAAGAATATTCTTATGAAGTGCAAACACCACTAAATTTTGAAAAATACAAAGATGTTGTGAAATTACTCCTACATACAGCAGGAACAGAATTTTTCGGTAAATTTTCTAATAAAACAGAAATTGATGCTGATGTTAGTTATCAATTAAGTAACATTACACAAACATCGTAATAGTTGAAACCACAACTAAATAATTAAAAACATATTGGAAAGATGGTATGGCTGGTATTCTTACAAAGAAATTTGATGTTGATTTAACACAACAATTTATTGAAGATGTAAAAGATAGCAAAAATGCTTATTTTATTTTTACATCAAAATCAACACCGTGGCCTAATGATGCACAACCTCCAAGTGCTAATTTATCATTATCAACATATGAGCAAGATGTATATGCTGGTCTTCTTTATGGAAAACGAGTAACAAATAATGATATCGTTGCATTGGTAAGACGCTACGATTGGGCTAATAACACTTTCTATCCTTCCTATGATAAAGACGATGAAAATCTTTATGATAAACAATTTTTTGTCTATAATCCAAATAATCGTGCAGTTTATAAAGTAATAGAATCCGGTGCAGCAAATTCAACAGTATTACCTTCCGTAATAACAACATCTACTTTCAAAACATCTGATGGTTATGTTTGGAAATATATGTTCACTGTTGATTCATCTTCAATGAACAAATTTGGTTCAAACACATATATTCCTTTACAATCAAATACAGATGTAGAAGCAGCCGCTATCCCCGGTGCCATTGATACTATTGAGGTAGAAGATGGTGGTAATGAGTGGTTAGCATATCATACTGGTGTATTACAAGGTGTTGTAAACAATTCTGTTGTGATTGTTGGTAATACAGCTTCTGCTGTTTCAGACTATTATGTTGGTTCATCAATCTATTTCAAGAGTGGTCTTGGTTCTGGACAAATTAGAAGCATCATTGATTATGATGGTGCATCTAAACAACTAGTTGTTACACCCGCCATTGATGTTGATGTTAATTTAAATTTAGCAAATGTTGCTGGAACATTCTTTGTTGGTGATGAAATTACACAAAATGTTGTTGCTCTTGCAATCACATCACAATATGGGTTCATTCAACCCGGTGCTACTATCGTCCAAGCCAACACAGAAGCCAGTGGTGTTGTAATTACAGCAAATTCATCTTATATCAGATTACGCCCAACAACAGTTGATGTTTTCTTGAATGATTATGTAATTGATGGTGGAACAGGTGTAACTTTAGGAAATAGCACAGTTTCAACAACATCTGGTGCTAATACTGTTTCTGCTACTACCAATGCATTGTTTACAACATTGTATGAAATTGGTGGATATATCAAAGTTGGTAACACAACAAATTATGAAATTCGAAGAGTAACAGGTATTACAAATAATACATTTTTAAATGTATCTACAAATTTCACAAGAACATATACAGCAAATTCACATTGGAAACTTAGCTCTGCTGCTACTGTAGCAAGTGTTACGGATATTTCTTCATCAGGAACAGTAAAATTTGTTGATATCAATAGCGTTGAATTAACAATTGATACTCTTTCAGGTAATTTTGATTTGGGTGAAATCATTACACAAGCAAATTCAACATCAAATGGTGTTGTTTCGTTTGCCAATAGCACAAAAATAATTTTAACTAATATTACCGGTCCTGGCTTTCAATCATCAAATACCACGTATATGTTTCCAATTCGTGGTGTGACTTCAAATAGTTCTGCTAATGTTACATTGGTTGAAGCAAAACCAACAATTACTTTAACAGCAAATAGTAATTCATTTTTATTTGGTGCCAGTATTTTGGGTTCAAGTGGAGCAACAGCAAATGTTGTTGGAAGTAAAATTCTTCCAAATGAGCAAACCGAATATGTTATTACACCAACAGTAACAATTGATGGTGATGGTTTTGATGCAAAGGCATATTGTGTTGTTAATACATCAACATATGAAATTTCTTCTGTTGTTGTATTCGATCCCGGTTATGGATATACTCACGCAAATGTGTCTGTTTCATCAAACACAATTTATGGTTCAAATGCTTCATTGAAAGCTCTTATTAGTCCTATTAACGGCCACGGTTCAAATGCTGCTGTGGAATTGGGTGCTACTTATGTCGGTGTTTCTGTGACATTTGGTAACACATATAATGAGCAATATAATTACCCAGGATATGGTGAATTTAGAACAGTTGGTCTTATGAAGAATCCTCTGTTTGATAATGTATTTTTAACTTTAAATAGTTATGATAGAGCTACTGTATCTCTTTCAGGAGCAAATACTTTTACAGTTGGTGAAGTTGTTTACCAAGCAAATCAAGCAACAGGTATCGTTGTATGGTCAACAACAAGCCAAGTAGAAGTTAAAAATGTTAAAGGAACATTTAATCCTGCTGCTGGAAACACAACAATTATTGGTTTAACATCTGGTGCTACTTCAACAGTTGTTGCAGCCAATATTAATTACTTTGTTTCAGACGATAATGCAGATGTAACACAAGAAACAACAGGAGCTACAGGTAGAGTTATTTCTACTCCAAACACAAGTGTTATTCGTCTATCAGATGTTCAAGGTGTGTTCTCTACAGGACAAGTTGTTTACGATATTACAGCGAATGCATATGCATCAGTAACAGATATTAAAACTGCAAACAATACAAAAACACTAACTTTCAATCAATTCAATCAGCTTGCTAGAATGACTCTTTCACAATCAGCAGGCACATTTGAAGTTGATGAAATTCTAGAATTCAGAACACAACCAACAAATACAAAAATTGGCACAGCTATTGTTTATAATACAAACAAAGAATTAGATATTTTGTTCACCGGAAATACCACAAACTTTGTTATCAATGAAGTTATCAATCAGGGTATCAACGGTAGCGGTATTATGATTGGTGCTAATACTACTCATATGAAATTAACTGCTGTCCAAGGTGTGTTTTCTGATACAACAACAATAACAGGACAAACATCTGGCGCAACTGCAACAATTACCGAAACATTACCTGTTCTTACTGTTGCAAATATTCAAGGGACTTTGACTGAAAGTGAGCAAACATTAATTGTTGGTTTAACTTCTAATGCAACAGGTTATTGTGCACTTTCCAACACAATTATTAGACCAAATCTTGTAAGGGATTCCGGTTCGGTCATATATATAGAAAACACAACACAACCAATTACTAAGACTGAAACAAGCACAGAATCAGTCAATATTGTGCTAAAATTTTAATTAGAGGGTCATAATGCCTTTAGAAACAAACTTCAATACACCACCTTACTTTGATGATTTTGATGCAAACAACAATTTCTATAGAGTTTTGTTTAGACCCTCAACAGCAGTTCAAGCACGTGAGTTAACACAGTTACAAACAATTCTTCAAGACCAAGTAGAAAAGTTTGGTAAGCATATTTTCGTAGATGGTTCTATTGTTGAAGGTTGTGCTATTTACTTCGACAACCGTTATGACTATGTAAAAATTTTAGATAATTACGCAAATGGTTCTGCAATTACAGCACTTTCCGACTTTATTGGTAAGAAACTTGTAAATTCTACAACACAATTAGAAGCTATCATCATTAATAGTCAAGATGGTTTCGAGGCATCAGCGCCCGATCTAAACACTTTATACATCAAATATCTAAAGTCTGGTGAATACGCAAACGGTTCACAACAAAAAAGATTTGATCCAAGCGATTCTCTAGATGTAAGAACAACCGCAAACGTTACTCTTGGAACAATTACTGTAGCAAATTCTTCTTCAAACGCCATTGGTTATGGTTACTCATTGGCAGTAACAGATGGAACAATTTTCCAAAAGGGTGTGTTTGTAAGAGTAGAACCACAGACTGTAATCGTTTCAAAATATAACAACCAACCAAATGGTCTTTCTGTTGGTTTCAAAACAATTGAATCCATCGTTACATCTGATAGTGACGGAAGCCTTCTAGATAACGCTCAAGGTTCACCAAATTTCAACGCACCCGGCGCAAATAGACTACAATTGATCCCAACACTTGTCGTTAGATCAACAGCAAATACTTCTCTAACATCTGAAACAGCCAACACAGATAACTTCTTCTCTATCGTAGATTTTGAATCTGGTGTTCCAACTGTTGTAAGATCAGACCCACAATATGCTTCTCTTGGTAAGCAATTAGCAAAAAGAACATATGAAGAAAGCGGTCATTATATCGTTGATCCTTTCGAAATAGCAATCAATGCTAATACTTCAAACGCAACATATCACACTCTTGCAGTTGATAAGGGGTTGGGTTACGTTCAAGGTTATAGAGTAGAATTTCTTAACAAGAAACAAATTCCAATTCGCAAGGGGACAGATGTTGCTGCTGTAGAAAACCAAGTAGTATCTTCAAACTACGGTAACTACATCACAGTAGATGAATTTGTTGGAACATTCGATAGCTCTGAATTTGCACAAGTATTACTTGTAAATACTGCATTTTCAGCCATCACAAGTGGAACATTCTCTTCAACAACAATTCCAGCAAACTCTTCAAACAATAACGTATTGGGCACAGCCTTTGTTCGTTCTGTAGAATTTGAGTCAGGAACACCCGGCACAAATACAGCACAATACAATTTATACCTTTATGGCGTGTCAATGAAAAGCGGTAATTCTTTCAAAGACGTGCGTGGTATTGCTTATCCAAACGCAACAGCAAATGGTGTGGCAAGAGTAATTGTTGATTCAGCAAATAACGCTGTATTACTAGATTCAAATCTAGATCGTCTAGTATTCCCAATCGGAAGACCAGCCGTTGCAAACACTTCTGATAGAAGCTATACAACTCGTAGAGTAAAGAAGGGTGTTTCATTCGTAGGTGGTTCATATACCCTTTCATCTGACGTTCCTGATACTGGTTACGTATTTGCTGATACATCTTCTATAGGTGGAACACTTTCAACTGCTCAAGAAGAAAACTTCATCATTGTTCCTACACAATCAAACACTGGTGTAAATCTAGGTAAGCCAATTTCACTAGCCTCTGGAACAATTACATATAATTCAACAACATCTGTAACAATCAATACAGGTATTGCAAGTAACTTTACTGCTGATATTATCTACAATGTAATTAAACCAACAAGCACTCAAAGCACAAAGCAACTAAAAGAAAATCTTCTAGTAACTATTCGTGCCAATACGCATCCAAATGGTATAACTGGTCCATGGAGCCTAGGTATTCCAGAAGGATTTAGATTGAAGGGTGTATATCAAGGAACAACTGTAAGCAAGACAAACACAGATAACAAGCGTTTCTTCACTCTTGATCGTGGTCAAAGAGAATCATTCTATGATCATTCATATCTAAAATTACGTGCAGGCACATCACATACTGTTGGACCAAACGATTATCTTCTAGTAGAATTTGATGCGTTTCAATCAACATCAGGCGATGGTTACTTTACAGTAGATTCATATCCTGTTGATGATTCACCAACACCAGCCGCAAATACAATCACAACACCACAAATTCCAGTAATTCCTTCAATTTCTGGTTCAACTATTGATTTGAAAGATTGTATTGATTATCGTCCAATCAAAGCAAATACTGCTGTTTATGAATCTGTAACACCCGCTTCTGCAACAGTAAATCCAGCTACTTCAAATACTTTCTCTTCATCACTTTCGCGTGTTCCTGTTCCTACTGGTAACATGACACTTGATTTCAATTATTACCTACCAAGAAAAGATAAGATTACTCTTACACCATCTGGTAAAATCAATATTATTGAAGGTATTGCTTCTAACTCTCCTGTGACACCAAAGGATCAGGAAGGTGCAATGACACTTGCTGTCGTTGAAATGCCACCATTCCCTTCATTAACACAAACACAATCGAAACAATTCAATCGTTATGATTATGTAATTTCTCATACTCTACAACAAAATCGCCGCTATACAATGAGAGATATTGGTGGTCTTGATAAGAGAATTAATAACCTAGAGTATTATACTCTCCTTTCAGCCGTTGAAGCTGAAACAGATTCTCTATTAATCACTGACGTTAATGGATTGGATAGATTTAAGAACGGTATTTTCGTTGATTCGTTTAACGATTTCAAAGTAGCTGATACTTCAAGTTTAGAATTTAAGGCTGCTATTGATACTAAGGGAAGCGTTCTACGTCCTAAATTCTATAGCTCATATATTCCTCTTGTTGAAAAAACTCTATCAAATGTAACAAAGACAGGAAGAAATGCAACTCTATCTTATACATCTGTTCCGTTTATTACACAACCATACGCAAGTCTTTCAAGAAACTGTGCAGAAGCATTGGTTTACCTATGGAACGGAAGCATTCAATTAATTCCAGAAGGCGACCACGTTCCTGATATCAAATACAATCCTGATATCGTGGTTGATATTGATCTTGCAACACCATTAATGCAATTAGCGGAAGGTGGTTTCTTCAATACTTCATACGGAACCGGTTGGCAAACTGTAAATACACAAGATGTTGTAACTTCTTCTGTCTCTTGGGAATCAAGAGAAGGTTTCAACAACGTAGGTGGTTTTAGAGCTTATAATAATACAACAAGAACAATCAACACTGTAGCAACACAAGTGCAGAATATTATTTCTGCAAACTTCAATGCTTTCAATCAAACATTTGATTTTGGTGAAATTGTTCAAGACGTATCTGTTCAACCATATATGAGAGCAAGAAGAATTACTTTTGCTGCATCTGGTATGAAACCAAATACTGTAGTTTACCCATTCTTTGATGATGTAAATGTAGCAGCATATTGTAAGGCTGGTGTTCTAAACGGAAGCGTGATTGATGATACTGGTAATCTTAGTGGGCAACTAAAAACAAATTCTACAGGTGTTGTTTATGGTGTATTCTATCTACCAGAAAATAGATTTAAAACTGGTGAAAGAATGTTTAAACTTGCTGACGTGCAAGACCTAGAAGTTGAAAAACTAACAGTTTCTTCTCTTGCAACAGCAATGTATTCTGGTTCAAATATCGTAATCGCCAAAGCAAACGCTTCTGTAAATGTTAAAAATGTGGATATCACACAAACTGTAACACAAATCACACAATCTGTTGTAACAGATACAAGAACAGAAACATCAACAGAATTGGCTTATGTTTACGATCCTATCGCTCAATCATTTTTGATTGCCGATAATACAAGCGGTATTCCCGGTGTGTATATCACAAAGATGGATTTGTTCTTCCAAGCAAGACATGAAAGCCTTGGTGTGGAAGTCCAAGTGCGTGAAATTGATGAAAATACAGGTTTCCCAACACCACGTATCGTAGCCAATGGTAGAAAAATCATTGAAAGAAACAACATCAATGTAAGCTCTGATGCTTCTGTTGCAACAACAGTAACATTTGACTCACCAATCTATCTTGAAAACGATAAGCAATATTGTTTCGTTGTTCTACCACAAGGTAACAACACTGATACAAAAATTTGGGTTGCTCAAATCGGTGGAACAGACGTTACAACAGGTGCACCTATTACACAAAACAATCCAATGGGTGACTTGTTTACATCTTCAACAAACCGTGTTTGGACTGTAGATATTAAACAAGATATCAAGTGTGTAATTTATCGTGCTGATTTCTCTTCAACAACTGGTTCAATTACATATAGAAATGCTGATGTTGAATACTTAACAGTAAATAACCACAAAGGTTCATTCATTGACGGTGAAACGGTTTATGTTTCAAACGGTGTAATTTCTGTTGGTTCTGGTGCAGTTGTAAACTCTTCACTATCAAACTCAATCGTGATTGGAACCACAACAGCACAAACAGCGTTCTCAATCGGTAATAGAATTTATATTTCTTCAAATACCGGAACAATTACTGATATTAGAACAATTACTGCTCTACCAAACACAACAAACATTCGTGTAGATTCAGCACTATCATTCGTTGATAATAATGCATCTATCGGTAAGCTATTCGCTAATGGTAATCTAAGAGGCGTTATTGAATACAACAATCCAAATGATGGTGATTTGTATATTGGCAATTCAACAGCAAATTCAACATCAAACTTTGTAAATACTGAGTTTGGTTCTGCTAATGCTCTAATTATTGGTGCAACAAGTAGAGCCATTGCAAATCTTGTTTCTGTTGATGATGTAACATATAGTGTCGTAGTTCCACAATTGGCTATTTCAAGACCACCCGGAACATCTGTTACATTAACTGTTCGCGGAACAGCCAACAACGGAACAACCTTAGAAACTGTTTCTACTTCTGTGCAAAATGACGTTGAAGTAGAATTGGTTGACAAGGAAAGAAGAGTGCTTTCACGTTCAAGAGAATTTACACTAATGGGAGGTAATAATTCTCTACAACTAACAGCATCATTCTCTTCTGAAAGTGCAAAACTATCTCCAATCATTGGTGATATTAAAAAGTCAATGTTGGTTATCAAAAATGATATTTCACAAGGTAATACATTAATTGCAAATAATGAAACCTTCCCAGGTGGTAATACTTTTGTAACAAGCAAATATATTACAAAGCAAGTAACTTTGGCCGATGGACAAGATGCGGAAGATTTAATTGTTTACTTGACAGCAAACAAGCCATCTGGAACAGAAATCTATGTTTATGCCAAATTCCTCGGTGCAGAAGATTCTGAGCCATTTGAAGATAAATATTGGACACTATTAACACAAGTAACTCCTTCAAATGTTGTAGGAAGTAAGGTCAATTTCAAAGATTATAAAGAATATCGCTATGAATTACCTACTGGAACAAATGCTACAACAACCAAGACTGCTTTCAAGAATACTGACAATTCAGGGATTGTTAGATATTATACAGGAACAGGTTCTTATGTTGATTCGTTTAAATATTTCGCAATTAAAATCGTTATGTGTTCTAATGAGGGAACCCAAGTAATTCCTAGAATTGCTGATATGAGAAGTATTGCGCTACAAGTATAAGAGTTAAAAAATGTATATAAAAGTCCAAAATCGGTTCGATCTTGTAAGAGATAAAGACTCAGCGGCCGTGCTAAATATTGATAATACAGGTCTAGCGGCTTACAAAGCAAGAAGAGATAAAGAACGAAGAATAGACGAAATGGAAACTGCTATTAAAGATATCAAGAGTGATCTGTATGAAATAAAACAATTATTCCACAAGTTTTTAGAGAGTAAGTAATGACTATAGCAACAGCAAATCTTGATATTACTACAGATACATTTGGAACATGGCTTGTTAAAACTAATACTTTAGCAAACTACATGTCAAATAATGTAGTGACAGTTGATCAAACAACAACAGGAAACAATTCAACTGGTAATGGATTTGTTATCGGTGTTTTTGGTGCTAATACACTTGTTGCCACAACTTTGCGTGGTGGTTCTGTATTAACTCCAAGCACGCTTACTATTTCTTCAAACGTAGGTATTTCAAATACTCTTACAGTTACAAACAATACAACACTTCAAGCAAATTTGGCTGTAACTCTTGGTGCATCTTTTGCCAATACTATTACAGTAACAGGTGTTGCATCTTTTTCAAATAATTTAAACGTAACTGGTAATGCTGCTATTACTGGTGCTTTCTCGGCAAATGGCGCTGCAAACGTCAATAACATTCTTGGTGTTTCTGGTGCTGTAACTCTTGCAAATACTATTTCAGTAACAGGCACAGCAACTCTTTCAAACACATTAACTGTAACTGGTCTTACAACACTAAACGGTGCAATTAATACAACAACAGCAAACGCATCTGTTGCTGTAAATGTTGGTGCCAATGCCACTGTGAACACAACAACAATTCGTGTTGGTAACACAATCTCAAACGTTGTAATCGGAAATAGCTCAATCTTCATTGGTAATTCTACTGTAAATGCTATTGCTAATTCTACAACATTTACTGGAACAGCCAACAACGCAACAAACTTCAACGGTCAAGCCGCTTCTTATTATGCCAATGCAACAAACCTAACAAGCGGCACTCTTGATACTGCTAGACTACCAGCAACAGCAAACGTAGCTACAGCCATCAATGTTGGTGCAAACGTTAATTTAGTAACAGATAGAATCACTGTTCAAAGAGGAACAAATTCTATTTACATGGTTGCCAATTCAACCAATACAGAAATTAAAACCGGTAATACAATTATTACACCAATTAACGTAAAAGCCGATACTGCTACGTTTGGTAACGTTGTTGTTATGGGTGATTTTTCTGTTGCCGCTACTCTTACTGCAAACGGTAATCTTGTTCCGGCTGCAAATGATACATTTACAATTGGTAATTCTTCACTTACATTCTCAAACGGATATATTTTAGATTTATTTGGTAATACAATTGTTGCAACCGATTCAATCACTGTTGGAAGCAACCCATCTGTAAATACTATTGCATTAACTCCTACTGGAATTACGGTTGGTAATACTACTGTTTCAGCAACAATTAATGCCACATCGTTCTCTGGTTCGGCCAACAATTCAAGCAATTTTAACGGGCAACCAGCGTCCTTTTATGCCAATGCCACAAACCTTACCTCTGGCACACTAGACACGGCTAGATTGCCCGCCACGGCTAACGTAGCTACTGCTGTGAATGTAGGTGCAAACGTAACTATGGACGTTACCACAATCCGTGTTGGTAACTCCACAGTTAATACAGTTATCACACAATCTACTATTGACACAGACGGCACACTTGCTGTATTGGGTGCTACTACTCTATCCAACACTTTGACCGTAACAGGGTTGACAACGCTTAATGGTGGTATTAATAGCACAACAGCCAACACAACAACTGCTGTCAATGTTGGTGCAAACGTAAATCTAACTACAACACAAATTAAAGTTGGTAATACTACCGCTAACGTAACTATTGGAAATAACTCAATCAACGTTAATGGTGCAACTGTTAACGCAACAAACTTTACAGGAAATGCCAATACTGCTACTGCATTGGCAACAAGTAGAAATTTCCAAATTACCGGTGATGTTGTTGCTGCTAACGTAGGATTTACCGGCGCTGGTGATGTTTCTCTTTCAGCCGCTCTTTCAACAACTGGTGTGGCTGCCGGTGAATATACAAAAGTAACTGTTGATACCAAGGGTCGTGTAACTAATGCGGCATACATCACATCTGGTGACGTAACATCTGCTCTAACATTTACGCCAGCAAATAAAGCTGGTGACACATTCTCAGGTAACACAACATTCAGCGCAAATCTAGTAATTGGTGCTACCGGTGAATTGATTGTTACTGCTGGTGCTGGTATTAGTGCGAATGGTGCTTTAGGAACAGCCGGTCAAGTGCTTCACTCAAACGGCACATCTGTTTATTGGGATACTGATGATCAAGGCGTAACTTCTGTTGCTTCTGGTGACGGTCTATCAGGTGGGCCTATTACAACAACAGGAACACTTTCTGTTCTAGCCAATAACGGTATTACTGCAAACTCAACTGGTGTATTCGTAATAGCAAATACAGGATTAATTGCCAATGCAACAGGTGTCTTTGTCAATGCTAATACTGGTCTTGTTGGGAACGCCACTGGCATCCACGTTAATGCTACATATATTTCTACGCTTACAGCAAATTCAGCAAACGTTCTTACAACTGATAGAAACTTTTCTATAACAGGTGATGTAACTGCTTCTGTTGTATCATTCAACGGTTCTGGTGATGTTGCTCTTTCTTCCACACTATCTAACTCAGGTGTTGTTGCTGGTCAATATACAAAATTAACAGTAGATGCTAAAGGACGTGTTACAAGCGGTGCTTATATTGCTTCTGGTGACGTAACAAGTGCTTTGGGCTATACTCCTGTAAATCCTGCTAGCCCAGGGACATTTACTGGTAATTATACAATTCAAAATACTTCACCAACTATTACATTAGCAGATACAGATAACGTAACACGTTCTATTCATTGTAATTCTAATTTGGTTGGTTTCCTAAATTCATCTGGTGCTTGGGCTGCATATTCAGATGATGCAGGAAATTGGACTGCGGCTGGTAACGTCGCGGCTTATTCAGATATCAAACTGAAAACAAATATTATCGGTATCGTTGACGCTCTAAAAACTGTTGACAAGCTACGTGGTGTGCGATATACTAGAATTTCAAACGGTAATCAAGAAATTGGTGTTATCGCCCAGGAAGTTAGAGAAGTCTTACCGGAAGTAGTAAATGAAGGCGAAGATGGAACATTGAGCGTTTCGTATGGAAATATAGTTGCTGTATTAATTGAAGCCATTAAAGAATTGAATAAGAAAGTGACAAGCTTAGAAGAACAGCTTGCGTCTAAGTAAGGATTTTATAATATGACTTTACCCGCATCTGGCACAATATCACTGAGTAATTTTAGCACAGAGATTGGTAATCCTTCTAATGCAGCTATGGATATGAATTGGATTTATGCTAACACTAAATCCGGTCAACAGGCATATAACCTAGCAAATTACTATAGCAAGGCTTGGTATCAGAGGAATGCTGACGGTAATTGTAATAATGGTAATTGTGCATGTAATTGTAATTGTGGTGATTTAAATTGCAACAATTGTGGACAGGCACCAATAAATTGTGCTAACTGTGATACAAGAGCTTGGTTTCAAAATAATTGTAATTGTGCCTGCACATATAATTGCACACCAGTAAATTGTATTTCATTTAATTGTAATTGTGCTTGTTGCGATGGTGGATAATTTATGAAATTTAAAATATTATGTGAAAATGATAAAATATATTATTATGATAATATGACTTCTGAAATTTTTGATGAAAATAACAATAAATTAAAATTAAAAAAAACAAAACAATATACAGAAAAACCATCACCTTCATTTTCAAAAGAAAATCCTCTTATTGGTAAAAGTTATTCACCATATGTAATTAAAATTCAATTAGGATTTTCTTGTAATCAATCTTGCACATATTGTTCACAACGATTTGTGCCAAATGGAGATTACGCAAATGTTAAAAGAGTGGAAACATTTCTTCATGGTCTTGATAATTGGTTGTCTGCCGATGCTCCTAAGCAGTTTGCTTTTTGGGGTGGTGAACCTTTTGTCTATTGGAAAATGATGAAGCCGTTAGCAGAAGGATTAAGAAAGAGATATCCAAAAGCGAAATTCTTCACAACAACAAATGGAACACTACTAACAAAAGAAATTGTTGATTGGTTAGATAAAATTGGTATGTATATTACTCTTTCTCATGATGGTCCTGGGCAAAAACATCGTGGTTATGATGTTTTAGAAGAAAACGGAGAAGTTATAACATATCTTTTTGAAAAATTAGGTGCTACAAATAGAGTTGGTTTTTATACGGTGATGCACTCTGATAATAAAGACAGGGGTGCTATTCAAAAATGGTTTGAAGAAAAATGTGCTCATTTACTAAGTCCTAATTTCAAAATGGATAGCACTTTTCTACGTGTTTATTCTGATGAAAGTAAAATTCTTGCTTCTATGACAGATGAAGAACATAAAGAGTGCCGTTTCAATACAATGAATCAAATTATGAATGGTAAAATTGATAGGTTCAAATGCACCCATAATTTGATAAATGAGTGGGTTGAAAGTTTTGAAAACGAAAGACCAGCAGAAATTTTAGGTCAATCATGTTCAATGGATAAAAAAGAAGTTTTAACTGTTGATCTTTATGGTAATGTTCTTACATGTCAGAATACGACAATTGAGGCTGTTGCTGAGAATGGTGAATCACATAAGATTGGACACCTTTCAAAATTAGATAAAGTATCACTTTCTACATCATCACATTGGTCTGTTAGAGAAGAATGTGTAAAATGTCCCGTGCTTCAAACATGTCGTGGTTCATGCATGTATCTACAAAATGAGTATTTCAAAACTACTTGTGATCTTGCTTATACACACCACATTCCACACATGGCAGTCGCATTCAAAAAGATTACTGGTTATACTCCTATAAATATACAAGCAATGGATAACAGTTTACCAGAAAACAGACAAGATTTATGGGGTCTAAAAAATGAACGCTTATGAAGTTCCTTTCACAAAATATAATGCACACCTTTTGGTGTTTGTGAAAGATGATTTAATTGTTACAAGAACATTTGGTAATTGTTCTCAATTCCAAGAAGAATCTTTTGTGGAAGCTACACCACAATTATTGAATAAAGTTTTAACAGAACCATCAAAGGAAAATTTCGTTGAAATTGATCCTGAGAAAATGAATGTTAAATTTAAAGGAAAAGATATCTTTCCTGATTTTGAAGGGGATGGGTATGTTTTCTTTGTTTGTGGATACACATTTAAGATGGATGAGACGTGGTTTGGTAAAGCTGGCTTAAGTGATAGAGCAACAATTCTGTTCACATGTGATGGTAATGGAGTGTTTCGCGCTCCATTTAATGTAGCTGCATATACATATCTCACAAGACAACACAGACATGCTCTTTATGGAAGAGAAACACTGAATAGTTTCTTTATGATTATTAAACCATATGCTGATTCTACTCTAGAAGAATGCACTTATTTTGTTAAGTGGAATCGTGGGGGTGGTTATAAAGTAAGACACCCATTTACTGTTATTGGTGAAAGAAAACCAAATGAACCTTCACCACAAATTTTTCCAAAGGTTGTTTTGGAAGGACCAGAAAACGTTATTGCAACCAATGAACCAATTACTTTAAATGTTAAAGTTGTTAATGGTATTACGGGTGAAATTGATACACGCTGTAATTCAACACTTTACATTGAAATGGTTTCAGGGTATGCTCCAATCACAAGAGTAAACGTTGTAAATGGTAAAGGTTCTTTCAGAGTTATTCCATTGGCTATGAATTCTGGTGAAGAATTGAAAGTTAAAATTGGTTGGCGTCTATGGCCGGGTGCTGCTGAATATAAAACAATATTAACATAATGGAGGATATATTATGAAATTTTTGATTGAGTGCACAAAACCTGTGTATGATAATGATGGTAATTATGTGAATGTAACCAATGTAAATTACATTTATGATAATGATACATCAGAAATTTTTAATGAAAAAGGTAAGCTTGTAAATATTAAACCTTTGAATGGGTATAGAAACCAACCTTATCAAAATGTTATTGATAATGCAACTTCTATTAATACACCAAAAGGTAAATCTCATTCTGTTGATGTTCTAAAGATTCAGATGGGCCTTTCATGCAATTATTCCTGTGAATATTGTTCACAGAGATTTGTCCCTAATATTGATTTTGCAAACAGTAAATATATTAATAAATTTATTGCAAATCTAGATGATTGGCTCCATGAACCACCAAAGAAAATTGAATTTTGGGGTGGGGAACCGCTTGTATATTGGAAGACAATGAAACCGCTTGCCGAAAGATTGCGTGATAAGTATCCAAATACTCGCTTTTCGACAATAAGTAATGGATCATTACTCACAGATGAAATTATTGATTGGCTCTATAATATGGGATTCTCTCTTGCAATTTCTCATGATGGTCCTGGGCAAAATGTTCGTGGTCCTGATCCATTTGAAGATCCTGTTCAAAGAAAAATGTTGTTCAAACTTTTCAACAAGTTTCTTCCAGAAGGACGCATTTCCATTAACTCGATGATTCATAGAGAAAATATGGATCGTATTAAAATTCAAGAATTCTTTGAAGAATTATTCAATCTTAATCCAAATGAAACGTTCTGGATTGGTGAAGGTGGATTTATTGATGTTTATGATGAAGGTGGAAAGAAAAATGTTCCACAAGATTTAGAAGAACATATTGGTCATAGAAAGACCACGCTTCAAAATATCAAACAAGGAAAAATTAATAGATTTGATGTTGTAAGACAACGAATTACATCATGGATTGATTCATGGGCAAACCACAAACCATCCTCTTCTGTAGGACAGAAATGTGGTATGGATGATGAAGGTAATGTTGCAGTAGATTTACAAGGTAATGTTTTAACATGTCAAAATGTTACTGCCAACTCAAAAGCTCCTAATGGAAAATCACATAAGATTGGACATATCAATAAGTTTGATGATATAAAATTAGAAACAGCAACACATTGGAAGTTTAGAGATAAGTGTTCTAAGTGTCCTGTTCTTCAAGTGTGCCAAGGATCATGTATGTTTCTTGAAGGTGAATATTTTGATCTTTCATGTGATGCTGCATATTCTGATCATATCCCTTTCTTTGCTGCTGCTTTTGAAGCGGCAACAAACGGTGCATTACCAGTAAGAATAACAGCAATGGGTGAAAACTTCAAACTACCAGGAGAACGATCTGATTTGTGGGGTATTCGTATGGGAATTGAAGGTAAGGTTCCAGAAATTAGAGAACAAGCTATCACTCTAAATGGGGAAGTGAAGGCTGAATAAATACCTGTAAAAAGGTATTGAAATGGCTGATAAAGTAAACTTAACTATTGATCAAGGATCAACATATTCAGTTGATTTTCTTGTTTACTACGCAAATAATACACCAGCAGATTTAACAGACTATACGGCTTCTGGTTCTATTCGTAAACATTACACATCTAATACGGCAGTCTCGTTCGCTATGGAAACATATGCAAACGGGACTGTTCGTGCTTCTTTGACTGCCAATCAAACATCTACTCTTTCAGATGGCCGTTATGTGTATGATATTAAGATTACAAATAGCTTCGAAGAGACAACAAGAATTGTAGAAGGTGTTGTTAGTGTAACTCCACAGGTAACACGCTAATGTCTGAATCCTTTAAAGTTATTAAAAAAGAAAGACCTAAATATATCATAAAACTTGTTGAGCAAGAACAATTTAAAGTAATATTAAAATAAGAAATAAAAACTGTAGTCGTAGCAGACGGGGGTGAATTTTAATGCCTAATCTTATTCAAATCAAAAGAAGTTTAACCGCCGCCTCTCCCGGCTCATTAGCAAACGGTGATGTGCTTTATATCGGTTCTAATGCCACTCTGGTAGCCATTGCAGGCAAAAGAACACCAGGGACACTAACAGCCAATCAAGCACTTGTAGCCAACTCTACAGGTGGACTATATTGGGGAACACCAGCCGGTGGTGGTGGCGGTTCGGGCACAGTAACTAATATCGCAACCGGTAACGGTCTAACTGGTGGTCCTATCACAGATACAGGCACAATTTCCGTTCTTGCCAACTCATAGGCTGCTGTAACAATGACATTGAAGCCTATTGTTGCCAATCCTTATAAACTCTATTATATAACGTAATATAATGCCAGAAATTAGTTTTGCAAATTCATTATCATTTCCTGGCGCCAATGTATCATATGATGTAAATGAAACCGCACATGTGGAAATGGATACTTTTAATAGAAGTATTACATTTGCAAACACAATTATTGCTAATGGTTCTCCCGGTGGTTCTGGACAAGTATTAACATCTTCTGGAACAAGTGTTTATTGGAGTAATGGAGCAACAGCCAATACTTCCAATACATTTGGTGATTATGCTGCTGTAGGATCAAATACACTTACAACATCTTCAACATCACAAGTTGTGGTTGATGCTTTTCCTCAAGCAACGTATAGAACAGTGAAATATTACGTTCAAATTGTTGCAAACAATGGTGACGTTCACGCATCTGAAATATTATCTACTCATAACGGTTCTGTTGTTTTCATGACAGAATACGGCACAGTATTTTCAAATGTTTCTTTGGGCACAATTACCGGTGATATCAGCGGTGGTAATGTCAGACTTTTGATCACACCAGTAAACTCAGTAAATACAATCAAAACTTATAGAACAACCTTAACGTCATAAATAATTTAAATTAGGGTAGAAAGAAATGGCAAATCCAACAACAAGAGCAGAATTTATAGAGAATTGCCTAAGACGTTTAGGTAAACCAGTTATTGAAATTAACGTGGATCAAGATCAAATCGAAGATCGCGTTGATGAAGCATTGTCTTATTTTTGGGACTATCACTTTGATGGTTCTGAAAAGATTTATTATAAACATATGATCACACAAGAAGATATAGATAACAAATACATTACTATGCCTGAAAACATTATGGGTGTGGTAAGAATTTTCAATGTAAGCTCTGCCATGGCTTCATCTGGTGGTTCAACAATGTTTGATATTCGTTATCAGATTGCATTGAATGATCTTTATCAATTCTTCCGTCAATCAATGGTTCCATATTACATGAATATGCAACACATTCAATTTCTAGAACAGTTGCTTGTTGGAGAACAACCAATCCGTTACGTTCGCCATAGAAATAGACTTCATGTTGATATGTCATGGGATAAAGTCAACGTAGGACAATATCTTGTTGTAGAAGCATACGAAGTTGTTAATCCTGATGTGTTCCAAGATGTTTGGAAAGATAGATGGCTTCTAAGATACACCACAGCACTTATCAAGAGACAATGGGGTATTAATCTAACAAAATATACAGGTATTCAACTTATGGGTGGTATCTCATTCAATGGCGAAAAAATCTATAATGAAGCTGTCTCGGAAATTGCACAATTAGAAGATGAAATGATTACTTCTTATAGTATTCCACCAAGTTATATGATTGGTTAGATGAACACTTATTATATATATCTGTATAACATATGAGTTACACGTATATAAAATGCAAAAATATGGATTCGTTTATCTTTGGTATGATCGCAAACACAAAAGATATTATGTTGGTTCTCATTGGGGGCATGTTAATGACAAATATATTTGTTCTTCATCTTGGATGAAGAGAGCGTATAAGTTACGTCCACAAGATTTTAAAAGACGTATTCTTAAGACAAATTTAAAATCAAAATTAGAAATGTTTAATGAAGAACAACGTTATCTTGGCATGATTAAAAAAGAAGAAATTTCACCAAATACTGAAAATCCACGTTATTATAATTTAAGAACAATTTCTAGTCATTGGGCATCATGTGAAGATAAAGTAAAATCTCTTTCAGAAAAAATTTCCAATAAAACAAAAGAAGCTATGCAAAGACCAGACGTGAGAGAAAAATATTTAAATGGTCTTAAAACAAGAGATATGTCTAAAAATTCTGATCCTCAAATACTAGAACAGAAAAGACAAAAAATGCTCGAAAACATGGCAATAAAATTTCCACACGAAAAAAGAAAAAAGACCTTAAAAAAAGGTTCAGAAGAACTTAATGAAATTTATAGACAAAAGACAGTTGAAATGTGGAAAAATAAAACAAAAGAACAAAAACAAAATATTCTAAACAAATTACAAGAAGCAAATAAACGTAATAAACAGATTAGAGCCGAAAAAATATCAGCTACTAAATGGTATAATAATGGGTTCATAAATACTAGAAAAACAGAACACCCTGGTTATGGGTGGAATTTAGGTAGAATTTAATGGCTACGTCATTCTATTTCAATAAAGCGGCCACGGCAGAACAGAGATTACTTGAAGATTTGACCATTGAATCAATCAAGATTCATGGTATTGACGCATATTATCTTCCAAGAACATTGTTCAATCAAGATCAAATTTTTGAAGAAGATGTTCTTTCTGTATTCAAGCGTGGGTTTCTTATTGAAATGTATCCCAAGAATGTGCAGGGTTTTGGTGGAGAAAAAGACTTACTTTCAAAGTTTGGTGTTGAAATTCGTGAACAAATCACATTTGTTGTAGCACGTAGAAGATATGAAGAAGAAATTGGTGATTCGTATATGGAACGTCCTAATCGCCCAATCGAAGGTGATTTGATTTATTTCCCAATCAACAACGGTCTTTATGAAATTAAATTCGTTGACCACGACATGCCATTCTATCAAATCAGCAACCGTTATGTGTATGAATTGAAGTGTGAAAAGTTTGAATATAGCTCTGAAAGAATTGATACTGGTATCGCAGAAATTGACGAAATTGAAGACAAATATACATTGGTCAATGTTGGTGTATATGAGGTTACTACGGAAGACGGACAAAACCTTTATACTGAAACCAACGATTTCATCATCATGGATAGAGACGATATTCAAGATTTTGATTCGGGTGCACAGAACACGACATTCCAGAATGCAAGTGATGGTATAATTAATTTTGATGAAACCAATCCATTTGGAGAAAGAATCTAATGATTCCTAGTTATTATTACCATGGCTTAATGAAAAAGTATGTTGTTTATTTTGGAACACTTTTCAACGACATTTCTATTGAAAGAACAGATGAAAACAATCGGGTAATTCAAGATTTTCTTGTTCCTATTTCATATGGACCAAAGCAACGATTCATTGCGCGTCTAGAACAAGACCCTACGCTGAATAAAGAAACAGCATTGACATTACCACGTATGTCATTTGAAGTTGTTGATTTTGAGTATGATCCCCAAAGAAAATTACCAACAATGAATACGTTTATAAATCAAAATACAATTTATGATAATAAAATGGATACAACCTTCGCGCCTGTTCCATATAATATTAAATTTGCTTTGGTTATTTACTCAAAGAATGCCGAAGATGGGTTCAAGATTATGGAACAGATTCTTCCATACTTTACACCAGAATGGACTTCTACTTTAAACCTTATTCCAGAGTTAGATTTGAAGGTTGATGTTCCTGTAGTTTTGGATGACTTAACCATGTCAGACAGATATGAAGGACAGATGGAAGCAATCAATAGAAGATATATCTTTCACACTCTACAATTTGTAATGAAAGGTTATTTCTTCGGTCCTGTAACAAAAGGTGGTTTGATTAAACGTGCTATTGCCAATTTGTATAATTCTACATTGAATAGATCGGCTAATCTAAATATTGTTTCATACATCACAGACTTTCAAAAAGGAAATGAAGTATATCAACTATTAGGTTCTGAAAGAACCGCATCTGGTATTGTTAGAACAGGTAATTCTACTTTTCTTCAACTATCAAATGTGTTGGGTAAATTCTCTACAGCCAAGAATTTGTTGTGTGCCAATTCGAATGCAATTGGAGAAATTATAAGTATTACATCTAGCGACACACCAACAGAGGTTGTTACTGTAAGACCAACAATGACAGCCAATGGTGAACCAACAACAGACATAGACCTTTCTGTAGATATAGATCAAATTAGCTCAACAGATAACTTTGGAATTAATGTAACAATATCGAGTAATTAATTATGGAAAATGATGACGAAAACAACGATCCTATTGGCAAATCACTAGGATTACAACCTATAAACGATTTAAAGACACAGATAGTCACTGAGATTAATAATCTTGAAGATGATATTCTAGGTTCAAAACATAACATCAAAGATTTAATCTTCAAGGGAACAGAAGCTCTTGAAGATTTGATTGATGTAGCAAAACAATCACAACACCCAAGAGCATTTGAAGTGGTTTCAACACTTATCAAAACTCTAGTGGATGCTAACAAAGATTTGGCTGATATTACACTAAAGACAAATACACGTAAAGAAGTAAACAACGATAATCGCCAAATTCACAACAATTATACTTTTGTTGGAACGGCAACAGATTTGTTGAAAATGATGAAGAACGCTGAGAAAGACGCAGAAAATGGCAATGATTGAAGATAAAAACACTTATTATATGGGCAACCAAAAACTCAAAAGAGTAAACGTGCCTGTAAATTACACCAAGCAACAAATGAAAGAATTCGTTCGTTGCTCCACAGATATTGTCTATTTTATTAGAAAATATATCAAGATCGTAAACGTTGATAAAGGTATCATTCCGTTCAACCTATGGGATTTCCAAGAGAACATGGTGAGAACCTTTGCTAATAACAGATTCTCTATTTGTAAACTTCCAAGACAGGTAGGTAAAACCACAGTTACCGCCGCTGTTATTCTTTGGTATATCCTTTTCCATGAGCATTATTCAGTAGCTCTATTGGCACACAAGCTTTCTCAGGCACGTGAAATTCTAGGTCGTATTCAGCTTGCCTATGAAAACCTACCAAAGTGGTTACAACAAGGTGTAGCAGAATGGAACAAAACAAATATCGTTTTGGAAAATGGTAGTGAAATTGTTGCTGCTGCAACATCATCATCTGCTATCCGTGGTGGTTCATTCAACATGATTTACTTGGACGAATTTGCATTCGTTCCTGCACACTTCCAAGCTGACTTCTTCGCTTCCGTATATCCTACTATTTCATCGGGTAATACAACCAAAGTTATTATCACAAGCACCCCCAAGGGTCTTAATATGTTTTATAAACTTTGGACAGAAGCAGTTGAAGGTAAAAACTCATTCGTTCCATTTGAAGTGCATTGGTCACATGTTCCTGGCCGCGATCAAAAGTGGAAAGAAGAAACAATCAGAAATACATCTGAGCAACAATTCCGTGAAGAATATGAAACTGAATTCGTTGGTTCTTCAAGCACTCTGATTGCACCTTCAAAGTTACTAGAATTACCAACAGTAAAACCAATGAAGAATGATAATTGGTATGCTGTATATGAAGACCCTTCATTACCAGAAAACAAAAAGAATATTTACGTTCTTGTTGCGGATACTGCACGTGGTATTGGTGGCGACCATTCAGCATTCGTTGTTTATAATGTTACTCAATTACCATATAGAGTAGTGGCAAGATATAAGAATAATGAAATTTCTCCACTAATCTTTCCAAATATTATACATCAATTCGCACGAATGTATAATGATGCTTATGTCGGTATCGAAATTAACGATAACGGACAGCAAGTAGCTGATATCCTTTTCCGTGAATTGGAATATGAAAATGTTGCAATGACTCATATTAAAGGAAGATCGGGACAAGTGCTTTCAGGTGGTTTTGCCAGCCGTCCAACAGTTGGTATTAGAACAACAAAAGCATTAAAAAGAATAGGCTGCACCAATTTTAAGACGCTAGTTGAAAGTGATAAATTAGTAATCACTGATAAAGAATTAATTGAAGAATTATATCGTTTCGTAGAAGTGGGTGATACCTTCCAGGCGGAAGAAGGCGCACATGATGACTTGGTTATGTGTTGTGTTATTTTCTCTTGGCTTGTTTTACAACCATTTTTCAAAGAGTGGAGCGATATTAACGTTAGAGAAAAATTACAACAAGATAATTTGAAACTTCTAGAAGAAGACCTTTTAATCTTTGATATTGATACTGGAATGAATGAAATATCAGATCAAGTAATAGAAATGTCTGAGAGTGCATTTGACAAGTGGATGCGTTCGTAAATTGGGTAGTATATAAATAACCAATAAATAATAAGGAGTTTCACAATGGGTTTTCAAGTATCTGCGGGGGTAAATGTCTCTGAAATTGACCTAACAACGGTCGTCCCTGCTGTTTCTACCACAGAAGGTGCCATCGCTGGTATCTTTTCATGGGGTCCAGTTGAACAACGCATTTTAATCGAATCAGAAAATGAACTGCTAAACCGTTACGGCAAGCCTGTTGATGGTAATTACGAAACATGGTTTACTGCTAGCAGCTTCCTAGCTTATGGTAATAAACTATATGTTGTTCGTGTTGCTAACACTCAATTAACAACAAGCGCCTATGCGGGAACAAATGGTTCTGTAACAGTAGCAAATGCTGGCACAAATTCAGTTAAAAACCGCGATGATTACGATAATAGAACAAGCTTCGATGCAAACGCAATGTATATTGCCAAGTATCCAGGCTCACTAGGTAATTCACTAAGAATTTCTGTATGTGATAGCCCAAATGCTTATTCAGTGAACGTATTCTCTGCCGCTACAGCCGCTTCTGTAAACGCTGCTGCCTTGACTACAACTCTTGTAGTGGGTTCAAACACAGCCAATATCGTTTGCTCAAATACTGCTGACGCTACCGCGCTAGCTGCTATTCTTCCATCAAGAACAATTCTACGTGTAGGTAATCCATATCTTGGTTTCCAAGACTTGAAGCTAACTGCTGTTTCTACATCTGTATCAAACGTAGTAGTTTCATTTGAAACATCTTACAGACTATCATCAAACCTAGTTGCTAACTCTACAACAGTGGCAAACTCAAACGCGACAGATGGTGCTAAGATTGAACGTCTTTGGGAATTCTATAAGAATGTTGACGTTGCTCCGGGCACATCTGCATATACCGCTCAACGTGGGGGTGTAGGTGATGAATTACATATCGTTGTTGTTGATGAAGACGGGGAAATCACAGGTGTTCCAAACACAATCCTAGAGACTTTCCCAAATCTTTCATTAGCAAGGGATGCTCAAACTGCCGATGGTGCTTCAATCTACTACAAGACTGTTCTAAACGATCAATCAAACTATGTTTGGTATGCAAATGATCGCGCCGGAAGAGTATCAAATACTGCTATTAACTTCACATCAATGGCAAATACACTTCCATACGATCAATCATTCCGTGCTGGTGCTAATGCTGAAACAGAATCAAACGTAGCTGCTACTGTTGAATTGGCAGGATACAACATGTTTGCATCTGCCGAAGACCTAGACGTGTCTCTAATCCTAACCGGTAAGAACAAGTCAGATGCAGTAAAGGCTAACTACATCATTGATAATATCACAGAAGCAAGAAAAGATTGTATCGCTTTCATTTCTCCAAACAAGGAAGCTGTAATCAATAACAGTGGTGAAATTACTTCAACACTAGTTGGTTTCAGAAATTCAATCACATCTACTTCTTATGCATTCATTGATTCTGGTTACAAATACATGTATGACAAGTATAACGATGTTTACCGTTATGTTCCATTAAACGGTGACGTTGCTGGTCTTGTTGTAAGAACAGATACAGTCCGCGATCCATGGTTCTCACCAGCCGGATTTAACCGTGGTGTAATCAAGAATACAGTCAAGCTTGCATACAACCCAAGCAAGGCTGATAGAGATATCCTTTACAAGAATGGTATCAACCCTGTTGTAACATTCCCAGGACAAGGAACAATTCTATACGGCGATAAGACTGCTTTAGCAAAACCATCTGCATTCGATAGAATCAACGTAAGACGCCTATTCATTACACTTGAAAAGGCTATTGCAACAGCAGCCAAATATACTCTGTTTGAATTTAATGATGCCTTCACAAGAGCGCAATTCCGCAATCTAATTGAACCTTTCCTAAGAGACGTTCAAGGACGTAGAGGTATTTACGACTATAGAGTTGTTTGCGATGAAACAAACAATACACCAGAAATCATTGATAGAAATGAATTCGTTGGGGATATCTACATTAAACCAGCGCGTTCTATCAACTTCATTCAGCTAAACTTTGTGGCTGTAAGAACAGGTGTAGAATTCTCTGAGATTGTAGGCAATTTTGGCTAATAAATATTTTAAAATAAGGAATTAACTAAAATGGCTTTTAACATCGAAGAAATTAGATCACAACTAACACAAGGGGGTGCACGTCCCACCCTCTTCCAAGTTACAATCACAAATCCTGTAAATGGTGTAGCTGATCTTAAGGCACCATTTATGGTTAGAGCCGCTTCTGTGCCTTCTTCTGATCTAGGAACAATCCGTGTTCCATATTTCGGTAGAAGAATCAAACTAGCTGGCGATAGAACATACGATCCATGGTCTGTAATCGTGATGAACGATGAAGACTTCCTAATTCGTAATGCTCTTGAACAGTGGTCACATGCTATCAATTCAGCACAAGGAAACCTAAGAACATTAGGCTCACCTTCACCACTACTATATAAATCAACAGCGGAAGTAACTCAATTCTCTAAGATTGGTAATCCAATCAGAACATATAAGTTTACTGGTTTGTATCCATCAGTAGTTTCACCAATGGAACTAGATTGGGGAACAGAAAATACAATCCAAGAATTTAGAGTAACATTTGAATACGATTATTGGGAAGTTTCTGGTGGTATTACAGGGAATGCGGGAGGAATTTAATCCCCGCATTCTTTAAAATTTGGAGTGATAAGCCTTGAAACTTTTCGGATTTGAAATTAAACGTTTTGCACCAGGGGAGGAACCTAAGTCGTTCGCTCCCCCTGTTTCAGATGATGGTGGTATTATCGTTACGCCATCGGGTTTTTATGGTTCATATGTTGACCTAGAAGGCTCTGCCAAGTCTGAAACCGAATTGGTAACTCGTTATAGAGAAATGGCAATGCAGCCTGAAATTGAACAGGCGGTTGATGAAATTACAAATGAAGCAATTTCAGCTTCACCAGAAAATAAAATTTGTAGTATCATCCTAGACGATATTGAAGTTTCACCAAAAATTAAAGCCGTTATTGAAGATGAATTTGAGCATATCATGAAGCTCTTAAACTTCAATAATAAAGCATATGAAATCTTTCGTCAATGGTATATTGATGGTAGATTGTTTTTTCATGCCATTGTTGATCAAAAAAATTCCGATCAAGGTATTCAGGAATTAAGATATATTGATCCTCGCATGATCAAAAAGGTTCGTGAATTAAAAACCAAAGATAAAACAATTGGTATGTCTGAAAATGAAGCTGTAAAGACAACAGACTATCATGAATATTTTGTTTATTCTAATAAAGGTTTTGAACAAAAAGATTACAGCCCAAAACAAGCTCTAAAGATTGCAAAAGATTCTATCGTTTATGTTACATCTGGTCTAATGGACAGAACCAATCAGCTTGTTCTTTCTTATCTACACAAGGCTATCAAGCCTCTAAACCAATTGAGAATTCTTGAAGATGCTACTGTAATCTATAGAATTTCACGCGCGCCAGAAAGAAGAATTTTCTACATTGACGTAGGTAATCTTCCAAAGATGAAGGCAGAACAATATCTTCGCGATATGATGGTGAAGCATAAGAACCGTTTGGTTTATAATGCTGAAACCGGTGACGTTCGCGATGATAGAAAATTCATGACTATGATTGAAGATTATTGGCTACCACGTAGAGAGGGTGGTAAGGGAACAGAAATTACAACTCTTCCCGGTGGTCAAAATCTAGGTGAAATGACTGACGTTGAATATTTCCAACAAAAGCTTTATCAATCATTGAATATTCCTATTGATCGCCTAACACCAAACGCACCATTCTCAGTTGGTAACACAAACGAAATTACCCGTGATGAAATTAAATTCTTCAAATTCATTCAGCGTTTGAGATTGCGTTTTGCAATGTTGTTTATCAACATTCTTGAAAAGCAATTAATTCTAAAGAATATTCTTACATGGGATGAATGGGCCTTCATTAAAGACTCAATTCGTTTTGACTTCATTTCAGATAACTACTTTGCAGAATTAAAAGAAACACAAATTCTCAAAGAACGTCTGAACACAGTAGCTATGCTTGAACCATATGTTGGTGTGTATTACTCAGAAGAATTTATTCGTAGAAATATTCTAAAACAAAACGATGAAGATATTGAACAAATCAATAACCAAATCATGGCTGAAACTCCTATCATTGCTGAAAGAAGAATTCAAAAAGCAGAATTGGATGGCACAGTTGAAGGTAAGCAAATTGCAGCTTCAATGATTCAACAATTAGCGGTTCCACAACCAGAACCAACACCAACTAATTCAAAGAATAAATAAAATAAAAGGATTAAAAAATGTCAAGAAAAGATTTAATCAATATTGCAATGAGCGGGGAATCAGCAAAATTTGTTGATTCAGTAAAAGAAATGCTTGCTTCAAAGACAGCCGATGCTTTGGATACACTACGCACTCATATTGCTACTTCTGTTATGCACAAAGAAGAAACAGATAAATGAAATCTTTCAAACAATTTATAACAGAAGATGATGATTCTATAGATAAAACAAAATTTTGGAAAAATCCAAAAACAAATAGATTAAATTATCCAAATGTTATTAAAGGAAAAGTAAGGGAATTTGACGGATATAAACAACAGACAGATGGCTCTCTTCATACATCATATAAAAATGATGAAGGTAGTCATTATTCCTTTCATGAAAACCCAAAAAAGAGAAGATCACTTGATTATTGGGACAATAATAAAAAAGAAAGAAAAAGTTTTTCATCATGGGATGATTTAGAGAATCATATCAAAAACAATTCTGAGAAGAAAGAGTAAAATGAAAACCTATAAGCAACTAGTATCAGAAATTTATAAGCCAAATACCAAAGATGAAGCTGACTTGATCGGCAAACATGTCATTAAGGTGTTTGATTATCCTGTAGAAAACAAAGATGGTTTGCCATTCCGCGATGATAATATTCGTGCGCCCGGTCCACAACACAAAAAAGCTCCATATCATCCACCAGAGGAACCAGCACAAATTTATCAACAAACTAATGAAGGGGTTGAAACACCAGCAACCTCTTTAGAAGAAAGTAAGGACGAAGATGATGATACCATGAATGGATATCCTTATGCAAAATGGCCGCATTATAATGTGTCATATGAAAAAGGAACATGGGATAAATCACATCATGTAGTATTGGCCACTCACGATATGAGAAAATCATCTGAATTTAAAACAAAAGAACAATCTCGTTACCATGATGAAGATAGTCCCGGCTCACCAAATAGAGTTGGTTATCTTTTGAAACATCACGAAGATCATCAAGCAATGATCAAAAAAGGGTATAGAGTAAAAAGTTATGGCACATTAATTCCTTCTAGTTATGGAACAACTTCCAAGATGAATGAAGAAATTGAATTAAATGTTGTTCAAGAAGAAGGTAAATATCGTTGGTTATCATCAAAAGAAATTGTTAATAAATATGCTGAAAAAGATGATAATGATTTAAAAGATATGTATGGTCGTTGGAGAAGTAGTTTAGATAACCTTCCAAAGAATGTAACATACGCATCACATGGTCATGTTGTTGATAAAGAATTTTATTTAAGAAAAGCTTTGGAAAAGAAGGGGATTAAGGTTGACAAGCCAAAACACCCTCTTGTTATTGAAGATTTTATAACAATTGAGGAATTGAAGTAATGAATGTCGTAAAACCCCTATCTCAGCAAATTTCAGTTACTGCCGCTAATACCGTAAGTAATGCATCTTTGGTTTACATTGCAACAACAGCTTCAACTTTAGTTACAGTAGCTTATGCTAATACAACTGTTAAAGCTTCTGTTGTTGTTCCTGCTAACCAAGTAATTTACCTAGATAAAGCACCAACAGATACTATTGCTGCAAACGTTGCAGTATCAGCAACAAGCATTGCATACAGAGGATAACATGCGTCTTTTTACAGAACTAAATGAAGAAGTCCAACTAATTACAGAAGCAGAAGAAAACGGTAAGAAGTCCTTCTTTATCGAAGGTATTTTCTTGCAAGGTGCTATTCCAAACAGAAACAGAAGAATTTATCCAGTTAATGTTCTGGAAAAAGAAGTGTTTCGTTATATGAAAGAGAACATTGAGAAGAATCGCGCTTATGGTGAATTGGGACACCCTGACGGTCCTAATATCAATCTAGAACGTGTTTCACATATGATCAAGTCTTTGAAGAAAGAAGGTAACGATTTTATCGGTAAAGCAAAGATTCTTGAAACTCCATATGGAATGATCGTTCGTAATCTTCTTTCAGAAGGTGCAAACATTGGTGTTTCATCACGTGGCATGGGAACATTGAAGCCAAACAAAGAAGGTATCAATGAAGTGCAAGATGATTTTCGTCTAGCAACCGCTGCTGATATCGTTGCTGATCCTTCCGCTCCAAATGCTTTCGTTCGTGGAATCATGGAAAATACAGAGTGGATTTGGGATGCTACCGCTGGAAGCTGGAAAGCCCAAGAGATTATTCACGAAACAAGAAAAGCTGGCAAGATTTTAAATGAAGAGAAAGCCATTAGTGTTTTCAATAAAATTCTCTCTAATCTTGTAAACAAATAAATAAAACTAAGAATTTGGAGGAACATTATAAATGTCTAAGACAAAAGAACAAGTAGCCGAAGAAAAGATTGAAGAAGCAACAACTGCGGCTGCTGCAACTCTTGCACCTAACTCAATGACAAAAGCCGGAATGATGGCTTCTACTATGTCAGTAATGAATGGTATGAGTAAGTCAGCTATGGTTGATTTTTTCAATCAAGTAATGGCTCAATTCGGTCCTAATGTATTCCCAGGTGCAGATGCAACAAATACCGCTGCACAAAATCAAGCATCAATTAAAGCAAAGGTTTCTGTAAAGGAAGACGTAGCTGAAATGTTTGATGGCGAAGAAATTACAGAAGAATTTAAGAACAAGGTAGAAACAATTTTCGAAGCTGCTGTTAATGCAAAGTTAGAATTGGAAATTGCACGCCTCGAAGAAGAAACACAAAAAGAATTCGATAGCCTTGTTGAAGAATATAAGGAAGAAATTGGCGATAAAGTTGATGAATATCTTTCTTATGCAGTAGAAGAATGGGTTCAAGAAAATAAGCTTGCTCTAGAAAATGGTCTAAAGCTAGAAATTTTCGAAAAGTTTTTCTCTGGTCTAAAGAACCTATTCATTGAAAACAACGTTTCAATTCCTGATGAAGAAGTATCACTAGTGGGTGATCTTGAATCAAAGATCGCTGCTCTTGAAACACGTGTTAACGAAGAAGTGGAAAAGAATATTCAAGCTTCAAAGTTAGTAGAAGAATTAACAAAAGAACAAATTAAGACAAAGATCGCAGAAGGTCTTTCTGATAACCAGAAAGAAAAGTTTGCTTCATTGTCAGAGAGTATTGAATATGAAGATTTGAAAGAATATGAATCAAAGTTGAATATCATCAAGTCAACATATTTCAAGAACAATTCTTCAAAAGTAATCAAGGAAGAAGAAGAAGTAATTGGTGTAGATTCGCTAAACGAAGATGCATCAAAGGCAAACAACATCACTGGTCCTATGGCAGTTTACGCTACTGCTATTAGCAGAACAGTCAAAAAACTATAAGTTATAAATAAGTTTAAATCTAAAGGAGATTTAGTTAAATGTATCTAAATGAAGAAGTATTAAACAAGTGGAAGCCAATCCTAGAGCATGAAGCTCTACCAAAGATTGCTGACTCACATCGTCGCGGTGTAACCGCCGTTCTATTGGAGAACACAGAGAAAGCTCTTCGCGAAACACGCGGCTATGCTCCTACTTCTCTTTTGGAAGCTGGTGTTCCTGCTAACCAAACCGGCTCAAACATTGATAACTACGATCCCGTTCTTATCAGCCTAGTCCGTAGAACAGCACCTAACCTAATTGCTTATGACATTTGTGGTGTGCAGCCAATGACAGGCCCAACAGGCTTGATCTTCGCAATGCGCTCACGTTATGGCAACCAATCAGGAACAGAAGCCTTCTACAACGAAGCCAACACTGGTTTCTCTGGTTCTGCTTACTTTGGCGCTGCTAACACAAACCTTGGTCTAGCCAATGGTAACGTTGGTAACGCTGGTGCACCAACAGGTAACTCAGAAACATTCAACTTCGGTGGTGGAACATCTACTGCTAAGTCAGAACAACTAGGTGCCTCTGGTAATACTGCCTTCAACGAAATGGCTTTCTCAATCGAAAAGGTCACTGTAACTGCTAAGGCACGTGCACTAAAGGCTGAATACACTCTAGAACTAGCACAAGACTTGAAGGCTATCCATGGTCTAGATGCTGAAACAGAGCTAGCCAACATTCTTTCAACTGAAATCATGGCTGAAATCAACCGTGAAATCGTAAGAACTGTTAACCTAACTGCTGTCCGTGGTGCTAACACAAACGTTACAACACAAGGCACATTCGACCTTGACGTTGATTCAAACGGACGTTGGATGGTTGAAAAGTTTAAGGGTCTAATGTTCCAGATCGAACGTGAATCTAACCAAATCGCACGTGATACACGTAGAGGTAAGGGTAACATTCTAATCTGTTCATCTGACGTAGCTTCTGCTCTTCAAATGGCTGGTGTTCTAGACTACGCTCCCGCTCTAAATTCAAACAACCTACAAGTTGACGATACAGGCAATACCTTTGCCGGTGTTCTAAACGGTCGTATGCGTGTTTACATTGATCCATATGCAACATCAGGTAACTACATGACTGTTGGATATAAGGGTGCAAGCGCATTCGATGCTGGTCTATTCTACTGCCCATACGTTCCACTACAAATGGTTCGTGCGGTTGGTGAAGATAACTTCCAACCACGTATCGGCTTCAAGACACGTTACGGCATGGCACCAAATCCATTCGCCAAGGGTGCAACCGAAGCTGACTCAAACGCTACACTAGAACAAAACTCAAACGTGTTCTATCGTAGAGTATTGGTTTCAAACCTAATGTAATAAGATCGCGTAAAGCGACTATACTAGGGGAGGCATTCGTGCCTCCCTTTTTTTATTTGTAACTCCTAAATACTGATATGGAGAATGTATCATGAGTAGTAAGCTAAGTCAACCCATTAATAAGAATTTTCTTTCCCGCGTGGGGTTTAAATTTGGTATTAAAAAGTTACCAAACACAAATTTTTTCGTCCAATCGGTGAATGTGCCTGGAAGAAAACTAGGGTTCGCTCCATTACCTAATCCATTTAAAAAACTACCCATCGCTGGTGATCATCTAGAATATAATGACTTCACCATCACATTCAAGGTGGATGAAGATTTTCAAAACTATATCGAGATTTATAACTGGATGAATGGCATTGGCTTCCCTGACTCATATGAGCAACACAGACGCCTTGTAGCGGCTCCTGCAATGTCTGGTGAGGGTGTTTATTCTGATGGCACATTACTCATATACAGTAGCTCACGTAATCCGTCAATGGAAATCGTATTCACAGATATGTTTCCACACGCTATCTCTGATTTGGTGTTTGATTCGCGTGATTCAAAAATTGAATTCGTTGAAGCCACAGTTGTATTTAAATACGCGAAAATGCAAATTAAACGCTTGACAGGTGTTTAAAGGGTTGTTATAATAAGCTGTGCTTTGAAAGGTGAAATTTGATACCTAAATAACTCATATAGTGATATAGAATATATGGGTGATATGATAATGACATTGGATGAAATACTGAATATATGGGAAAAAGATTCTAAAATTGATAGAACAGATATCTCAAGTGAATGCTTGAAGGTTCCCGAATTACACCACAAATACTTAAAAATTATGTCTCATGAATCTCTGTTACTGAAAAAGTTAGAGAATGATAGACGCACATTATTCAAATTGAAGTGGGAATATTATCTAGGAAATCTGGATAAAGAAACTCTTGATGAAAAAGGCTGGCAGCCAATGCGCCTTAAGATTCTCAAGAATGATATTGATGTTTACATGGATAGCGATGTTGATCTACAAACATTGGATGCTAAGATTGCTGTTCAAAAAGAAAAGACTACTGCGCTTGAATCAATTCTAAGAAGTATTTCCATGCGTAGTTACACCCTTAAAAACTATATTGATTTTGAAAAGTTTCAAGTGGGTGCTATCTAATGGATATTCTAAGAATTAAAAAAATAAACGATGTGTATGTTCGTATTACAAGTGAACCACATGTAGAGCAAGAGCTATCAGACTTCTTTAAATTTGAAGTTGCAACGGCTAAATTTATGCCTAAAGGTCCGGGTGGAAGAAGATGGAATGGAAACATCTTTCTTTATTCCATGAATACAAAGCTTCTATATGCTGGTCTTTTAAACTATGTTAAGTTGTTTTGTAAAGAACGTGATATTAAGATAGAATATCTTTCTGATTTTTCATCCATTGAATTTTCGGTGGTTGATGCAGAGAAATTTATTAACTATATCAAGCCAAATAAAATACCACGTGATTATCAAATTGAAGCGTTTGTTAACTGCGTAAGAAACCATAGAGCATTAACGTTGATGCCTACCGGTTCTGGTAAGTCATTTACGATCTATCTTCTTTCACGTCTTTATACAATCAACAGTCAATCAAATAGAAAATTCTTGGTTATTGTTCCTACTGTTTCTCTTGTCCATCAGATGGCAAAAGACTTTATTGATTATGGTGCTGATCCAGATACCATTCATCGTATTACTGCGGGTGAGACAAAGGTTACAGATAAGCAAATCGTTATTACTACATGGCAGTCCATTGTCAATCTAGAGCGTCCTTGGTTCAAGCAATTCAAGGCTGTTGTTGTGGATGAAGCTCACCAAGCCAAAGCCAATTCATTTAAGAAAATCATGACAAAGTTAGTGGATTGTAAATACAGATTTGGTTTTACTGGAACACTAGATAACATAGAGTGTCATAAGCTTATTATTGAAGGATTGACAGGACCGACAAAAAAGATTATTTCAACCGCTGAATTGATAAACAGAAAACAATTGGCTGATCTTAATATCAAAATCCTTGTTCTTAAACACGATGATGATTCAAGACAGAAAATGTTCAATCAAAGTTACCACGATGAAATGGATTTTCTTGTTAGGAATGAAAATAGAAACAAATTTATTAAGAATTTAATTCTGTCACTAAAAGGTAACACTCTTGTTCTATACCAGTATGTTGACAAGCATGGTAAAGAGTTGTATGATTCCATCAAGAATGCGGGAATACCTTGTTTCTTTGTTCACGGTGGGGTTGATGGTGAAGAAAGGGATGAAATAAGAAAGATCGTAGAGCAAAACGAAAATTCTATTATCATCGCATCTTATGGAACCATGTCAACCGGCACTAACATTGTAAAGTTAAACAATGTAATTTGTGCTAGCCCAACAAAATCAAAAATCAGAATTCTACAAACAATCGGTAGAGGTTTGAGACGTTCCGAAGAAAAGACTTCTGTTACTGTTTTTGACATTGCAGATGATCTTACCTTCAAGAAAAAGAAAAATCATACGTTAAACCATCTTTTTGAGAGAGTGAAAAATTATAATGACGAAAAGTTTGTTTATAAAATCTATGATATCCAGCTTTCAAGAGAAGCCATTGCTGATAAAAATTAGCACGGGGGAAGAAATTCTTGCTGAAAAGATCACTGAAAAGAACGGTGTTGTTATACTTCATAATCCCTATTATGTTGTGAAGATTTTAAGGGAAAACAAACTATCTTTTCAGCTTGATAGGTGGATGCCTTATACAGAAGGGGTTGAAATTCCTATTGACAAAAACCACATTATATCGTATAATCCACCTACAGAAGATTTTTTTGATTATTATCAGTCTATAATTAAAATGGATAGTGAGGAAGAATTGCTACAAGATGAAGAATACACCGGACAAATCCACTAAAAAAACACAACACTATGTAAACAATGCAGACTTCTTGAAGGCTCTTAGTGACTATCAAGAGAAATGTAAAGAATATGAATCTGCTGGTAAACAACAGCCGCGTGTTCCTGATTACATAGGTGAATGTCTTTATAATATCGCCACACGATTATCATATAAACATAACTTTGCAAATTATCCTTTCCGTGAAGAAATGGTTGGTGACGGTATTGAAAATTGTCTTGTGTATTTAAACAATTTTGATAAAGAAAAGTATAGTAATCCGTTTGCTTACTTTACACAAATTATTTGGTATGCCTTTCTGCGTCGTATTCAGAAAGAGAAAAAGCAACTTTATATTAAGCATAAAGTCCTAGAACGTGAGATTCTTCATATGGGTGTTGCTGACTTCAAGGATGAAGATGAATCTGTTATCAGCAACATGAAAATTGATAATGATTTTATAACAAACTTTGTTGATGACTTCGAATCCAAGTTGACAGTCAAGAAAGAGAATAGTAAGATAAAGAGACGTAAGAAACAGGAGTTAGATTATGTTGACGAATGAGGATAAGATTACAAAGGCTACATCTTTTGTGAAGGCAAATATTCCGCCAGTGATTGAAAATCAAATCCGTGGTATGTTTGATGATACCGTGAATGTGAATATTCGCAAGAATTATCGTGACAATCTAGAAGCTATCATTTCTGTATGTAATGAAGCTATTCGTAAGTTTGATCGTAATTCTGTGGAAACGGCTATGCGAGACACAAACCGTAAGTCAAAGATTAGAGCAGCATATTCATACGATGACTAAGGTTGCTTTAATTACTGATACACACTATGGAGCGCGAGGCGACAATCCCGCGCTCTACAATCATTTTAATGACTTTATGAAGAATGATTTTTTTCCTATTCTTGATAAGCATAAAATCCGTCATGTCATTCATCTTGGAGATTTGGTTGATAAACGCAAACAAATTTCATTCAAGACTGCAAATGAGCTAAGAAAAAATTTTATCAATCCATGTATGAATCGTGGTATTCATTTGGATATTCTTGTTGGCAATCATGATATTCCATTTAAGAATACGAATGATGTAAATGCCATTGAAGAATTGTATGGTAATTACCAGTATATTAAAATTTATAAAAATCCAGTAGAAATGGTTGTTGGTGGTAATCCGTGTGTATTTCTACCTTGGATCAATAAAGAAAACATTACAGACACGCTAACTATTCTAAACCAATCACCAGCAAGATATGTTTTCGGACACCTTGAATTGGTTGGGTTTCAGATGCACAAAGGTAACGTCTGCACTCATGGTATGGAAAGTAATTTATTCAAGAAATTTGATACTGTATTCACAGGACATTTTCACCACAAATCATCTGTAGGTAATATTGAATATCTTGGTGCACCATATGAAATGATTTGGTCGGATTATAATGATCCACGCGGTTTTCATATTCTGGATTTGGATAGTGGTAAGTTAGAATTCATACAGAACAAGAACAGCATTTTTCATAAGCTTTATTTTGATGGCACCAATGCAGATGCTAGCCTTCTTCTTGATACTGATTACTCCTATCTTCAAGAAAAATACGTTAGGTTGATCGTGAATAATACCGAGAATGCAATCATTCTTGACTCTTTAATTCAAAAAATTCAGGAAGTAAATCCTATTGATCTACAAATCATTGATGAATCCATTGATTTTGTTGTTGATAAAAATGTTGAATTGACAGAAGAAGAACAGGATGATACAAAGACTGTGATTTCAGCTTGCGTTGATTCTATTGACACTAAAATTGACAAAGAAAAAATCAAAAACAAACTCATTGAATTGTATAATATTGCGAGTAAAGTAGAAATATGATAGTCTTTAAAACAATCAGATACAAGAATTTCCTATCAAGTGGTAACACATTTACTGAAATAGAATTGGATACCAATCCACAAACACTTATCATAGGCACAAATGGTGCTGGTAAGTCAACAGTAATTGATGCTATCTTTTATTCATTATATGGTGAATGTTATAGAGATATCAATAAGGCACAAATCATCAATTCGATTAATAAGAAACAGATGGTTGTTGAATTGGAATTTTTTGTTGGCTCTGACGAATATAAAATTCGTCGCGGTATAAAACCAGATATCTTTGAAATTTATAAGAATGATTCATTACTAGATCAAGATGGTAAAGCATTGGATCATCAAAATGCTTTGGAAACACAAATCCTAAAGATGAACAAAAAAACCTTTAGGCAGATTGTTGTTATTGGTAAGACAGACTACACACCATTTATGAAACTTACTGCACCGAAACGTAGAGAGTTTATCGAAAACCTTCTTGACATTGAAGTGTTTTCTGTAATGAATAATATTTTGAAGACTGATATTTCAGCTAACAAGAATACAATGTCTAATGTTGAAAGAGATATTACTATCCTCAAGGAAAAAATTCGTCTTGAACAAGAACACATTGAGAAGTTAAAAAAGAACCGTGGTGATATCATCAAGGATTTGAAAGAAAATATTGAAGTATGTCAAGGTGTGTTGGCTGATTTACAATGTGATCTACAGGAAATTGAAACAAAAATAGCAGAGAAGAGAAAAGACCTTCCTGACGAAAAGAAACTAAAAGAATTGATTAATGAGGTAACTAATATCGAATCAAAGTTACGTGATCGCGTTTCAAAGTTAGAAAAAGATATCTCTTTCTTTGAGGAAAACGATAATTGTCCTACATGCAAACAGCCAATTGATACTCATTTCAAATGTGAAACTGTTGAAGAAAAAAACAAGACATTGGTTGAAGTTACAGGCACAATTGATGAATTGAAAAAGAAAAGAGAAAAATTCAATAAAAAATACACAGAAGTAACGGCATTGCTTGCTGAAATTAATCAATTGGAGAGAAAGCTTTCCAGCGTCAATAACGATATTACATTACAAAATAAAATGATAACTCGTTATAACCAAGAGATTGAAAAACAACTTGCTGAGAAAGAACAGGAAACAGATGACAATGTTGTTTTAAAATTACAAGAAGACCTTTCAAAGTTAGAAACACAGAAGCAAGAATTGATTGATGAAAAGAATGTGTTTGATATTGTTGCCATTCTGTTGAAGGATACTGGTATCAAATCAAGAATGATCAAGAAATATATTCCAAAGATCAATTCTGAGATTAACAAATATCTTGGTATCATGGATTTGTTTGTAAACTTTGAGATTAATGAAAATTTTGAAGAAACAATCAAGTCTAGACATAGGGATGCATTTAGCTATTCCTCATTCAGTGAAGGTGAGAAACAACGTATTGATCTTGCTCTCTTATTCACATGGCGTAGCGTAGCGAAAATGAGAAGTGGTAATGTAACAAATCTTCTTTTCTTTGATGAAACTTTAGATGGTTCATTGGATGAACAAGGAATAAATGATTTTCTAAAGATCATTAATGACTTGACAAAGGGAACAAATACGTTTATTATCAGTCACAATACGGATACCATTGATAAATTCAGCAACGTAATCCGTTTCAAAAAAGAGAAAAATTTCAGTGTGAGAGAAACATAATATGGAACCAAAAGTTATTGTGGGTAAATCCCCTTATCTAGAAACACCCTTAGAAAAGGTAACAGACTTGGCTCTTGCTGCCGCTGTTGCTACAGAAATGGTTGAAGTAGCAAAGCGTTATGATGCGGTTAGCCTCTCATCTAACCAGCTTGGTTATGATGCTGCTATGTTTATTATTCGAAATTGGGAATCTTATTCAGTATATCTCAATCCGAAGATTGTTTATGAGTCATCAGAAATGGCTTTGGGCACAGAAACAGATATCTCATTTCCCGGTCTTTCTGTTAAGATTACGCGCCCATTCAAGATTCGTGTGCGATATAATGATATAACCGGCGCTGTCCAAACTGCAAATCTTGAAGGTGGAACCGCTCGCTTATTTCAACACGAAATGACACACATCAACGGAACCTATTTTTGGGACGATGCTAATTTCTTTAATAGAAACAAGGCTCTTAAAGATTGGAAGAATATTGAACGCAAATTGAAGAGAGTTACAAATGGCTGACGGAACAGTATCTTTATCATTAGATTCCTATGAAGCAATGCAAGATGAAATTCGCGCATTGCGTTTTAAGTGTGATGAATTAAAAACAAAGTATGAGGAAGAAAAAGCCAAGACTTGGAAAATCTTCGGACCAGTGTTTGAAGGAAAAAGAAGAGTTTCTTTCTATGATAGTCCTTCAACATTTGAATCTGCTATCGTAGTGGAAATGAAAGACCCACGAACATTTATAAAGTTTCATAATTATGACCATATGGAAGTGCCAGAAAAGATTGCACTAACAAGACAATTAATTGACAACCATATTGCAGATGTGATTAAAAATATTGACTTTACAGGATTAGAACAATGGCTACAGGAAAAGAAGAAAAAGTAAACCACCCGGAACACTATAACCCAGGTGTTTATGAGGTTATAAATATCATTGAACATTATCAACTTGGGTTCCATCTAGGAAATGTTCTGAAATATATCTTGCGTGCTGATAAGAAGCATGATACACCCAAGGAAGATATCGAGAAGGCTATTTGGTATCTTCAACGATATTTAAACAACGTATTGGAAAACAAAAATGAAGAAGCTAAAGAAGGTAGCTCTGCTACTGACGATGGCGTTTCTAACATTGGTAGTGCCTACGTCTCAAGCGGTAGCGAATACTTTTCATCCATGGGAGACAGAATCTAACTACGAAAGATTTATGGAGCATCTAGTTAATGCTCATATTGCCATTCTACCTAGAAACGCCTTTAACGAAAGGAACCTTGTGTGTTTGGCACAAAACATCTACCATGAAGCGCGAGGCGAACGTATGTTAGGACAAATCGCCGTTGTTAATGTAACAATGAATCGCGCACAAGACAGGCAAAACATCTGCCGTGAGGTATTCAGGCCAGGACAGTTTTCGTGGACTTCCAGGCGCCATAGGATGCCTTCTGGTGAGGTTTGGGATAGAAGCCTAGTCCTTGCTTGGATCGCCTTGTATGACCGTGAAATCCTGTTGGACGTGACTGATAGAAGTCGCTACTTCCATTCAGGTAGAACCGTTCCTAGGGATTTTAGGAATTTTACAAGAACGGTTGTAATTGGAAATCATCGTTTCTATAGAAACCCAAGCGATATGGTTGAAGTAGCAGAGGCGCCATAAATACAATAAAAAAGGTGTCTCATGAAATCATTTAAACAATTACAAGAAGAATTACAAAAAATGGGCGACCGTCTAGGTTCTAATCCGGGCGGCGTTCATGTTGACAGTGAATCAGGTAAAAAGTTTTATGTTAAACATTACCAAAATGCTGATCAAGCCAAGGTTGAAGATTTAACAGGAAAAATTCACGAACACATGGGAATTAAGACTTTACAACCGTCTTATTCTGTGGTAAATGGTAAGCATTCTGTTGTTACACCTTGGAATGACAAATTAGAAAGAATGCATCCTTCTGATTTTGCTCATTTGAATACTGATCAACAACATACGATTGGTAAAATGTATCATGCAGCTATTCTAACCAAGAATTGGGATATTGTTGGTTTGGAACATGATAACATTGAGCGCCATAAAGAGACAGGTGAATTACACTCTGTTGACTCTGGTGGTGCTTTCCATTTTCGTGCCCAAGGTGGACATAAGGATTATGGTCCTGATATTGATGAAAAACATTCGTTAATTTCTAGACCAGAAAATGCTTCTACTCATGTATTTAAAACTGTGTTTCAACAAAATCCCGGTGCTGAAAAACATGGTCTTGAAGCAGTAAGGAACATGGATATGAATCATGTTCAAGGATTATTTAAAAACAGTGGCCTTTCTAATCATGAAGAATTATTTAAGAATTTCTCAGAGAGAAGGAATAAATTATTAGGAGAATAATATGTGGGTGTGTTTGAGTGATGGTTTTATTTCTGTAGTTAAGGATAAGTTGAATTTTAATGAGCTTGTTGTTCGGGCACGTCGCAAAGAAATTCTTCAACGGTTGTTTCCAGACCGAGAAATTACAGAGCTTTGGAATGCGGATTACATGTATAGAACATACTGCTCCAAGGAAGAATTTAAGAATATAATGTCTGAATCAATTGATAATATTGATTATTCAAATTTCAAGGAAACTGTAAAAGATAAGGATTTACATGAATTATATTGTAGATTCTGGGCTTTACATTTCTATTATCAGAATTATCAACCAAGGTAAAGGCCCGAATGGGCCTTTTACTTTTTAGGGGGTGTCCATGTATGGGGGTCTTCCTCATGTGGAACAATATGAGCATCCCAAACATGTGTAGCAACGCTATCACCACTCTTATAGTAAGTCGCAGAAGGTGTGCTACGAGCTAGTTTATAGGTTGTATTACGAGGAAGAATAACCTCATGTTCTGCCATATGAGTTAATGGGCTGCCGTTATATTCATTTCCAACAAACAATCCTTTATGACCTTCCGGCACATGAATTCTCAGAACATGTCTTTCAAAATCACCAAGCTTATGATCCCAATGGGCTTTAGCAAAAAAGTCTGCTGTTCCTGAATCAATTGAAGATGAAGTATATGCTGATGTTCTAAAAACACCATTGGACATTGCTGATTCTTTTCTTGGATTCCAACCAACACCAGAATGAAGAACCATCTTTGGTAGAGTATGTTTATTTACAGCACTATCAAAATGTTCAAGGTTTATATGTTGTTTTACTTCTTCATGTGCTTTATTAAAATCTTCATGATGAATTAAAGCTTTGTTAATATCCTTTGAGCTTTCTGCGTATGACAATACAGCCTTTTTTTCATGTTCTGGCATATCATGAATTGATTCTTTTTGATCTTGCAAAGCATGAAGATGATTACCAACATCATCAATGGTAGGACCAAGATGTGAATTATGATTAATCATGTAATAATCATGATTTAAGTTATATACTTTTGGTTTTAAGGCTTCTGTGGTAACTTGTGATACCCCTTGAACCGCTTGCGTCTCTTGCTTATCTTCCTCTGTGAAGGCGTGTGAGCCATGCTGGATATACAAATTTGGTATAACCCAAGGCATGGCTTTAAGATATGATTTAAAACTTTTCATTATTTCTCAACCTTTGGTGGTTCCCATTCATGAGAATTTTCTACATGTTGTGGAACAATGTGTGTATCCCACATATGAATTTTATCTCCATATCCATCTGCATAAGATTTTGATGGTGCATCAGAAATTTTATATCGAGTGTTTCTTGGAAGAATTACTTCATGTTCATTATGGTTTGTAAATTCATTGTCATTACCGGTAAAGAATCCTGGGTGTCCTTCTGGAACGTGAATTCTAAGAATGTGTTTTGCACGTTCACCACCATGAGATACATCACTTGTAAATCCATGTGATGTTTGAGGATTGATTGATGTTGAAATATATGCTGTTGTTTTTAATAAACCATCTGGTGTTGTTTTTTGATGTGGATGAAACTTAATACCTGAATACACAGTCATTTTTGGTAGAGGGTGTGAATCAATGGCAGCATCCATGTTTTTAACTTGGTTTGCATATGGACCATTCTTTACAGCTTCTTCATCATGACCGTCATGAATCAAATGACTATTGATTCCATATGAACCATCTGTGTAATTTTTAATTGCATATTTGTGTTCATCTGGAATTTTACTGATTGGAATTTTCCCATGTGTTTCTTGTCTTTCTTGAAGATGTTTTCCAACATCACCAACAGAATCACCTAAATGGGTGTTATCATGCATAAAGAATACTTTCTTATTTGCAGATTCTTTAACCCAATCTTTATAGTTACCATTCATAACTTTGTCAAGATGTTCTTTCCCAAACTTATCACTGTAATTTACAACGTGGGCGTGTAAATCGTGTGCGTTTGGATCATCTAATATTTGATGAATATGATCACTTGTTGCGCCTCTTGAAGAAAGAGCCTTTTCTTTTGCCCAACTATCAGCATTAGGATGATTCAATAATGTTGTAACGTGTTCTGGTGTAATTTTGTCTTTATGCCAAGACAAAATATCTCCAAGTGTTCCACTACCTGTTTCTGGATTATTGAAAGCTTTTGTGATATGTTCTGATGTAAAGTTTTTATGTTGTAGAGCATTATACTTTGCATCATATGAACCATGTTGTAGAATATGATCAATATGATGTGGTTGAAGATTATTATTATTTGAAAGATGATCTAAACCAGAACCATAACTTGACATAACTGCTTTATCAAGATGATGTGGTTTTAGATTTGGATTTGATGTTGCTGCATGAACAACATGTTCATTACCATCATCTAGAGCTTTGTCAAGATGGGCGTCTGTTGCCGCTGAGTGTCCTGCTGCCGCTGCTCTAACTTCTGGACGTGTATCATCCAATCCCTTTGTAATATGGTCTGGTGTAACTGGTGTTTTGTAATAAGAAAATACTTCTCTTCTTACTCTCCAATCATCATGGTTTAATGCCATATCCAAATGATGTGGTTGAACATTCGGATGGTGTAGAACGCTCATTGCATTTGATGAGTTAGATACACTATTTAATTTATTACTTAAAATTTCATCAATGTGATGTGATTGAAGATGATCACTTTGTAATGCTGCTGTTCTTACACCCCAATCTTCATCTTTTAATGCTTTGTCAATGTGGTGTGATTGTGCGGCAGGAGAAACAATAGCTCTTTTTCTTACATGAGAAGAAGGATCATTAATGGCTTTGTCAATATGTTCTGTTTTGACATTTGGATTCATCAATACTCTAGATTTGGCGTCTGTATCATCACCATCAAGAATTTTATGAATATGATTTGTTGTTAGCTTATCACTTAGAAGAACAGAATTTTTAGCGGAATGGTTGTTTCCATCTAGAATTTTGTCAATGTGATGTGGTTGAATGTTTGGGCTTGATGCTGCTCTTGAAGACACATAAGTTTCTGGATGATCTAATAATTTATCAAGATGGTGAGATTGCACCTTTGGACTCATAGCTACTTCTCTAAGGTCTTCTGGATTATCCCTTTGAATTGCTTTATCAAGATGCTCTGGTGTTACATTTTCGTGACGAATAGCTCTGCGACGAATATAGAATGATTCATCATCCAAAGCTTTAGAAATATTTTCATGACTTGCTTTTGGGTGAGAAATAGCTGACGCACGCACATATTCATTTTCATCATCCAAAGCTTTATGAATATGTTCTGGTGTTACATGTGGGCTTGAAAATGCAATTTCTTTTTGGTAACTATCATGACCATCCAGAATTTTATGAATTTCATCAGAGTTTGCAATTGATTCAAATAACTTTTCTTCTTTCAAAGTTACGTGAATACCACCAACCGCTGTTGATTCTGAAACCTTTTTTGGAGGTATAGAATGACTTCCATGGGGAATATAGACGTTTGGAAGGTCTTTGTCATTCTTAGGGAATGCATGACTTCCATGTTGAATATAGACGTTTGGAAGGTCTTTGTCATTTGGAGGTATAGAATGACTTCCATGGGGAATATAGACGTTTGGAAGGTCTTTGTCATTCTTAGGGAATGCATGACTTCCATGTTGAATGTAAAGATTTGGAATAACCTTACTAACAAAATCTCTAAACTTTTTCATTTTTTATCCCTTAGTAAAATCTCTGGATGGTGTTTTTGGTGGTTGCCAAGTGTGAATATCTACACCCTTTGGTATAACATGAGCATCCCAAACATGCTTAGTAGCTGTAGGACTATTATGTGAAAACACAGTAGGTGTTGGATTAATCTTAAAATGAATTCCTCTAGGCAGCAACAATTCATGCTCGGAAGGCATTGCTGATCTATTTAGATCATTTCCAAGATATAATCCTGGGTGTCCTTCATGAAGATGTATTCTCATGATGTGTGCATTACCTGTGGTTGCAGCAAATTCATCTGCTACAGAAGGATCAATTGAAGAAGAAATAAACGATGGTGAATACATGATTCCGTTTGAGTGTTTTGTTGTGGCACCCGGATCAAATTTTACACCAGAAAAAACAGTCATCTTAGGAACAGTAAATTTTGTTGTAGCATTATCCAAGGATGGTAGATGCACATATCCAACTTTCTGTTTTGGTTCTCTATTTGCTTTATGGCTTTGTAACAATTCATCGGATAAGGCAGAAGAACCAATTGAGTATGATTGAAGCGCACCACGTTCATTGGCGTGTAGTTGACCGAAAGGATGATGTTCCCTTAGCTTCTTATCTACGTCCCAAATTTCTTTACCAATATGATCATTGGCATTATGATAAAGAAAATTGGTATAATGTTTCTTTGCTGTATATTGAATGGGTGTTGGTGTTGATTTAAATCTATCAAGGAATGACATTTTATCTTCCTGGCTTCCATGTATAAGGATTTTCTTTTCTTGGAATTATATGAGTATTCCAGACATGCACCAATGATCCAGCGTCATCATAGGTAGTTTTTCCTGTGATTTTAAAATGATGATCCCTTGGAAGAAGAACCTCATGTTCTGTTGAATTGGTTAGTTTTCTAAAACCTACGTTTCTGTTCCCAACATACAATCCATGTTCACCTTCATTTACATGGATTTTAAGAATATGTTGTTCTGGTTGTTTAGGATCGGCATTATACTTGCTGTGCACATCATTTGCAAAGAAATAAGCGATGCTAGGATGAATTGTTGTAGAAACATAAGCTGGTGACTTTAAAACACCGTTTGTATTTTCTGTAAGTTCTCTAGGGTCTTTTTTAATACCAGACAATAAAATCATCTTTGGGAGTGTATGTTTCTTAATTGCACTATCCAGATATTTTACTTGGTCTTGGTGTTCAATAGCAATTCTTGAAAGATCGCCATTGTGTTGATGTAAAGAGCTATTCAAACCATATGAAGTATTTGTGTATTGACGAATGGCTCTAATTTCATTGTTTGACATTTTCACGTCAGCATGAAGGTCTTCCAAATGCATACCGGCTTCTGAAATAGCTGCACCTAAATGTTGGTTAGGGTGCTTACCTCTTTCAAAACTTCTAAATGTTTCATATTCTTCTCTAAGACTTCCTTCTGAATGGGAGCCATGTTGAATGTATAAATTAGGTATTTCTTGTCTATTGGCATGTGCGCCATGAGTAATAACAACAGCCGGTATTTTATATTTGACTGCGTTTAATTTCCGCATGGCAAAATCAGCAAAAGTCTTCATCTATAAACCTCTATAATTGTATTATTTATAGATTGGATGCAGCCAAAAATCCAATTCAGCCACCGTTCCCTATCCCGAATGGTTATCTATATATTTATATGGTCAAATCAATAGAACAACTTAAACAAGCGGTAGCCGAAGACAGGAAACGTCAAGAGGAAATAAAGAATCGTCCTAATTGGCGTGGATTATACGTGCGTAAACCAGAAGAGAATGAAAAAAGAAAGGCCACGCAACAACGCCGCGTAGCCGAAGGACTCAATAATTTTGGTGTAAAAGCAACCTGTATCTATTGTGGATTTACGTCTCAAAAACTAAAGATAGACAAATACCATAACGAAAACTGTCCGGTTGAAAAAGAGAGAAGAGAAACAACTTGGTTGTATGTCTCACCAAAGTTACGAGGACTCAAAGTTAAGACTTAGTTTCTATCAAACAATTCATAATCTTCAATGTCTTCATCATAATTCCAAAGAATTGTTACAAACTTGGAAGTGAGATAAGCAATTAAATATTCATGAGAACCATAAAATACAATACAAAAGAATGCAGCAATGTAAATATCAAACTGCACGTCTTTTAGAAGCATTGTCGTTCTGTTATTTGAAAATGGTTGTGTCTCAGAAATACATCTACCGATGGCAATACCACCCATGATAAAACCACCAATAACAAAAAGAATAAACAGAACGAAAGACATGATATAATCCTTTCAAAATGCCCGATGCACAAGGCTAACTAATGGCGTTCGGGCAACACCGACTTATTTATTTTCAATTGAATAGGTGAAGATATCATCAAAACCTTCTTCGCGTGTAGGACGCTGAATGGAATTGATCATATTTTCAACCACATTCTCAGGAATATTCTTACCAGCACGTTCCGAAGAATAAAGAAAAAACTTGTGGTTTTCCTTAGAAGGAACCTCAAAGAAAACAGCAACCTTCCTGTAATTGTCAGGAAACTTGGAAAGCTTCTTGGCACGGTTCTTCACGGAAAGATTAGTTTGATCCCAAATGATATTCTTACCATCACGAATGGACTCTTCCAGAAGAGTATTCATGAAAGTTTCAGCTTCACCGATCATGTTAGACCAGACAGCATCATACGTAGTAGCATTCTCGTATGCATACTTCTGAACATAATGATCCGTGGAAATGTAAACAAAGTTAGGATACAATTCAAGAAATTGCTTTGCATACGTGGACTTACCAGAGCCAGGAACCCCAATAAGCATAAAAACAACAGGATTACTCATTAACCACCCCTATCAAGAATTGCGTTTTCTATAGCCATATTAACCTTATCACGAATGTCTGTCAAGGTTGAAAGCTCACCAGCATTCTTTCCTGCTGCATATCCAGCATTATAACCATTATCAAAAGCCTTAACAACAGCTTCCGCTTTTACTTTTTTATTTTTTAGCTTATAGATTGCTTCAAGAATTGCTTCGTTATCAGCCTCACACCCCAATTCATTTGCGGTTTCAGCAATAACAGTATCAAGTGTGGCAACCAAATCGTAAATTTGAGAGATTGTCATTTTATCCAATCTCTCAAAAGGCCACTTTCTATCTTCTTCATTCATCGTTCTGATCCTTCCAACGAACATTACCAATGATCCAACGAACCTTGTTAACACCAACTATAGTGCCACAAGACTTGCGAATCTTCTCTACAATCAATTCACGTGCCTTTAGAACAAGATCATCAAAGTTAGAGTGACGCTGATCGTAAAGAGCGAACATAATAGAATGAATAGACTGATCAAAGTTAGGAACAAGAGTTACCGCAAAAGTCTTACGGTCCATATCCCGTCCCTGTATAAGACCATGAGCAACAACATCAGCCTTTTCAGCAATGCTTTGATCAACAGCCTTGCGGTATTGAATTAAGTCATTCCGGTCAACCTCATTCAGAATAGGCAGAAGATCATCCGCTTTATCCTCTGCTACAACCAGAAGAACGTTCTTTTCAATACGAATCATATCCTTGGCACGATGCATCATGACATAATCATCAGCCTTGATCTTAAGCATATGCCCGTCATCAAAACGAATGATCCACCCCTCTGCATCCTTAAGGTCACGAGTTTCCTGCACAAGATGTTCCATTGAAGAAACAGTGCCAGGATATTGCTTTACAACCTCAATTCCATAATACTTTCCATTTTCACAAAGACGCTCATAATTGACATATTCACCAGATTCCATCACTCGCATTGCAATTAGAACAAGGCGATCCTCTGGATAATCAATTACGATTTGGTTCTTACGAGAACACCACTCAAAGATAGGAGTAAGACCACAGTAGTAACAGGCGCGAGCAAACTTCTCATATTGAGGATGCTTTGCAACAAACGCTTCCGCATTCATTGCAACTTCCGTAATACCCATCTTGGTTCCCCAACGGTAATGATCCCCAATCTTAATTGGAGTAATCATGGAACCGTCAAGCTTTTCAAGAATAACATGAGGCTTGGAAAGATCAACATTTTCCAGGCGAGTTTCGGAAGTTTCGTTTACATTGAAAAACTTGTGAAGACGACGCGACAGAACATTACCATCCTTATCGAAAATAAGACCGCGACACTCACGTAGAATAGCATGGTCAACAGTCTCAATTTCTGGAAAGGTATCACCCATGTTCACAATGTAATTGAAAACAATGTAGTCATCGCGCTCTGCCTCAATGAATTCCTTACGGCCAGCAATGGCCGCACGAACCTGATCAATATGCGTGATGTGAGGAAATTCGTAGTTCATGATAATACTCCGTCTTAGAAAGGGATATTATCATCCCTCTCTGTTGGCGTCAAGTCTTTCTTGTTCATAATAGGAATATAATTCATGGGGTCAAGAAATTTTTTTCTAGCTTCATTTATTATTTCTTGATAATGAAAATCACTAGAACCGGGATAATAAATCTTAACTATTGTTGGTTTTGGAACATTTTCAATAATACCACCAACAGGATTTTTCCAATCTGGTTTAAATACTGTTTTATATCCAGACCAAGAATTTTTATCTTTAATTTCTGTTTGTGTTACATCACAACAAATAGCTGTATTATTATCAAACCATTTGAACCAGTATGCACCATTTATTACCCAACCTTGCATACTTTTTTTATTAATTCGAAAATCGGTAACAAGGAGCGTAGAAAACGCATCCTCATTACCGAAAACCAAAATTGTTTTATTAGTCGTGGGAATATTCATCAACCTCAAACCCACCACGATGCGCGCGAACCCACACATGATTATCAAACATGGCAAGCATCACAGCCTCATTTGCTTCTGACATGAGAATAGAAGAAAACTTCTTCATGTCATTAATAAGAGATTGAGAAACCTTGGTGTTAGGTTCAAAACAACGCTTTTTTGAATTCCACTCACCATGCGGGGAAATTACACCATCATCTTCACCCCAAGGCGAATCAACGTCTTCCCAATCAAAAGTAGTGAAGTAAATATCATTTACCGAGAAAACGCATTCATCACCATCATTAAAATAAGGTGTGTATTGTGACCAATAAATGGTCTTCACTTGTGGATACGTATCAAAGAAAGCCTTGAAAAGAACATTCATCTTTTCCTTGAGGATTTCACGTGTCTTATTCATCAGTTCTTCATATTCGTTGATAACAGCATCAACAGACTCAGAAGCCTTGGTAAATTCATTCATTTTATATTTCCTTATCCAATTGTTTCGTTACGTAGTCGGCTAGCCATACCATCAATAAAAATATCTGCACCAGAGATTGTGGTAGGAAGAGGACCAAGCGGTGTTCCTGTAGTCACTGGTGGTAGAACAGGCGTAGGAGCGGCTGTAGTGTCTTCCTGTAGAAGAACAGGTTGTGGCTTGGACTCTTCCTTATAGGCGGAAACCTTACCACCCATCCAAGTTTCGATAGGCATTCCAGCAAAACACTTTTCAAGTGTAGGAATGAAACCAAGGTCTTCAATTACATGAGCCTCGGCAACATCACGAACATGAACAGTCTTGTTTTCTGAATTGACAATAGTATGACCAAACACACGTTCTGCAATAAAACAACCAACAGAATTGTGAAGAACCATACGATGGCGAACATCAGGAAGAGCCATCTTTGTGCAATCCATAAAATCATGGATTGCAAGATAATCTTCTGCCTTACCACCAAACTTCTTCGCGCTAATACGCGCATGGACCATAGGCTTAATGACACTTACTCCTAAATACATCTGAAATCATTTTCAGAGTTTAAACAATGACTTATTATACCATATACCAAACCACATGTTTAGTCAACTCAAAAATTTATGTGGGTATGCATAAGACTAATAATCTCCAAGATGAATATCTTGGTTCTGGTAATATGTTAAAGCGTGCTATAAAAAAATATGGTATTCATAATTTCACTAAAGAAATATTGTTTATATTTGATAATGAACAAGATATGATTAATAAAGAAAAAGAATTAGTCAATGAAGACTTCTGTAATTTATCAACAACATATAACATATGTCAAGGTGGTAAAGGTGGTTCCTTAAGAAAAGGAATTGTGTTATCTTCTGAAACAAAACAAAAAATATCAAAATCAATTAAAGAACATTACATTAATAATACAGAAATTTATAAAGAAAGATATAAAAAACGTATTATTAATGTAACGGAAGAATATAGACAAAAACTTAGAGATAAAAAGAAAAATTTAGTATGGCTTACTTCCCCTGATTTTTCTATATCTAAACAATATAATTCAGAAACAGAAGAATTTCATAATAAAATTTTAGAAGGATGGATCAGAGGAAGAAAAGCATGGAAGCCTCATAATAAAAAATAGTTATCCTTTTTTATGCAAGCTTCACGCTTTCGATATAATATAGAGGTTCATTTAAATGTTCAATGAACAACTTAATTTCATCATCTGTTGCGTTTTCCATCTTTTCAACAAATTCATTGAATGAAGAATAATTCCCCAATTCACTGAATGAAAAACCATATCCTTCAAGCATTTCAGAGAATGCATCGGAATCACTAAAATATGCAGATGGTTCCCAACCATAATACATATAGCACTCACCATTACGCACAGACTTGATCATCTTTTCTTCTAGTGCGTCCACAGCCTTATTGTAATCATCAAAGGCGACAACAACGTTACCACCTTCCTGCATATCATAAGTTTCATCATTATATTCATATGAACGTTGCATAATAACCCAAACTGTCTTTTCAACAGAGGGGTTTACCTTTTTAGCAGACTTCTTATCCATCGTGTTTTCCTCCAAAATATTCCTTGTTTGGGTTGTTCTTCATCCATTCGGTGATGAATTCTTCCGCCATTTCTTTTTCTGTAAACTGAAAATCATGAAAACAATTAACACAACCACTCTTATAATGAGTAGGCAATTGCAACCTTGTCTTTAGAGTATCATAATCCTTTACAAGAAAGGTATAAGATACTTCCTCAAACATACTAACAGAAATCTCAATTCCAGTGATAATCTTAGATTTAATCAAAGGAATATACTCTACAACCTCACGGGAATAAACATAACCGTTGTTTGTAATATATTCCTTTGAATGTGAAGCATACACTCTTGGAGCGTAAAACTTATATCCAACGTAATAAGGAACGGGAATAGAAACATTCTGCATTAGAAATTCCCTTCCGCTACTAATATTACTTCCATTTTCTTCCTCTTTTAAATTTTCCTGAAACAAGACGTTCATCATTTTCTGAACAAGCATGACATAAATTTCCTTCTATGTCAACTATCCAAAAACGATTAGATGCATATTTTTTATAACCGTCTGTTTTTGTTTTGGGTTTTTTATTCGATTCGCTAATTTTGCGTCTTCGCTCTTTATCTTTTTCTTCATCGATAATAGAAGAAACGTTTATACCAAACATATGATTATTTTTACCAGACATTTTTTGACTTCTTTTTTGTTTTTCTTCTTCTGTCATAAAATTTCCAGTTTTTAAACCTTTATTCCACGGTATATGTCCTTTCTTTGATTCAGACATTTTTTGTCTCAAATCATCAGTCCATATCTTACCACCTTTACCACCTAATTCATAATTGTATGTGTCTTTACGAAGAATAAAATTTTTATTAACTATTTTTCTTTCTTCTTTCATCATGTCTTCTGCGTTGTCAAATACTGCTATTATTTCTTTTTTAAAGTTGTTTTTACCATATTTTTTAATAGCTTTTTTTAAAAAAACACCCGATCCTAGATAATCATCATTTAAATCTTTAGTTTTATGTGTTCCAATATAAATTTTATGGTTTATTAAATTTGTAGTTTTATATACTATGTAAAACATTAAAAATCTCCTAAAGCATTATTTTACATAGTATTTAGCTTTAGGAGATTTTTAACTAAAAGTTGCCCTCCGCTACTTGGAAGCACGTAAGACCATTACGGCGCCACATATCAACCACTTGCTGCCTATCATCGAAAGCTAGAACAGGATTATAACCATCTTCTCTGATCTTGGCAAGCAATTCTTCCTTCACAATGTAATCCTGACGGCTATCCTTAGTAGGACGCATATACAAAGGACACTTGTTAGCCCAAGGCATATACTTTTCAAACCATTGACGAGTAACATCATGATATTCAGCAGGACGACCAGAACAGAACACCACTCTAGGTTGATAGAAATTCTTCTTCATAATCAACCACACAACATCAATTGTAGGCTGAATAGGTTGATCGTTTGGTATTCCTGCATAGAATGCCATCCAATTCTTCGGCTTGTTTTTAATCCAATGGAGTCGGTGGCTGCAATCAGCCACCGTTCCATCAATGTCACATAAAACAGCATTTTCATAAATACTTTTACTAGTCATAGGAATCCCTTTTATGTTTCTTCAAAACAAATATTCATCGTGGTATTACTCTATCATATCTAAAGCTAAGAGTCAAGTGCGTTCTAAGAAAGATGGTCAATATTATGAATCTCACCACATAATCCCTAAATCTCTTGGTGGGAATAATTCAAAACAAAATCTTGTATTATTAACAGCAAGAGAACATTATATTTGTCATCTTCTACTACCAAAAATGTGTAGTGATTCAAAAAATATAAAAAATATGTGTTTTGCATTACATTCGTTTAAAATGAAGAACAAACACCATCAGAGATATAATTCTAAGTTATATGATTATTTTAGAAAAACATATTCGTGTCATATATCTGGTGAAAAAAATCCAAATTATGGTAATAAGTGGACAGATGAACAAAAAAAGAATCTTTCCATTACCAGAAAAAATAAATTCAAAAATGGTTACGTTTCAACAACTTTAGGGTTGAAACGTAATGATTTATCAGAACGCAATAAATTACCTAAAATGTGGATAAACGATGGTCAAATAGATAAACAAATATTAAAATCACACATCCAAAATTATGATTTTAATATTTGGAAAAAAGGACGTATCAATTCTGGTAATATAAAACAACCACCAAACATTTATAAAAGAAAAAATGGTGAAATAATTATATTACCCGAATGGTTAAAAAAAGATACGTATCAATCAAGAATACGAAAGGGATGGAAACATGAAGATGCAATTTCCATCCCTTTACTTTCTAACTAATTTCGAATGTCCATATTATAGAACCTTCGAATAATCCCACGTCTTTTCCTTCACGCGAGTAAGGATAAGCTTACCATCCTTATTCACATATGTAAAGGACTGATTTTCAGGATTGATGCTGATTAGATCACCAATTACAGCGTTGTAATCACCCCATTCCCAATCATCCTCACCATTTTCATCCTTAAACTTCTTACGATAGTTTACGCGGATGCTACCAGTAGAAAGCGGATTGCCTTCCCAAGTATCAGAGTGTGGAAGCTCCATCATCTGATCTTCAATAATCAGAGTAATGGCATAGCGAGACTTCTCACCATTCTCAGGCTTTGCATTCAACATCTTAAGAGCCTGCTCAGGACTTTCACCATAACGGTTCATTTCCTCACAAAGAGCCTTAAGCATGTCAAAGTTAAACTCAGAGAACAGCGCAGAAACATTGCAAATCTGGTTAATGTAATTCTTATTTACAAGAACATCATTGCAATACTCGCGAATGAAATCTTCCTCTAGACCCTTGAAGTTAAGCATGTAGTAAATACGGCCAGGACGATTACGCATGTGCTTATCAATTCGCCACTTGTCATTACAAGTTAGAACGAAAAGCTTCTTGCCAGGATAGACGCCATCAAGCAAAGTTAGCATCTTTTCCTGATCTTCATCCTTATAGACCTTTTCAAATTCATCAAACAAAATTACAGTAGGTTGCTCAATTGTCTGAATAAACTTGTTGAAGTCATCACCAGTGAAGGCAGTATTGATTACAATGCAAGGATAACCACGATCATTTGCCTTGGTGGCAATGAGACGGGCAAGCATAGTCTTACCAGAACCCTTTTCACCAGCAAGAAGAATGCCGGTAGAATTAGGACGATCCTCATACGTATTCAACATACGAATGGCATTCTTTTCCAGATCACCATAAACCTTACCCTTGTAAGCAAAATCCATAATCTGCTCAAGAAAGAATTCCTTGGTCATTGGATTTTGCTTTACAGTGTAATTACCAGCAGGGAGAGAATCGCGAATATCAACGGCGCGAGAATCTGTTACGGAAAAGATATTACCGTGTTTCACATAATAAGTCATAATATAAAATTCACCTTTCAATAAGAAATCTTTGGATTAGGAAGCGAATCAGAAGAATCACTTACCAATTCACCATCAAGAAAAACACTAACCTTAATTGAAGGACTATCATCCCAATAACCACCCCTTGATACTTCAACAGAAATGGATAGATTTTCAGCGATATAATCCCTGATTAAAGCTTCAATCTCTTCCTTGCTAAACATCTTTATATCCTCATTCACGTTTCTATCATACATCGTCTTAACTCTCTTTGATGTGCGTATTATACAGCGAAAAGAGGATATGTCAACAACTATTATGGGTATTTTTTGCGGTCTAATTCAAAATGAGGACCATCGGGGAAAGTCTTACTGAGATTTTTACTTGTAATTGGCAATGGTGTTTCAGACAAATCTTTCCATGTTCCACCCCATACGATAGGAACATTCATTTCATATGCAGCCTGTTTTACGGCTTCTGCAAGAGGGAAGAACAAAGGCCAATCCCAACGAATAGAACCTTCCACAAGCGGTGCTAGGTCAACGGCATGGCCGGTGATGTGTCGGCTATTCATGGTCTTGGAGGCGCCTTTAGCGACCAACTGAGCCTGTCTTTCAACCGTCCTACGACCCTCTACCACAGCGAAGTCATATAGCTCTCTGGCGCGCACTACTACAGAAACAAGGTCTGGATGCACATTTGCTAATCTTTGCACGTCACGGTCTGTTAATTTATTATCCATGTTATTACTCCTTCGGAATATAACACTATATATTAAAAAAGGGGGCTAAAAAGCCCCCAAGAAAGAATCCTATAATGTGACCTTAGAGCCAGCGGCGCCGCCATCAAAAAGGTTTTTCACGAATTTACTTATTGGACGTTTTACATTATAGGTATCATACAGCCAGCACTTCCCTAACCCGAACGGACAAATCCCATTCTATTTACGTGAGTTATACCCTACGGAAGTGTCTTGAGTATAACAGGCTATTTGCTCTCTGTATAATAAACTGGTCTGCGTGGTTGGTCCTGCCCCAACGACCTCTGGTTTCCAAAACCAGCACTCTCCTAACTGAGCTACACACAGATAATATTTTATCTAGACCAAGGATTTACTTCTTCATATCCATTCTTTTCAAGACTCTTGGCAAAATTATTCAAATCCAAAACTCTATTAGAATAGAAATGTTGTTGTTTAAACGATTGCCCACCATCATCAGTATGATGAACGACGCTCTTATCTCCAAAATGAGAAATAAAGAAATGTTTCTTGGGTTGCATATTGACACCTATTTAGTTGGTTGTCAATATTTATTCCTCTTTCTCGTAGCTGAATATACTCTTCTTATCCTCTTCTGTCAAGTCAATAAGAATGCGCGAAGAAGGAATTCCAGTCAAAAAGTAAAATGTATGCTTCATGGCAGAAAGATAAGAGTAATTCTGAGCCATGTAATTTCCATATAGGAAAACAACCTTTTCCTTACCCACTTCACTAATCAATTGCTCTAGCTGTTCTTCATCAGCAGCAATTGAAGATTCAAGCTTTAAAATTTCCTTGTAAATCTCTGTAATTGCAATCTTACAATTTTCATCACGCACTTCCATATCATCAAGCTTAACGTAAGGATTATTCATTTTATTACCCTTTTAAAAACTTGTTGAATTGTTCTGTTATCCAACCTTGCTCTTCATAATTTAGTTTATTAAAGAATTTGGCGTATGAATCAGATTTCTCTTTAAAACTTTTTATTGAAGTCTTATCATTCCAATTCACAGGTATATTATCAGAACATATAGATAAAAGCAAGTCTAAAATTTCTTCCTTACTTTTCAAATTGGTGTTCCTTCATCTTCAACAAATTGACAAACTGTAACCCGTGAAGGGAACATTTTATTTGAAAGTGCTGCTACTTCACGACATTCATCTTCATCTAACGCTTCAATATAATTAAACATTTGTGGTTGACCGTTAACTAAAATATAAACAATGATTAACCACATATGTTTTTCCTTTATATTTTGTTTAAATTGAAATACTTTAATTTATCACTCCAAATTAAACAATGCCCAAAAAAATCCAATCTCCATGACTTATCACTATTTCTTGTAAAGCGAATTCTTTCTAAACCACGATAATCATATACAGTAGATTTACCTATAGTTTTTTTATACCTTTTACCTTCTAGAAAAACAAAAACATGTAAATCTTTTTTACCATAAGCATTCATTAAAAATTTCATAATATAATCCTAAACTGGTGGAGCCTATCGGGATCGAACCGATGACCTATAGCTTGCAAAGCTACCGCTCTCCCATCTGAGCTAAGACCCCTTATTTCTTCCTTTATACCACCCATCAGGAATGGTTTCAAGTTTTTTTATCTTCCTGTTATCTATTCCATTAGTAATCCACATAGAACCAAAACTTGGATTTTTTATACCAATATTTTTAGATTTTCTCATTTTTTGTTTGGTTTCTTCTGTGTGTTTTTTACCAAGAAATGATGGTTTACGGTTTATTATTCCATTTTTTATTTGTGAAGAATGATTATTCCAATCTTCATCAGTCCATTTTTCATATTGTTCTTGTGCTTTTTTTCTAAAATGATTTTTATAATAATCACTCCATTTATAACCAAGTGTTCCACCAAGACCATTAGCATTTATAAAACCAAAACCACCTTTACCACCTTCACAAAGGTTATAAGATTGCTCTGATACTTCTACTAATTCTTTTTCTTTATTAATCATATCCTGTTCATTATCAAAAATGAATAGAATTTCTTTAATAAAGTTTTCAATTCCGTGTTTTTTAATAGCACGTTTCAAGAGTTTACCAGAACCCATATAACCATCATTTAAATTTTTGGTTTTATGCATTCCAATATAGAATTTATTGTTAATTTTATTTGTTATTTTATAGATTGTGTAATACAAAATTAATCCTAGAAGTTATAAATTAGTCTTATTGCCATTGCTATTTATAACTTCTAGGCTCTATGAGGGCCGGGTGGGATTCGAACCCACGACCTAGAGATTAAGAGTCTCCCGCTCTAGCCAACTGAGCTACCGGCCCATTTTATTATATATCAGTGATATTCACCATCACGAATAGTTTGACGAATATGCATGATGATCTTACCTAGATTATTTTGCCCAATATTATTGCAAATACCCCAATAAGTATCACCCCAAGTATTTCCTTCAATAATTTCTTGATCACCTGTAGCTAGAAGCTGAGAACGAAATGGTTCCTTTAGAAACTTCTGCATACAGAGATTAAACATAATATTCCACTTCCACATATCCCAATTGTGGCGCATTGTAACAAGCTTACCTAGCTTCTTGGCAATACCGGCAGTCTTTGCTTGAAGAATGATTTCACGTTCTTCCTTGATAACTGTCTTGGCTGCCTGATAAGCATGTTCAACAGAAGGATACTCTACACCATCTAGGAGAACAGGACAAGGCACAAAATTGGATAGCCAACGATATTCACCAGAAAACTTATCAATCATAACGACCTCATAAACATTTTTTCATATTTGGTTATAATATCAACAATTGTATCTTGGTAGTGTAATTCAAAATCATAATATTCTGGTGAAAATCTATCTTTTGGACCACTACCAAAATCTCTTACATACTTAATATTTTCTTGTAATTCAAAAAGCTCTTTATCAAGATTGCTTTCTAGGTAACTCTGGAAAGTCTGCGTGGATAGTATGTTCAATTGTTCCATCCTCAATCCCATTCATCAATTTAAGAAGATAATCAGCCTTTTCTTCCTCAGTAAGCTTAACACCTTCCGGTCCCCATGTCACGCTAAAATGTGTTGTGTTTTTACTTTTTAACTTTTTGTATAGCTCTGTAATACGCGATTCATCTATAGTGTTATTGTATAACTCTGCAAGTCTAGAATCTTCTGTCATGTGAAAATTGCTTTCAATGTTTCATTTTTATTTGAAATATTATCTTTCATATCATAACCAAGATGTTTAATCTTACAATGGTATTCAACCATCTGTTCCAAGAAAGTATCAGGAACAAGAGAAAGTGACATATAATCATGGAGGATATTATGTGTATAAACAGCGGTATTGGCTGTCATAGGAATAAGAAATTCACGAGTAATGGCATTCTTAATTACGCGCCCATCATACCCATGAAAATTATGACAATGTTGCTCAAAAAACAAATCTAATTGTTCTGATGTAATTGTCTTAAACATAATATAATTCCTTCAAATGGGGTGGGTGACGGGATTTGAACCCGTGGTCTTCGGAGTCACAGGCCGACGTTTTAACCAACTAAACTACACTCACCATACAGCAAATCTTTTACCTTCATAGAATGCAAAATTTTCTTTACCAAAATATTGCATAATCAACGAATAATCTGAACGTGAAGCTTTATGATATCTAGCAGTAACAATAACACCATCATATTCTTCGACCGGGCTTTTCATACGATCATGAATTTTAAATCCATTAATATGAAAAAGCGTTTCAAGATGATTCATTTGATTAATGTCTCTCATTATAAATCCTCAAAACTGGTAGCGCGTAGGGGAGATCGAACCCCTTCCTTCGGGATGAAAGCCCGACGATCTAGCCAGTAATCTAACGCGCCATAATAAAATGGAGTCCCTGACAGGACTCTAACCTGTAACCTTCGGCTTCGTAGGCCAACGCTCTTTACAATTGAGCTACAGAGACAAACAATGGAGCGGATGGTGGGATTCGAACCCACGGAACCTATTCGCCTTCGGTTTGGAAGACCGACGCTCTAAACCACTGAGCTACACCCGCGCATTCCTTATATATACTCAATTCCCTTAACATAGTCAACAGAAATATTGATGACAGGCGGATTATCTGAGAGTAACATAGAAGAAACACACGCCGGAACCATTGGTGCTTGATTCTTTCCAACAGGATAACGCAATGTAATTACATTATCTCCACTACTATCAAAAATTTCAACAACCACAACCTTCAAATCAACTTCTACGGCTTGCTTCTCGACAACAGGCTTTTCTGTCTTAGACATTCTTATCTCCATAATAAAAACTGGTGGGCTATCGTGGTATCGCGCCACGCCAGCAATTAAGCAAGTGATTTACAGTCACTCCCGCGTCTTTAACGGACTACTAGCCCTTATTTTTTCCACACCATGTATCAGTTTGAGAATGACAATTAGGACACAACAATCTCAAATTTTCTAACCTATGGTCTGTTGATTCACCATTTATATGATCTAATTGAAGCACTATATCACAACCATTCCATTTGTGAATACCACATTTCGCACATTCGTAAGGTAATATTTTTTCTTTTATTATTCGTTTTCTTAATTTATTTGTTGGATAATAACCATGAAAACCTTCTAAAATTTCATTTAGATTAATTTTTTCGTTATTACCACCATTTTTAAAATGTAAATTTAATTTTTGACATTTACGCCAAATTTGTATATGAGGAACCTTAAATTTATGTGCTATTTTCCCCAAATGTTTTAATTCATTATATGCTTCTATTAATTCTTCATCTGTAAAATTGTTATGTCTTTGTTTCATCTAAACACCTTTTTTAAAGTATTTAGACAAAAGCGGTTTTGAAATCCGGTGCTAATCCACCATCTTAGCGGCTTCCCCGTTAATCAAAAGATTGCCACACATTTGCGGCACCGTCAATATCAATAATCTCTACTGACGCATTATTTAACTGATTGACAAACCTATCAACATTTTCTTGAATTGGTCCACCATATCTTTGTTTCCAAGTATGAATGACCTTTTCTTTTGCAATTTCTATATCATCAGCAACAGCAACCCAATTATCACAATCCCATTGTCCAATGTCAATAGCAAAATGGTATATATTCATCATTATCTGGTTTCATGTGACCAATTTTGTGTGTATTTACCACAAACACAACGCCATCCATAAATTGTGGCAATTAATTCTCTATTATTTTCACACTCTTTATGATCACCAGGACACGTATATGGGTGTAAATCATTACGTGCCTGACGTTCATTTAACATCTTTACTTGTTCTTCGGTCCAAATGATATTCATCGAACAATAAATTCCTCAACACTAATGTAATCAAGGTGTTCAAAATAACCAACCCATCCAACATGATAGTCATATTCGGTGCCATTGTCAAGAACAATCTTAGCTGTCCACTTGGCTTCACCATACATGTTATCTTCTGTAGAATGCTTTTCAAGAACATGAGCCACTAAATCGGCAGTAGCCTTATCCTTGTAAACTCCAACAAAGTCAATACAACCTCTTTCGTCACGATGAAAACTATCACCAGTAGAATAGACTGCATAAACTAGATAAATCTTATCACCTTCCTTCACTTCGCCTGGATAATAACAATACTCAAAAGAACCGTTAGGTTCTAAAGTTAAACCATTAACGTAATAATCCGTTGAAGTATCATCACGATCCCATTCGTCATCAGGATCGGCAGAATTTGTTACGGTAGTATAAGAAGAATAATCAATATAAATTTTGGTCGCGTTTTCCATAATATAATTCCTTCAAAAATGGTGGGTATGCTTGGAATTGAACCAAGTAAGGTCGCGAGCCTTGTTACCGTAGCTTTTATACCGCCCAGGAAATTCCACAAGGGAATTTTGAGTGAATCGAACACTCTAGCATCATACCCAAAAATTGTTGGGGAGGGTGGGACTTGAACCCCCGTCCTGGCTCCATACAGGGCCAGAGGCTTCACCAAACCAGCAAGAGAAACGTCTTCCTCGAAAGCAGCCGTCGCCGCTAACCTCGCCCTCCCCATGTATATCCTTATAGCACTATGGCATCAGCTTGTCAACAATATCGAAGTAGTTTTCGCTATTAATCGTTACACCATTTTTTAGACGCATATCCAAATTAATAGCTTTATTCATCCATCTACGATGTTCATCACGCGACCAATCATGCTCACGATTTACCATTTCATAATGCCAAGAGCAACCATCAGTATGATTCCACTTACAAAACTTATTATGAAGCTTAATTGCAAATTGAGCAATAGGTTGTTCTGTAATTACACGGTTACTTTCAACAAGCTCTTCTTCATGACGCTTGTTTACTTCTTGTTCAATTTTCTTGGAAAGCTCTTGTGCTTCACGATACTTACGTTTAAGCTCAGAAGTATTCAATTCACTAATATTTTCCATGACAAACTCCAAAACTGGCTGGCCCGTTAGCTTACTGCTGACATATAACAGATTGGACCTGTGGTGTCAACCCTCACCCCGAAGACTTATATCCCGCGACGGGCCAAGCGCGGTATTCTTACGGGGATTTTTAAAAACATCAGGAATTATTCGTTTTACAACCACTCTTCCATGGGTGGCAACCTGTTATAGTTTATAAATTATCCCCTGCCTGACATGATTGTTAGCTACTCAATCTGTTTCAGGAATCCTTTTTGATATTCACCCTTGATCTTACAAAATAACCAATACCAACACCAATTAAAATAAGAACAAGAATAATACCACCAATATCAATTAGAATTTGCTCCATTAACATATCAAACATTATTAAATCCTAAAAAAAGGCAGGGACTTGGACGATGATGCAAGACCTGAGAAGGTCATTTAACGGCTGCCAGCATCAACACTTGTCTATCCATTCAGAAAGTTGTCTCGGTTACTCTTTCTTAGTCCCTACTATGTTACCCTACACTAAAGAGGGTATTCTGTCAAGCTATTTATCGAGCCAATTCTATACACCCATCAACAATTAATCTCTGGTTTTCTCTTAAACCATTTTGAACATAAGAAATTGCTTCTGCACAAGAGCGAGCAATAACTGTTCCTTCTTCCCAATTACGACTATCAGTAACATTTATAATTGTGAATGCTAATATGAAATAAATGATAGTCATTTTCTTTTCCATAATGGTTGGCGTGGCAGGACTTGAACCTGCAACCGCGCACCAATCTAGTGCATACGTGGAGTATAAGGCCACCGCTCTGCCAATTGAGCTACACGCCATCAATCTTAAAAATCATCCAAATTAATTTCTTCATGAACAGGACGCCAATTTGTTACACGAAAAACTTTACATACAATTTGTTTATTACACTTTAGATAATTTACAAATATTTTTACATCTTCTAAATCAGTGAATTTATTTTCACCAAGAAAAGAATCATTCTTTCTAACTATCACATTATATGTAATATATGTCACTTGTTCCATAACATAATCCTTTCAAAATTTTAGTGTTATGTGTTGGAATCGAACCACCTTCCAGGCTTGCTACCCGAGCCACCCCCTGTCGCTTCACACGCCTTTCAATAACTCAGATAGCCTTACGACCGATATCTACCACTATTGTTATTTACTAAACCCCTTTCGGGAACACTAAACTCTTAAATTTAAAGATCAAAATGTGGCCGGTGAGGTATCCACCTAGCGTTCAAGCGCATCGGTTGCCCATTCTCCGTTTACAGATGATCAGTCTGCTCTTATACGTCTAGAATTATAAGACTTTCCTTACCACAAACTGGCGGAAGGTGTAGGATTTGAACCCACGGAAGGCTATTAACCTTCTCTCGCTTTCAAGGCGAGCGCAATAAGCCGGACTCTGCCAACCTTCCTTGACTGTATATATTACTTAATTACACCATGCTTGCGCTGAATAGTCTTGCGGTCATGAGCGTCATTAGGATCAAGAGGATTCTTACTCCACCAAGACTCTACCACATCTGCAATCATAGGGAAAGTAAAATCGTAACTATCATTCAATTCAGCAAGATCATCAGCAGAAATAGAAAAATCAAGACGATCTTGAACGTAATTAGGAACAAGGCGAAGAAAATCATCGTGTTTAAGCAAACCAACATCGCCCATCTTACGGAAAGAATAATATCCATCAGAATCAACAGTCTTACGCCACTCAGAAGGTGCCATTACATCGGCTGCAACACCAAGGCAACAAAAACCGTCATCATTCTTAAGACAACCGGAAGTTTGCTTATAATTTCCAGAACGCAGCGCATCAATCCAACGGCGAGTAAGAACTGACATCTTCATAATATAAATCCTTTCACATTTCATCATAATTTGGTTTATGCTGTAACTTTTTATTACATTCCATGGCTTGGAATATCAAACGTTTATTTTGATAAAACTCTTTCACTATAACTATTACAGCTTGAAGCTTATCTTTCTCTTGTTTGTCTTCTATCTTATACCAAAGATCAAAGAGGAAGTCAAGCTTTTCTTTCTCTGAATTATTGATAATCTCAATCACATTCATCATAATAAAACCATTCTCTTTCTTGTTCAAGCTCTTTTCTTAAACGCTCTTCTCTTTCGTATTCTTCTCTCTGATGTTTTGCATTTGAAGCAGATTCATATTTTTCATTAACACCAGAACCACAATAGTCACAACGAATACCACATGATGGACAATGTTCAATTGAAACAGTTTGATAATATTCAGAAGAACCACAATTCCAACATTTTAAATTAGTTTGTATTCTTTTACCTGTATCAACATGCCCATTATTATATCTCATAATATAATCCTAAAATGGAGCCGGGTTGCCGATTTGAACGGCAATGATTGCTTATGGAATCCCCCATCGCAATTCCTATGGATTCTCTCTAGACCCCTAGACTCACCCGACACAATTAAAACTGGTTGGAGGGATAGGATTCGAACCTATATTACCGAGATTCAAAGTCTCGTGTCCTGCCAGTTAGACGACCCTCCATAAGTGCTTCCCATAACCCGCTTTTAAGGCTACCCCTCTCGGGGAAACCCTCTCCGCTGCCCGCTACAAGACTCTCGCGCTGCCAGCGCCGGTTCACCTAACCGGAAACCCCTCTACGGCTATCCAAGCCGCTTCTCGTCATGCGAGGAACACTAGCCGTTGGATAACGGCACGTCTCTTAGAAGCTACCACCAGTGTCAAAACTTCCACCACCGCTGCTACTTCCTGAATCATATGAAGAAGAACCTGAATCATATGAAGAAGAACCTGAATCATATGAAGGCTTTGGGCTTTCATAAGTCTCTGTTGCAGGCGTCGGGGAAGGTGTGTGATTGCTATGATGAATAGCAGCACCAACAATTGCACCCGGAGTAATGTTAATTGGAATACCAGTTGCAATACCTACCGCTAGACCCATCATATTATCAGTATTGTCTTGCTGACGGCGACGGTCGGCTTCTGCATTTTGTTCTGCAAGCTTACGCTTGCGTTCCGCTTCCTCGCGTTCTGCCTTAATACGCATATCTACATTCCAATTCACATCAGCTTTGCTCATACTTACTTAAATTTATCCAGATTAATATTAAAAGACATTTCTATCCCTTTATAAAATGAAGCACGTCACCCCTTTAAGTGCTTCTCTCTACTTTATTCGTCTCTCTTAAGACGCTGTAAGAACCATGCGATGGTAGTAGATTTTTAATGGTGTGGGTAGAGGGACTTGAACCCCCACGGCTGTTAACCACTAGATTCTAAGTCTAGCGCGGCTGCCAATTACGCCATACCCACAAAAAAAATGGTAGCCGTTATCAGATTCGAACTGATACTGTTAGCATTTTAAGTGCCTTGTCTCCTACCGATTGGACTAAACGGCCATACTATAACTATATAGGTAAACACATTTATTGTCAAGGAATATGTGTATGCCAAAGAAAAATAATTATACAAAAGAATTATTACAGCCTTTAATACAACAATCAAAAAGTATATCAGATGTTTTACGACATTTAAACTTAGTTTTAAAAGGTGGTAATTTTAAAACAATTAAAAATAAAATAATTGAATATGAATTAGATGTTTCACATTTTTCAGGTCAAGGTTGGTCTAAAGGGTTGACCAAACAAACATCAAAAATTATAAAAAATCAATCAATAAAAAACACAAAACATACAATTCATTCATCTTTAAAAGAAGATGTTCATTTAACATCTACTGCTTTAAATAGATTATTAGATGAATATGGTTTAAAAAAACAATGTAAAGAATGTGGGCTTACAGAATATTGGAATAATAAAAAATTAACTTTACATATTGATCATATCAATGGTATCAATACGGATAATAGAATAACAAATCTCCGTTATTTGTGTCCTAATTGTCACTCACAAACAGATACTTATTGTTCAAGAAATGGTGCCCGAAGAGGGACTTGAACCCCCACCCCCACCCACGAAGGGAGCGCGTTTTGAGCGCGCCGCGTCTGCCATTCCGCCATTCGGGCTTGTAGTGAGTATATATCTCAATACTCACATCATGTCAACAAGAGAACCCTTGTTGTTAATAGCACGAACACGCTTGTCAGGATACCGATCCTTAACGTCCTTCATATAAAACGGAACAAGATCGGTATCACCATCGTTACACTGAGAAACCGTAACCCAATTGTGGCTACCATCTTCGATCTGAATCCTAATCATGTTACCTTTCCTTTGCTCTATGAAGGCAATATACTGGTATTCGTGCTATCTGTCAAGCGTTTTTTGTGATAACCACAAATTCTTCTTTTATGTAATAGATAACAACACTTGATTTATTTTCTCTATTCAATTCATTTAAAACTTCTTGAGCTTTTTCAAGCGAATCAAAAATAGAATAGATGTATTGATATCTTTCATTTTCATCGGCGCAAGCATAAGACTTATATAAAATATAAATCTTCATTCATCATCCTCGGCGTAAATCCACTCACCGGTTTCCTTGTCTGTATAGCCATAATCCTCAAGAAGCTTTGCAGCATATTCAGGATCATCACCCTCAATTAATTGATAAATTGCATATGCAAGGTGGTTGGCTCGACTTTCCCAATCAATCTTTTTCATTAAAACTTCTCCGTTACATCATCTGCATAAATGTCAATTGGAAAATAAAGGACTTCATACTTTTCAAGAACGCGAGTATAAAAACCTTCTGCTCCATATCCAAACAATTCTAGAAGCATTTCGTGGCACATATCACCAATTTCATTTACATTGGTTTCATCCACGCTTTCAATTTCCCAAGATGCGGGCCAAATAACATTGCTCTTATGCTTCATATACACATTATACAACGCTTCATAATACTTGTCAATCTCTGTCTCGGAAGGATCATACATGTTTCCGAAACCACGATTAGCTGAATTACGGCTTTCCAGAAGCTTACACATGTCAACATAAAATTGAACCATGTCTTGGTTAAGACCATCAATACTCTTAGTCATATAACAATCGGCGTCATTTTCCCATGACGTGACTGTAAGCTGATAACCAGCAGAAATAACCTTTTTCATTATTGTTCTACCTTAAAATTACGAATCATTTCTTCTACCTTTGGAAGAAGATTTTCATCATTTGCTGCAACAAGAATATCCAAATCAATCTCTTCAACCGGATCAACAATTGTAAAAGAAACCTCACCAGTAGTAAGAATCTCAGCCTCAAAAACAAGACCACTATTAAGAATCTCTGCGGCCTTATCAAAAGTATCAGCAGACACAAGAAGTGTCTCATGGACCTTACGACCATTAGGAAGGACATAGCGTGTGTAAGGAATATAATGTTCGGTTTCCATATCAATTATCCTTTACGCGAACAAATGAGGTTATTGTAACCTGTTGAGGTTCTACACGAAACACATTAATTGATTCCGGTCCTTCATCCTGATTTTCTGTTGCTCCACGACTCCACACAATTTCCCAATAAGAGCTATCGCGTGTATCACGGAAAATTTGAGAGTATTGAAGATACCAACGGCTTTTTCCAATAATCTCAGGATTGGTAATTTCTTCAAAGAATTGTTCTTCTTCGTGTTCATCCCAATTTAAAAGACATTCTGCAATTTCTTTATTCATTCCTCTGTTTCCCACATTTCATAGTAAAAAGTTAAATCATGGTATTGATCAGAAGAACCCTCTTTCTCTTCAAGATACTCAGTTTTTAAATAAGCACCTTCTTCTGACATATGAATTGAAACCACATGCGACCACTCTTCAAGACCATTATAATAATGTTTATACACTACATAAACTTTCATACCGGCTTATCATCCCGCCAATTCTTAATAACTTCCGAAATAGAAGTTTGAATATCATCAAGCTTTTCAATAGCAATCATTGCCTTGACCAATTCAACAAGAAGCTCTTCCCTGGAAAGCTCTGTTAGAGCGCGAGAATCCACAACCTGATATTCACTGGCGAGAGAAAGATAGTTTTCAAATTCTTCTGTCATGAGAACATTCCCTTAAAAAATCCTTTCCAACCACTCTTTGTTTCCGTAGTCTTTGGGCGGTCTTCCGGCTTAGGTGCCGGTGGTGGTTCTGACTTCTTAGGCTTAGTATATGTCTGTTTTGGCTTGGTGTCAACCCTATCCTTCATCTGATCATAATAATGATCAAGATAGTCAGAAAAAGTCTTTACACTTGAATGCGACCCCTTGATTTCAAAATCAAAAAAGTAAGTGCCATTATCATTTGAATCAAAATTAGTTACATTCATTTGAAGATCAAGTTTGGAAACATCGTTCATAATATGCTTCATCAAAGATAGATGAAACCGCTTGGGAAACTTCAATTGCCAAGATTGACTGCTATCTCTATTTCCACGATCACGATAAACAATGCGCTCATTACCGAAAAAAGAACTAATGGGCTTGTCACCCATTAGTCTCTTAGCAGCCTTAAAAGCAACAACAGCCTCATTTTCATTGGCGCTCTTATCAAACGCCAAGTTAAGAACCTTTAGAAGCTTTTCGTCCATTTTTCCAATCCAAAGTTAGAGGAAAGTGCTGCCATTAGCGGCAGCACGTAACCCGGCAAATACGTTCCCACTTATCAGGATGGGCGCGCATCACATTGGCAACCTTGATAGCCATGCGAAGCGAAAGCTCGCGCAGAGTATCAATATTATCCTCAATAAAGTCAAGAACCTGAATAATCTGGTCCTGCGTAAGAACATCACTCAGCATACCATCATAGATAACCTGATTGATACGAATGAAGTAATCACGCTTGGACTTCAAAGTTAGATCAACATAGTGCGAACGCGAAATCATCGCGGCCATATGCTCATGGTTCTTTGCCTGACTATCAATCATGCGATCCATGTCATAGTTAGTAATGAAGATCATAGAACCTTCAAACTCAAAGGTAGTAGGAAGGTTAATACCATCTTCATCCTGCATCTTAGTCTCCGCACGCCAAGAAATGGTGCGGTTTTCCGTAGTATCACACGCCGCCTTCATAAGAGAAAGCGCCGCATCATCAAAGAACACGCTATCAGCGTCATCCATAACAACAACTTGACCCGGAAGACGATGCTGATACAGAAGACGATAAAGACCCGTGGCGCGAACAAAACCACGTTCAATCGAATACTGTCCATCAGGAAGCTCAGAAAGCACCTGTTCCACCGTATAAGACTTACCAAGACCCGGAGGACCAGACACAATCAGAGAACGACTTTCACCATGCACAGTGGCAACAGTAAGATCGCGCAGAATATCGAAACGCTCGCGAAGACGCGCATCAATCTCTTCATCAGTCTCAAAATTCTCAATAACATCTGCAAGAGAACCAAACGGAACCGGCTTGCGGTTCTTAGTCATACGAAAACCGGCCTTCGGAATACCCTTCGGCATGATGTAGTCACTCCTTCGTTGTTGATAGGTGCATTATAGCGGTTTTAGCTAACAAGTCAACAGCTAAAAGCGTAAGAGCGTTCAAAAAAAATTATGAAATTGATGGGGCCTTCTATGCCAGGAATTCGCTCCACCCCAAGTGTTCCAATTAATTCTTTCCCAATGTCTCATTGCCAATTGTCCTTTAAGACAGTTTCTAAAAGATAATCTCTGTTTTAGAGAAAGATGTTCTCTTTTCTTATAAAAAGAATAGTTTGGCATAATTAATCCTTATGGAATTGTAAATTTCAATTCTTTTTCGTTTTCACCATTATCAAGATATTCAGCGGCATTAATATATGCTACTGTCTCTTGCATAATATACCACGAAAGATCATTTAAATGTGTGATGGTTTGACCGCGAACACCAGAATTTGCTTTAACAAACTTTTTATATGCACGTTCATCAATCTTTTCAAAATCTTCAATATTTAAAACAATATCTGGTAATTCAATTACAATAGTTTTATCATCATCGTTCATTTTATTCTTTCCCCAAGGATTTCATTACAAGACCAAACGCTTTAATTGAAGCTGTTCCGTCGCCTGTAAGAAACTCATGAAATTCAACACCCATTCCATTTAATGTTCTGACAATCTTTTCATCAATTTCTTTTGCTTCTTCTTCCGTTTGGTTTCGTCCAATAGAATTATACTTTTTAACACGACGCAGAAAAAAGTCAAGAGAATTCGTGCGTTGATGTTCCCAAAGAACATAGTCATGAAAGCTTGTAGGGAGGTCTTTGGAGGCGTATATGCTAGACAGGATGATAGGGGAGTCCGTCACTACAACGTCCACCTTGCCTCTCAGGCGTTCAATACGCCATGCTTGCTGGCCGAACACGTAAGGCTGGTAGGACAAGGTTTGAAGCGAGCCATTCCATGTTTCATCCTTGGCAAACTCAGTAACCAATTCTACATTTACTTCTGCCATTTTCAAATAATGAAACAATCCAGCAGCGGTTGTTGATTTACCAGAACCGGGACCACCATAAAAATTAACTACCAATGGTTTTTCAATTTTTTCTGGTTTTGGTCTTGAAGCAAGAGGCTCATATGCTGCCATTGGAGGAAGAGTATCTTCCCATGTATTTTCATTTAATACATGCCACTTACCTGATACTTCTTTAAAATAGAATTTTCCTACAGTATCAGTGTAAATTTCTGGTGCTTTATAAACATAAGTGTTTTCATATGGATTATCCCATGCACGGCGCCAATCATTATTTACCATTTTTATTGTCCTTGTAACGTTTGCGAAGAAGCCTCAATCTACGAGTAGCTTCCTTCATTGTAATTTCATCTGAAATTAAATAACGATATGAATCAAGGATCATCGCAACATCGTAGCGTGCTGCTTCAATATCACCATAACGGGATACCCAACCAATAGTTTCATTGTCAGATTCTTGATTGTAATATGGAATGGACATAACAGCACCATCCCCACAATCTATATGATCAGTGAGTTTAATGGTTTCATCCCAATACCTAACATAGAAGCTTTTACCGAAAGAGTCAATAAGAGATTTTGGATATCCACAAGAAATAAGCCATGCAACAACATCAAAGTCTTCATCCTTTGAATTATGCGGCATGGCTCTAGGAAATCCGTATTTCCACCCTGACGGGGGATCACACATTGTAATTTTCATCACTCACTCCATAATATATTTTGGTTTAGTAATTATAGACGTATGTAAACCAAAAAGACAACACAATTAAATGTGTAACAATAATTGGATATCCGGCTTGTCTTATTGCTCTGCCAAATTCTTTCTTTGTAAAATCTGGTTTAAATGTTTTAAGACCCCAATGAGGGTGAGCCTGTTCCAATTCTCTTGCGATATAAAACCAAGAAGCGGCTTGGGCACCAGCAAATGATGCCCAAACACCACTACCTGTAATTAATGCGGTTGGAATACCAATTAGTAACATGATTACCAATGATAAACCGATATGTCCTAATGACGGACTTTTAATAAATTGACCTATACTCATCAAAAAGTTTCTCCATTCTTCCAACCAAGACGTTGAAATGCGTCTTGTCAGAATTATGTAGCTCCTTCATCAATTCGATATAGGATTCGTGCACATCAAAAAGAATTTGATCAAGCTCTACACTATTATCAGGACTGCCTAAGCCGCGAGACTCATATTCCTTTTCAATATCCCAATCATGACATTCATTAAGAATTTCGTCAATAGAAATTTCATTACCATCTTGATCATAATAAGTCATTTCAATTATTCCTTTGACTGAAAATGTCTTGCTTGTTTACCACACTCATATGCTCTTTGAGTAGAGCAAAAATAATAATCACTTAGGCTAGTTTTACCTGTAATATGAAAATCACTAGTTTCTTTTAGAGAGCTAGGGTGTGTGCATTTTGCAAATTGATAGGAACCCCAAAACAAGATAAAATCTGAAATATGTCTCTTGGCAAAAACACAATCTTTACAAAATTTAGTCGTTGTCGTTGTGTCTGACATTTCTTTTCCATTCTTCCAATTGAATTAGCATTTCTTGGCGTTGTTCTTGTGTTGGCATCCATCCAACACGCCGTTCTGTATTGTAAATGTAATTACAAAGAGCATCAACAAGATCATTAAGCATGTTTCCACTCCGGGGTTTCTACATACTCACAATGAAAATAATCATCCTTTTCATCACCCCAAACAAAAACACAAGGACCGTTGTAATTCTTGTTCAGAAAAACATGATGAAAAATAACCATGGAAGGATGCTTAACTTCACTAAGATTCCATTGAATATCTGCCTTAACCGCAAGATCAAGTGCAGACATTACTTCTGGTAGAGTGTTGTGCCACTTCAATTTAATCATGCTGTATAGCGTTCCTTAATCAAATTAACAAGAGTAGGATTACGATATTCATATTCATCGGGAATGCCGAGGTTGATAACAGGACGATCATAACCTTCCTTTTCCAGAAAGGCAAGCACAATATCTTCATGACTCTTTTCGGCGCACACAATTTCCTGTGACCAAGCAACATGAACCACGTCAAGAGGAATCAAAGCATAATCATGAACCCCAACAGAGCGAGTGTTACGATTATACGGCTCCTGTGACAGAACCCAAGCGATAGTAGGGGAACGCAGAAGGCCAGCAGAGCAAACGCAAAGCACCCTCTTAAAATTACCCTGATACGGATTTCCTACATTCCAGAGACGATTACGCATGGTTTTAATTCCTTATTTCTCTTACATGCTTTACATGTTCAATTAAAATACGCATTAGAACAAGCTCTACATACGAATCTTTATTTAATAGATCATAAGCCAATTCTTCATCGGTCATGGCTACATCTTCATCACCATAACCGTTCTTGATAGAATTGTCAAGTGCTTCTTGTATGGCAATAATTAATTCTTTATTCATTTTCATTCTCCAAATAAGGACGCCATTCTTCTGCAAATGAACAATTAATAGCGTCTCTAAAATATGGTGCTATTTGTTCATCTTTATAACCAGCAAGACCACACCCAACGCGAGTAACAAACCAGTTTACTTCTGAATTGAAAGGATGATGTGTGGCTCTTACAAATCCTTCAATATGATCAATGATAGCATATAGAGGAAGAACCTTCAAGTTTTCATCCTTGGTAGGAATAGCGAAGCTTTGACCAGCGAACCCATAACCCTTACCATAGCGGGCGCCAAAGCGGTTTGCAGCGACCTTGGCGGCTCCCGCTCCATGACGACCAGCAAGGTTAGACCCGAAGACCCATACAGCGTTGTTTGGAATGCTACCGTCCACATGGTAACGTCTTTCTATCATAAAAAAATCCTTTTTATATATAAATTATATATCCAGCTAAATTAGAGGTAAAAATGGTTTATTACTTATATTTAAAAATTCACAACTTAACAAACAAAAAATATGTTGGAATAACTAAAAATAATCCATTTAATTACAAAGGTTCTGGAAAAATATGGAAAGAACATTTACAAAAATATGGTAATGATATTACAACTCATATAATTTTTGAATCAGAAAATAAAAAAGATTTATGTATTTTTGCTAGAAATTTTTCTAAAATCAATAATATTGTAGAATCAGAAGAATATTTGAATTTAATTCCTGAAACCGGTGGTGGTTTGGGTGGTAGAGTTTATAACATTACAGAAGAAACAAAAATAAAAATGAGCGAATCAGCTAAAAAAAGAAAAGATTTATATGGTGAATTAAACCCATCAAAAAGAGAGGAAGTAAAGCAAAAGATTTCTGAGAGTATAAAAAAATACTATGGTGAGAAACATTTTATGTTTGGAAAAAAACACACCGAGCAAACAAAAATGAAAATAAGTCAATCAATAAAAATTCATAAAAAAACAGATGAACATTGTAAAAATATTAGTTTAGGTTTAAAAAACAAATTTAAAAATTTACAATGTCCTCATTGTAATAAAATTGGTAGTGGAACAAACATGCGACGTTATCATTTTGATAAATGTAAAAATGTAACCGGTAATGTTCCATCTTTATGATATCTACGTTCTGACAATGTTGAAGATTCCCGAAATACACATGATAGCACCAACAATACCAACACCAATAGCTTCATTTGTAGTCATGATATCACAAATTGATTCTGGTGGAAAAGCGGGAGAAATAATAACAAGAACACCTAGAATAAAAGTGATCATTCCAATAAAAACACCCATTACACTTCCTCCCCAAACTTTGCAAGTGCAGCAATAGCACGCTTCTTACCATCAATCCAGTAATCGTTAATTTCATTCCAAGTGTAACCACCATGATCAGGAAGCGGAGTATCCCCCTCATTAGTTTCATCTTCCTGAATATACCACTTGAGACATTCAATCAATTCATTTACATCTTTCTCTAGAAGCTTGGCAATCTCTTCACAGTTTTCAGCATTATAAACGTTTGCCCAATATGCTCTATCCTCACCATTGGTAGGACGACCATTAAAATATTTTGAGGCTTCGCGAAGAAACCTAACTGCATTATCAATTGAATCCATTCTAATTGGTTGCATTTTCGATTACCTTTACAATCATATCTAAATCAGGATCAAAATGTTTATCAGAAAGTGATCTATGTTCCCAACAAGCCCAAATTCCAGGCACACCCTTCTCATTAATACGATGAAGGGTGTAACCGTCCTTTAAACCTTTGTGACAAAAAACACAAATCATTTAATTAATCCTCATTCTTAAGAAGCCACTTGTTGGAAATAGCCTTGAAAGAATATTGACCACAAGAAGACTTGAACACCAATCCCTCACGCGCAGACTTATTGCCAATCATAGATTGTCCATCTGCATAATTAATAATTCCGTGTGCAAAATCTTCATCAATAACAAGACCAGTGTTGATAACTGGAACCATCTTCAAGCCCAAAAGATCAACGATATGGTAACGGTCAGAACGTGACACATAACACTGTTTGTCAATATCCCAAATGTCAAAGACATAAAAATCAAGTTCGGTTAGACCATACTTGTTACCCTGCACGCCAGGACCAACAAGCTCACCCTGTAGAGCAATGTTCATGCCATACTTGATTAGATTAGTGACAATATCAAGCTTACGTTCTACTTGCCAGAAAGCATTCTCACGATAGAATTCTGACTCCGGTGGAGCAAGATCGAAATTGCGAGAACAAACCCCAACATCAATAACAACACCGCTTTCTTGTGTATAAGAACGATGATACACAGTCATGGAAGACCCGTCAAGCTTCTCAGTGACTTCCCAACGAATGCCACCAAATACCCAAAAACCAAGCTCCTTCTTTAGATTCTGAATGCGCTCCTGATCCGTCTTGCGAATGAAAGACGGAAAATTACCGCGAACCTTACCAGCAAGAGAACCCGGTAGAGGCTTCTCATACTTCTGAATACCAAGCATTTCAGTAAGATCAAGACCTTCTATAATTTCCAATAAGGCCATAGTATTTTCTCCATTGTGTAAATGTTTTTTCACTAGGTTTGAGTTTATTAGAAATAGTTATTCTAGATACTGAATAATAATTTGCTATTTCTTTTAAATTTTTATTATTTTTTATCATATTTAAAATAGAATCTAAAGGTATATCATTATAATTTGGGTTATCTTCACCAAGCATAATTTTTAACGGTGGTTTAATATTTTTTTCTTTTAAAGTTTTACTTATTTTATTAGCAATTATTTTCTTTTGTTCTATAGTTTTATTTTTTTCTCTTTCTATAGAACCTAAAGAAATTGCTTGTCTCCATTCTGATGATCTTTTACCTTTTCTTTTTTCGCCTTGTTTTTTATATAATTTTTCTCTATCTTCTTTAGACCATTTTTCTAGTGTATATCCACCATCACCACCATTTGTCATATTATAACCATTAGGATATAAACTATTATATTCATTAATATAAAATTTTTCTAAATCATTAATATTTTCTTTTGTTGCTTTACACAATTCTTCTATAATAAAATTATTAATACCATATTTGTTTATTGAATCATATAAACATCTATTGATTTTTTTATTTACGCATTTTAAATGATTTTTCCATCTAATTTCTAATGATTTAGAAGTCTTTCCTATATAAATTTTATTAGTTATTTTGTTCTGTATTTTGTAAATTATCATCTTCTATTCCCGTAGATTTACTATCAGGAATATTTATATATTTCTTTCCTTTGATTTCAACAATTTCACCTAAAACTGATAATGGTAAAAGTAATCCTTGTGATGTAACACCCTTAAGCTTCACCGTGCGAAGACGCTCACCTTCGACACCATTATAAGCACGACCCTTGAAAAGAAAAGGTGCAACGTCCTTGGGAATCCAAGAATCAATCTCAAAATATACACACATGTCGCCTGGATTGAATTCACCCTTCTTGACCACAACCTTCCAACCACCGATAGTAGCAACATCAATTGCATCGGCACCCGGAATAGGATCAATGGCGTCAATCACACGAATAGATGCAAGCTTTCGGTCCATATTCATATCCTCACTTCTTAAACTCTTTTAGCATTTCCCTACGGCGCCTGTCAAGAATTTCATTGCGGCGTTCTAGAAGAAGTTTTGCCAATTGTGTTACTTCATCTGTAAAATCATTTTTAACAATTAATTCTTTACTTGTTTCACCAAGTTTTAAAATTAAGCTATCACCCTTCAATCGTAAGGATAAATTAATTTCATCCACTTATGCCACCTTTGCGAAATTAACTTCTTCGGAATAATATCCATTAGAAGTGCCATACCAGCGAATAGTAACAGAACCTTTCACGGTTGCCAACTCATAAAACGTCCATGTTTCACTTTCGGGAGTGTAAACATATCCATTTTCATCTGGAACCCGCTCTGGTGGCTCACCATAACGTTCCTCGGCAATCAGAATTGGATTGCCAATTAGATCATCAAATTCACCAATAATATCTTCAATTGTTACTGACTCACAACAATCTTGAGAATGAAACATCTTATATTCTGAACCATCTTCACACTTGAACAGAATGAATTCATAATCATCGGTTTCAATGGCGGTAAGTGTCTTACCAACCAATTCTGAAATATTCACATAATCGTAACAATAGAACATTTTATTTTCCTTTAATTAGCGAGGCCAAAGAACCACGCAATCAACTCCATCTTCCATAATATCTTCATCAGAATAACCATGACTACGATCTAGCTCAGATAGCTCACGTAAACCAATTTCACCGTCATTGAAACGATAATACATTTCTGCGCTGTGAAGACGAGAATAATGGTTTCCCTCACCATCCTTAGACATTACCACAACATCATCAGGATTGCAAGACTTAAGAATTTCAATAAGCTCAGAAACCTTCATTTTATTAATCCTTCTTAAAATAATCAGAAAGGAAGCACCACTTATCTTCAACAATGTGTCCAATGCCAATGATTCGTGCACTCCAAGAATCAGACTCACGAACAATCCTTACATATTGTCCCTTAAGCTTTTCCCAAGAATCAACACCGACAGTCTCAATGATATCACGAATCATCATGATAGAGTCAGCATGTCCAACACGTTTGTCTTGTTCCTTACTCCAAGAATCAAGAGCATAACCACCCATACCTTGACCAGAACCATCCCATTCCATACCAATCATGAAAGTCATGATACCATGATCTTCCACACCAAGAGTAGTGTAACCGATCTTTGCGTTAATAACATGTCCCTTATTCATAAACCTGTTCCTTTCCATCTTCATATACAGCAATAATCTTTACCGGAGCCTTGGCAATAAGATACTCCAATTCTGCCGCCTTGTAAAGCCAATACTGAATGTGCTTATCACGATATTCTTGTGTATTATGCGGCGCTTTCTCAGATACTTCAACTTTACGCCATTCATCTGCATAGCGACGATAGGTTTCTATTTGAATTCTTAGAGAATTTTTAGTATGAAGATATAATTGTGCTATACTATCTTGCATTTTTCTTATGACCTAGATGATAAAAGTGACAGAAAGAACATTCATAAACATGCATATGCTTTGGATGCATACCATAAAGTTTATGTAATGTATTAATCGCATCAGCTTTTAATGTATAAACTTTCTTTCTTGAACACATTCTAAAACGCTTCCAATTTGAATCTACAGAAGAAACATACTTGTCTTTGTTTAAGAAGTGTTGAAACTCAGACACCGGGATAATGCCTCTTAATAATAGAAAAATCATCGGCACTAATATTAATTTCAGATGAATTCTCAGCAAGAGCAAAGGCAAATGACTGTTTATCAAAAAACATTTCCCAAAACGATTCAATTGCATAAGGAATTGCAATAAGAATTATGGCAAAAACCATAAATCCAAATACAACAGCTAACCAAACACCAGCACACTTAAGAAAACACTTCATATTAATCACCATGCTCAATCATATTTTGAATACCTTCAACCACTTCATCAGGACGCTTCCAATTCAGAATCCTACCAGTTTCAGCATCAATATCAAGAATGATATAATCACCGTAATGGTTTCCGGGCATGAAACCCGGAACATACCCATCCTGCTCATGAATCACCACTCCATCTTCATTCTTAATAGAAGTGAAACAACGATCAGAACACTTGGCATGAATTGAAATTACAGACACATTAACTTCAACAGGCTTATTCATAACGATCTTCATTTTAAAATGGCCTTTCGGTTGTAGGATTTTGTTCAAGAACAGCAACGATTTCATCGTAGTTTACAGGACGAAACCCCCATGCGTCAACGCCAACGTCACAAGAATTATTCTTGAGAGGAAGGGTGTCATGACAGTGACCATAAAGATGCACGGCGCCACGATACCACCCGTTCCATTCACGCATAGGATAATGAAAAAGCACCAGCCTGTCAAGACCAGAAAATCCCTTGATTTCAAGATATTGATGAACAGCCTGCCACTTTAGATTACGAGTAGTATGATTATCATCATGGTTTCCCTTGATAAGAATCTTATTGCCGTTAAGACGATTGAAAATTTCAGTAGTCTTATCATCATTACCACGGAAAGCAAAATCACCAAGATGATAAACAGTGTCACCACTCTTGACAACAGAATTCCACTTCTCAATCAAATCTTCATCCATTTCCGTAACGTCCTTGTGAGGACGCTTACAAAGACGAATGATATTCGCGTGCCCAAAATGGGTATCCGATGTAAACCAAGTATTAGTCATAGAAAATTGTCTCTCCAACTTTAGGGTCATGAATTTGTAGCATAATAGAAGCCATTGCGTCAATAGCATCTTGACGACAATCGTAAGTAAACTTCAATTCCTTACCATCTTTTAAACCGATGATAACAGCGGGAGGAACAGCAACATATTCATGTGAAATTGAAATTGTCCTAGTATCCATACCAGAAATAAGCTTACGCCACCATGAATTATTTTCTTCTCGGAATTCAGTAAGATAACACTTATTCTTATTATCCCAATACTTCTCATTTCTAAGAGAAACGCTAGCAATATGTGTCAAATTAATAATATGTTGATAACCATCAACACAAACATAATTGAACGGAACAATGATTTTAGTGCCCATTATCTCAATCCTTCAAAAGCATCTTTACAAAGAAAAAAATGAATAAAAGACAAGCAATCAATCCTACGGCTCCGGGCCAATTAACACTATTACATTCCATTTTTAACTCCTATATTTCATAACAAGATGTTGCAAATCCATAAGAAGATTATTTTCTTCTGAATTCTTGGAAATAATACTATCAAGAGAACCATAGTGCATTTCAAGGCATTCCATCAGAACACGCTTGATAGCGGCTTCATCAGGAACATGACGCAACGTAGAAGATGCATATAGACTTTCTAGAACCTTTTCCTGTTCATCAAACCAAGATGTAAGACGTTCAAGAGTCCACTCACCAGCACGAATAGACTTCAAGACTTCCCTGTTAGCCATAATATCCATGTCACATGCTAGCAGGATTTGCTGTGCCTGTAAAGCCAAACGCACGACATGATAAGCGAATTTGGTATCATACCCATTTTCAACAATATCAGCAGCACGCTTAGGATTAGAGCTATTCGTCTTATTCTTGATCTTGCTCAATTGAGAATAAGCATATCCCCTAAACTTGTGGTAAGCTCCCTTATGTAGAAACAGACGGCGGTTTTCCCTCATATGCTCTGCAATTGGAGTAGAATGAATTACACACGTTCTATAAGTAAAAATAGAATCCAGTGCATTAGGATTATTATCCATGCAAAGCTGAAAATACTTTACAATTGAGAAAATTTGAAAGTCAAATTCCTTGTCATTGCGCTTGATATGATGTTGCTGCCATTGATCAAAGATTTCTCCCTGATCACCAAAACCCTTAATTACACCAGCGGTATGAGGAAACACAACATTCTTGGGAGGAATACAGAAACCATAAACGTCAATATCACTACCACGATTGGACACACCATAAGCCTCGGAACCCATCACTGTAAGGTAATGGGTATTATCAGGCAACCACTTTGGGGTGGAGATTAGTTTTTCTTTTACTAGATCATGAATAATCATCGCATATTCCCTTCACTACCACGACGCAGAGAACGAGTCTGTTCTTCAATCCAAGTCTTTAGAAGATCAACAGAAGGATCAACAACATTCTGGACTGCTTCTGATGATACCACGCGCTCACCGATTTGGGAAGCGGCAATTAGTAACATGGTATTCCTATCAGGAACAACAACGTTTATAAATGCTACAACAAAACCACAAGAAATTGCCCATTTAACATAGCGCATCATCTTAGCATGAATTTGTTGTGCATCGGCGTCTTTTGCGTCGGCTGTAACAATTCGAATTACAAATGCTACACCACCAGTAAAAAACAAAAATCCAGCAAGCCAAGAAAGAAAGATATCCAGGCTGCCCAAAATTTGAATAACATAGATGCTCCAAGAAAGACTGTTCATTATAAACCTCATAACATAAAGGCCGCGATATGCGGCCTATTATACACATTCAAAACTGTTTGTCAATAAGATTTATTTACCCGATATAAATTTTTTACATCTATAGTAAATAAGTCCTATACAATATAAAATAGGAAACCCCCACAATCTTAAAAATGATTTCATTTAATCACACTGACAAGGACAACGACATTGACAACGACACCCCAATTCTACTTCTCTAAATGATTTGGTTGTATCAATAGAAACAGGAATGCTTGCTTCATATTTTCTTCTTTTTTCCCAATAATCCTCACGCATTTTCTTATAAAAATCCCAATGCGCTTGCTGCTCTGCAATGATGTTCAATTCATGTTGTTCTGGTGGACGGTCTTGATTAAAAACAGCCTTGGTATATTTTCTCAATCCATCATACCATTCTTGAGCATCATATGCACACAAAATAAAATGATCAAATGTATCAAAATCTTCTGGACATGGTTTTTGTTTTGGGTTTCTAGCTTTTACGCTCATAGAATTTTCCTCCTACGATTGCAAAATCGTCTCTAATTTGAACATACTCATGGGCAACATGTTTCTTAACTGTATCAATATGTGCTATCAAAAAGCCCATACCCCATTGCTCACCGGCACAATAGGACGCCATACGCCTATGTCCTGCTCCTAGCTGGTGCCACTCATAGGCGCCAAATACCGGGCTGTAGTGCTGTGATACCTTGTGCCTGTGATGGTGTCCATGGGCGCCTGGAAGGCCCATCTTCTCACCGGCAGGGAAGTGATGTGCTAGGTAACAATCATATGCAATGTAATAATTTCTATTTAATTCTTCTTTAATATCACGTTGCGTGAATGTTGCCAGATTGGTTCTTGAAATATAATTCACTTCATAGTCATCCAAGCCGAGTAGTTTTGCTACATCAAAGCCATGTAAATCTGAAAGAATAACTCTCATTGATTGAGAGGATTCTGATAAATGACGTAGAAGACGATATTCGTGATTACCTTCAACAAGGATTAATTCAGAATTTGGGCTTTCTGCTCTGATATCTTGAAGAAAATCATGAACCCATTTAATTCTTCCTACAACGTCCCATTCTCTAGGATCAATTGAATATTTACCAAACTCTGGAAGGTCAAATAGATCACCACCAAGAATAATTTTCTCCGGTTTAACTCTATTCAATGTATCAAGAAACACTTCAACCCAAAACGGATCACAATTTCTATCATGAATATCTGTTGCATGAATGATTGTTTGATATCTACTACCACTTGGTTTTAAATACTTATCTTCATAACCAATTTTTTGTTTATTGAACAAACGTAGATTATCAATTGACGAATGTTTTGCTACATGATTATCAATTTGTTTTGTTAGACGCGAAGGATTAATACCAGCCTGACGTTTAAATTCTTCAAATGTCCCGAATAACTTAAGCCAATCTGATTCTCTAATTTCAGCATGTTCTCTGAAAAGATTGCGTGTCATGGTTTTATCTGGATATTCCAGCATGACACGCTGTAATTCATCAATGCAATCTTCTTTAGTTAATCTACTCATTTATTATTCTTTCTTATTATTCGTATTGATATGCAGTAGCCTTCAAATCCTCGGCAATCCACTCACGCTCAATCATAAGGCTAAAAGCATCACCTTGGAGAGAGCGAAGAATAGCACGCTGAGAAACAGCCGACCAACCACGGCTTTCAATATACTTTACCTCTTGCTTATAAAGCTTAATAAGATTAGCAATCTTCTTATACTTGAGGCGCCAAATGTCACGCCGCTGAATGGCCTTAGAATTTTCCCGCCGAATCTCTTCACTTGCACGCATTTTATAATCTCCTATTGGTTTTATTTAGTTTGCCGCCGACTTAAACGACCACGAAGCATGGGCAGAAAGCGGCTGAATCCTAAAAGAAAAATCATTCTTACGGGACTCGGCAAACGCCAGTGCACAATCAAGATTATTAAACTTCTCGGTAACAACGGAACCGTTCTTATCAGTCATCATAACGATAAACATGTTCATTCTCCAAGTTAGGGGTGTATGATACCAAAGTTATGTGATGCTGTCAACCATCAATACTCATATTTTCCCATGTAGTTTCAACACGGACAATACGAATATCTGTATTATAAAAATGAAGATTACCACTATAATTAGCCTGTTGTTGCTTACGATAAGTGACAATCTCACGACGCATATTATATGCTTCATCAAATGAAGGCAAAGTTACATATGGCTTATCATATGAAAAATGTCTAGTTACAAGATTGGTGAGGAATTTCCCATCCTCACCTTCCCGAAGTGTATAACGAACCATCATGGTTTGTCTCCAAATTTACAGAAAGAAAGTGCCAACCCATCCAAGAAAAAGAGTGAATAGGGAAAAGAACAAACCCAAACCCATCTTGTTAAGATAATCATACTTAACAATGCCGGTTTCACTCTTCTTATTATCAGTGTAAAGAATCTCAAAATCAGAGATATTCATGGAGATAAACTTTACAAAGATACTAAGACCCCAAGCCACAACAAGAGGAAGCGTTGCAACTCCAAACTGGAAAACAACATACCACTCCCAAAGCTTGGAAATAGTTAGAGCATGAACGTAGATACCAAGAGGAAACAAAATTAGAAACATCATTACGCGGGCAAAAACCTTACCCATTTCTTCTGCATCCATTTCAATCATCCTCACTACGATCATCTTCAATTCGACGCTTCATGTTCTTCGAAAGAAAAACACGCTTTTCGTGTTTAGTAATCTTCTTGTCACGCTTCTTATCGCGATCATAATATTCATCACGATCCCAATAATTGCGCTTGTCAGCACGATAAGTCTTACCCATTTGGATTACTCCATATCCTCATAACGGTAGGCAGTAGCGCGAAGCATACCAGAAATGATATACTCACGATCAAACATCATAGAACGCGCACGATCCTGCAATGCAGAAAGAGCAACGCGCATCTGACGCACAAGATCATAGTGCTGACGCATATCAGCAAGCCTAATCTCATGCTTGTAATACGCAATCTCATTTGCAAGAGCCTTATAACGGCTACGCCACTCATTACGCCGCTTCACCCAATAAGAATTATCGCGACGGATATCATTACTAACAGGCATGATCTTTCCTCTATTTTAAAAAGAATTGTTGCGATCACGGCCCTTACGGGAATAAGAACCGCGACCCTTCTTAGACTTTACCACACGCTTACCAAGCATTGCAAGCTCTTTGTAGAGAGGATTGCGAGGCTTCTTAAGCTGAACAGTGAAACTAACCTTTTCCATTGCTCTATCCCTTTCTTGAAGCCAATATATAGCTATTTCGAAAGCTTGTCAACGCCTTTCTAGGGGATATCCAGCAGGATAATAGCGCAATTCACCTTCTGTCTCTTTGCGTCGCTTCATTTCTTTTAAAATAAAATCACGTCCATGATCAGTTAATTCGGCCTTGGTAACACGTGCCTTGCTCCATCCATAATGAACACGAACAATCTTCAAATAAAAATTGTCACGCGCCCATTTAACAAAACCTTCATCAATACCATATCCACCCTCGCAATTCAAAAAAATACCAGAACGGATTTTGATATAATGTTGTGGGCGATATGAGCCATCTTTTTGTGGTTCAAATTTTGCTACCATTCCATTATGCATTCCAGTCATTACATAATAGAATTCATCTTTATGTTTCATACTAACCACCAAAATAATCAATAATCTTGTTCATGGCTCGCATCATATCAGCGTTGTCATAATAATCAACCTTCTGATAATCTTCAAGATCACCACCAGCATCAATAATATCTTGAAGGGTCTTTTGATTAATTTCAAGACACTCAATATGATCCTTGAGTGCACCAATCACAATTGCGTCAAGAGCTTCAAATGGAATATCAATCTGTGGCATTTTACTTTCCTTTCAAAATATGGTTGATCAGAATAACCATTTCATAACTATAACAACTGTCAAGACGATAAGTATCCTCAATCTCAGCGACCATTTCATTAATGTGCTTTGCATAGATTCGATCATAAGAATTACCCCGGATCAAATCATCATACAAAACAGGCGCATTTCGTTTAAGAATTTCAATTAACTGTTCCCGATCCGACATAACTCTTCTGTTCCTCTATCATTGCAATATAATTGATCTTAGCACGCATGGCATTACGTAGGCAATCCCTTTGTGTATGATTGCGATCACCATATGCGATCATATCACCATCATGATAAAGGCGATAAATCCAAGTGTTTCCGTTCAATTCAAACTGTTCCGTTATCTTCAAACCACTCACCATCACCATTCTCCTGCACAAGTTTCTTGCGCTGAAATTTTACCATGCTCTTATTATACGTGGAAGCCGGATAGGTTTCAAGGATTTTCTGTGCAATCTGTTCATCATCCAATTCTGAATTCAAAATTAGATCACGCATCAAAGATAGAGCGGTTTCCTTACGAACCGATTGCTTCTTAGTTACAGTTTTATTAATATAAGTTTTCACCTTTTTTGGTGGCGGTGTCTTTTTAATAAAACGTTCTGCTGCTTCTATAGAATCAAAATAAAGAATAGAATCAGTATTAGAAACAATATTGGATTCTTTCGAATGGTCATAAATGAAGAATTCCTTGTTTACAGAAGATTGAAGTATTTGGTATCTATCTTCAATCAATTCTGAAACGTAAAGTCCTTCATAATTCCTTTGAAGTGTGATCAAAGTTACAATCCTTTTAAATGAGGATACCCTAGGCTCAGTTAAGAACCTAGGGTCCAAAGTTACACGATCTTAGCAGACATACGCTTATTGTTATTCATCGCAACACGAATGTTGCGAATAGTCTCAGCAACAATCTTGGCGTTTTCAACACCATTCACATAAACATCATAACCATAGTCATTAGTGCTTGTTGCAATATAAAGACGATCATTCTTTTCAGTTAGACGAATAATTGCACTACCAAGACGATAATCATTCTCTTCATAAAAGATATTGTTAAGAGTATCAAAATTACGAAGAGCCTTGGTGCTTCCAATTAGAAAAGACGGCTCTGGATATTCAACAACAATATGCACCGTAGTATTATCTACGGAATGAGAACCGTGCTGAATATACACATTTGGAATATCATCATCACCAGACATTATGCCGCTTCCTTTTCCTTACCGTCAATCCAATTATTCAGATCATCCTTAATTTCAAGGATTTCGCGAATAGAACATTCCCGACCAGCAACCATGCAAGCCCATTCCTTATCCATAGCCGAAACCTTGACCGTATCATCGGCACGCTTGGTTGCAATGCTGTAATAGATGCGGGCAATCTTCAAAGGAACATTCTTCTCACCATAGCCATGCATCATGTTGCCAAAATGATACTTGCGAATGTTGATATACTTCCGAAGATCAGACATTTTCATATCTCCACATCGTTGAAGCGCATTTATACCAGAAAAAAACTTCCCGTCAAGCACTATTTTTCGTTGACATTCAAAAAGGTTTGGTGTATGTTGTTGCTGTAACCAAGGGGATTATGATGAAGAACGTCACCATTCATAGAGGAAAGCTTGAAGTCATTAAGCGCCTTCCGTCTTCCAAGAACGGTAATCCTAGGTATCTGGTAAAGGTTGATGGCTGGACATGTCGCACGGCGCCGGATTCCTCTCTTGCATATGCTATTACCAATTTTGATAGTAAAAAGGTGGTGGCTTGGATTGGAACATATTACGGTAATGCTACTATTGATAGTGTTCAAATGCTTTAGAGAGATATCATAGAATTTGAATTAATCTAATATCTCTCTTTTAAGCACAGCTTATTATAACAACCCCAAAAACAGGTGTCAAGAGAAAAATGAATGAGGATACAAAAATTTTATGGCTTATTTTCGGTATTTTCGCGCTGTCTCAAATTATTGACCTAATTTTCTGGTTGACAATGGGATGGTGAGGCTGTATAAAGAGCCTATCGAAAGGGAAAGACAATGCGCTTTGAATATGAAGATGAAAATCTAGATGATACTGCTCGCGCTGTCTATATGTTCAATTCCTTTGCGCGAGATAATCTGAAATATACCGTGGAAGAATTGAAGAAGTTTATCCTTTCGGTTGCGGAAGATCATGCTCATTCTGCTCCTACCTATGTTGGGACCATGGGTTTTTTGATTTTCTTTTCCAAGCCCGATGATTTTGGAAAAATCTACTTGAAGTTTGGTATTGATCCGTTTATTGTCGTTCGTGCGAATTGAAGGAATAGGCAAATGAAGATCATTGATGAAAATACCGTGCTGGTTCCGCCTGGAATGTATGTTCTTGGTGATCCTTGCTATGCTGTTCCTGACGATGAATGGAGTGATCTTCTCCATTCCTGTAACTACTTCTCTCAGCCTGTTGGGATGGCTTGTGGCAAGCCTGTAATGGCGTTTGACACGGCTTATGGTGATGGTGAGTATAGGGATAACAACGGCTTCTCTTATGGCGTTGATGCCGGTCTTATTGGGCTGGTTCCTGTAGAGATTGCCAAGTTTGGCGTCTATGATGATTCCCGCATCGTTGAATTTTCAAGTGAAACTCTTTGCACCAATGTCAATGGTGTGATGAATTTTGGTGTAATTGTCATTGACACTCTCAACGATGATGGTTATGATGAAGATGAATTTGATGAAGGATTTGATGATGAAGCTTAAGCCGCCTGTAATCAATCTAGAGCTTTCTGTAGAGGAAGCTACATGGCTTTTCTATATTCTTAACGATATGAATTGTGGATGGGATAACGATCCTGCCACATTTTCAAACAAAATTCTTCGTAAACTTGCTGGTGAGGATGAATAATGGACGTTTCATATGAGACTATGGAAAAGCTTTGTTCCGAAGCAAAGACTCGCGCGGATTGGGAATATCTAATTGAAACCTATCATGAACGTGATATTGGTTCAATCATTGCCGATTGGGCTGATCGTTCTGTTTATCATCCCCATGAAAGCGCCGGTATGGTTTCTGTAAATGAAGATGACTTTGCGCTTGTTGCGTCTTGGTCTGATGATGGTTTCTGGAATGTTTCAATTGAAACTCTAGAGGATGCAGAAAAAATGCTTGACGAATATGAGAATGAAGTTTATGCTGATGGTCTTCGTGATGAAGACTGGCTTCCCGAAGACGGATGGGGTGATGAAGATGAAGCGTAATTTTTCACTTGAAAAGGTGATCAAGATTTGGGATGATGATCATGGCACACATATTGATGTTGGGCCTGATTCCGATGGTCTTGGTCTTGTTGAAATCAAGCAATTCGATGAAGATAACAAGTGTATTAATCGAATTGTAATGACGCAAGAGGAAGCGATTTTGCTTGCGGAGGCTATCAATCTGCTGTATAAGACTAATGAGTAATACGAATAAGCCGGTGGTTAAGCCTGTTGCTATTAATAGTCAGCGCAAGGTTAGACCCTAGGTAAATCTCGACTAGACCTTGCAACATATAGAGATTTGATCGGCTTATATTTTTTATTAATAACCTAGAAAGGATAAAAGACATGGCTACTATTACCGTGAACCGCGCTCCGGTTGAATTTGTGAAGATGCGTGACATGCCTCCGGGTGTGTTTGCGGAAGTGATGGATTGTTATGAGGGTTCTATCGTTTTTCGCTCTTATGAGGGTGATATTGTTTGTATCACGGCAGAGGGTAAGATTGACGGTTTTGGTAAGGATTGCCCGCTTAACGTTCGCGTTCTTAAGCCGGGTGAGTCTTTCACTGTCAATGTTTAATTGAACAATCCTGTTCCTTGGAGAGAACATATGCTTAAGGTTGAAATGTATCAAACCGTTGATGGCTCTTTGTTTCAAACCGAGGAACAGGCTATCGCCCATGAAAATAAGATCAAGGTAGAAAACGCCTTGACTTATCTTGTTGACTGCGATAGTGTTGTATCGGCTTTTGATTCTTACGATAAAAAGTCACTTGTTACCTTTTTGATTCGTGAACGCCGCCGTATTATGGAAATCCTTGGAGGAAAGTGAAATGACCGATTTTAATTTTGATGCGCTTAAGAATGGCGTTTGTATCGTCACCTTCACTAAGAAGGACGGCACGGAACGTGTGATGCGTTGCACGCAGGATATGGCATATCTGGCTAATTCCAATCTCCCGATTGGAACCGGCACGCCATATACGAATGAACAGGTCCGGGTTTTTGATTTGGAAAAGGCTGAATGGCGTTCTTTCCTGCGGAATTCGGTAATTTCCCTGGAAATCGTGCGCTAAAACACTTGACGTAATAGCCGTTAATCTGTATAGTTTACCCATAGAACGGAGATTGACAGATGCATAAGAAGTCCAATCAACAGACTGTGCAGATTGTTGGTAACATTCACGGCACTACTGCCGCCGTGTATAACAAGCTTTATAAGGAACATACTTTCAAGCATTTTCCTGTTATCGTGAAGGCGTTTGATCGTCTTCTGTCTATGCTTGATGTGTCGCAAGATCAAATCATGATCTTCAAGCCTATTCGTGGTAAAACCGATGGTCTTTTCTTTCTCAATTCCAATAGGATTTTCGTTGATCCGCGCAGCACTACGCTGAATGTTGTGACGTATCTTGCCCATGAGCTTGTTCATGCGGAACAGTTTAAGCAAGGTCGCATGACATGGAAGCCTGGAATGTCCACGGGCCAGCGTCTTTGGAATGGCACGGATTATGCCCGTCCCGGCATCTATGGTCCTGCTAGGACGTATCAGGATTATCGCGCGCTTCCTTGGGAACAGGAAGCTTTTGGACGGCAGGATGCGCTTGCCCGTGCTGCTCTTGGAATGTGAAAGGAAAAAACAATGTTCGGTTTTCTGGTTGGTTGGGGTGTATTCTGGTTTTTCATTTGGATTACTCTTCTAATTATAAGCCATGGCTCGCGTGATGAAGGGATTAATTCTCTTTCAATCGTGATGCTTTTTATTCTTGTGTTTTATTTTATTGCGTTGTTTGTCGGAAGGGCTGTATCATGAGTGAACGTAAAAAGATCAAGGTTGAAGTTGATTACGTTGATTTTGAATACATGAATCTTGCTGCTGTCAAGTCTCAAATTAACGATTGGCTTTCACGATATGGTGAGGAAGCTTTCTTTGAATTCGTAAGCAACCGTTACGATGAAGGACAGACTCTTAAGCTTTTTGTTAATCGTGAAGAAACTGATGAAGAAATGACTAAGAGGTTGAATGAAGAAAAGTATTATGCTGATTTGCGTTTGCAACGTGATCGCCAATTGTATGAAGAATTGAAGAAGCGTTTTGACGTTTGTTGAGGAATAATAAAATGAAGATTAAGGTTACTGGTGCAGACAAGCGAATTGTTATTTCAAATATGAAGGAATTGGTTGACAAGACACGTCTTGGTGATATCACTATTGGTGCTGATCGCCAACACTATATTGTTTGTCAAATGAATACTCCAAATGCTGTTGGGTATGTCCTTTATAATCTAGAGGATAATCTTGTTATTGATAATGATCATCCTGACGTTTATCCTTTGATTAAGGAAGATGCTGGATATCAAATCATTCTGGAACAGGACTAAAAAAATCTGTTGACATATCCTGTCACTGAGCGTATAAAGGTCTTGTAGCAAGGAGAAAAGCCATGGCTCGCAAGACATTTGAAGTGAATGCGCTTAAGAACAAGATCAATGGCATGATTGCCCGTTCTACTTGTTCCGCTGCGGAACGTGAAGTGATGGCTATGGTTCTTTCCGATGTTCTTCATGATACCGGGAATTATAATGGTTTTCGGTATCTTGGGATTGATGAAGTGCCTGCCGGGCATCTTCCTGGCGTGCGTTATGGTGAGGATGGCGAGTTTCTTTCCTATGAGGAACGCTTTGCTAATACTGATAAGTCTCGCGTTTCTTATTATTGAGTTTTGACGTGTAACCCCGGCCCGTAAGTGGTGCTTACGGGATATCATTGCCTAACCAGTAAAAGGGTGCGTCTAGAGTTTTCTAGCAGGGTTCTTGAATTAAAAACTTTGCATAAAATTCGTTCTTAGAGGAATAAAATAATGTCTGAAAAGCCTGTTTTCACTCCGCGCCAGCATCTTGATTCTCTAATTGAGGCTGTCAAGGGTTCTTATTTTAATTCCCCTGACCCGGCGCATCATGCTGTTGCCGGTATGTTTACTGCCTGTCAAGAGCGAATTGATTATCTTTATAAGCGCATTGGCGAGCTTGAAGATAATAATGCGCGTCTTCTGTCTGAAAACGCTTTCCTTCATGAACGTGTTGAAAATCTTACTAAGCCAAAGGAATAATTGTTGACACTCTAGGTTAATGCTGTATAATAGCCATATCAAGAGGGATGAAGACAATGGCGAAGATTGATAAGGATACCGTTAGCCGTTGGCGTATCAAGTGTGCTGCGTGGCTTGCTGCGCGGCCTATTCAGAAGCTTTCTTTGGGTGATGTGAAGACTGGTAGTGATGCTTGGCTTGTAGCACATCAAACGGGAATTGCGAAAGAGGCTTATGATATGGACCGGAATATTACCGATGCCCATATCAAGACTGCGCTTCAATCTATTTTCCCGAATGCGGTTTTCAAGGATAAGTATTACTATTAGTGTTGACAAGACTTGTTTGGTCTGGTATAAACATTCTCATAGAGCGGAGAAAGACAATGCACCAAGTTTCCGTGTTCAATGGTCGCAAGCTTATTCGTCGTGAAACTTTCAACGATCAAAATGCCGCTTTTATCTTTCTGGAAGAGTGGCAGGATAAAGGTTTTTCTGTTGATTACAAGGATATGTCCGTTTATAAGAGGAAGTAATGGGGAAAACGTATAGGAATAAGCCGCCCGGCGCGGATGATTGGGCTGATTGGATTGAAGAACGTAATTCCAAGAGCCGCCCGCGCCGGGCTGAACGTATTCGCAAGGGTGCCGATGGCGTCTTTGAGAATAGCGTGAGTGGAAGTGCAATTGAGGGTAAGTTTAATAAGTGGGATGATTTTCCGGCGTCTTACGGAAAAAGGCTTGCCAATAAGGATATTCGGCGCTATAATAAGCGTGTTACCAAGGAACAGATGAAGGATATGGATGATGAATCGTAAGTATTCTGCCATTATTATCTTCAATGATATTCGAATGTATATGGACGTTGAAGCGAAGAATTTTGAACAGGCTTTTTATTCTATTCGTGATCGTCTTTCCTTTCACAATATGAGGGATGCTGTTGTTGAGCATCTTTCTCTGAATGATATGAGTGATCGTAATGGATAAGGTTGAAGCGTTTTATATGGCTATCAAGCTTTTAAATGAGAAGCTTGCACATCATAAGTCTAGGGAAGAAATTCTTTGGCGTCAATATGATGTTTTGCTTGACAAGGCTAGGAAGGCTGAGTATAGTTCTGTTCGTGATGCATATAACATGGAAGCCGAAAGGGTTGCTGTTGAAGCACGCGAAAATGATGTAGAAATTGACAAGACTTCTGACGCAATTGAAACCCTGAGAGGAATGTAAAATGAGCAACGTAACGATTAATCGTGAAAGCGAGATTGGTCAGACTGTTACTCTTGAAGTTTCCGTGGCTGATTTTCAAGCAATCATTGCTGCTATTGGTCTTATCACGGAAGACTTTGAGAAGGATTGTGGATTGGGAAACACGTATCCTCTTTATCGTGACATTACTCTTTTTGCGGAAAGGAATGGAATTGATTATGTAATTCCTGAGTGGTCTGTCACAAGAGACTAATTTTTCTATTGACATAATAATTTGGTGGTGGTAAGGTATTCTTCTAGAGCGAAAGGAATTTGTTATGAAAAAGGGTGAAATGCTCTCCAAGATGATCCTTATCGCCACCAATGCCCATGCCGGGCAATTTGATAAGGGTGGAATGCCTTATATTCTCCATGCTCTTAAGGTGATGCATTATACTAAGAGTGATGATGAAGAAATTCAATGCATTGCCGTTGGTCATGATGTAATTGAAGATACCAAGACTACCTATGTTGATCTTCGCGAGGCTGGTATTTCTGAGAGGGTGATTGCTGGTATTCGTGCGCTCACCAAGCTTCCCGGCCAAACGCTAGAGGAATACAAGGAAGGCGTTTTCGCTAACCGGGATGCTATGCTGGTCAAGATGGCTGATCTACGCCACAATACCGATGTAAGGCGCCTTAAGGGTGTGTCTGACAAGGATATTGCCCGCATGGTGAAGTATCATCAATTTTATTTGGAAATTGAAGCGAGGCTTAAAAATGTCTGATAATTTGAAGAAGGCAAAGGAAATTGCAAATGAAATTGTGGACAACGCGAATTATCGTGCTACTGATAATGATTTGTATTCCGTTGTAATTGAAAAGGGTGGTGACGGTAGCTCTGTTATTATCAATTCAATTATGGATTCTATTTGGACAGGTATTGATAACGGTATTGATCCAATTGATGTTATTCATCGTGCGATTCTGCGTTTGACTTATCAGATGCCGAGTGATGAATTGCATAATAAAATGAAAGAGTTTCTACGTATGATGGATGAAAAGTATGGAATGTAATTTAACCTTAGAACAATTATTTGAATTGTTTAAGGATGGTATTAAACAAGGTGAAGACAAGCAATCTTCTTACGATTGGGGAACATATTGTAGAACGCAAGATCATGAAGCATTTAAAGAATCTCTAATTGAAATTATGATTGATCGCACCAAGTATATCAAATGGGAATATTACTATCAAGCAAAATCTGAGCTAGAAAAATACCTTGACTCGGTTTGCTTCTGGTGATATAAAGGTTGTGTAAGAGGGAGATTGAACATGCTGCGTTTCCAGATGACTTCTGATAATGGTGGTCTGTTCTTTCGTGAGACTATCAAGCTTTGCACAACGGAAATGCCTTCCATTCGTGGCATTCGTCTTACTCCCTGGCTTTATGAATCGTGCATCTTCACTCCTACCGATAATGAAGTTGTAGGGACTTATTTTTCTTTGTCTGAGGCTATCGAAGGCCATAAGATGTTGACAGAAAAATATGGTCTTGGTAATATGCAAGAAGATGTGATTGAGGATTAAAGCAATGGCTACAATGTTCAACCAGAAGCATTTCCCTTCATTAATTAGAACGAAATTGTCGCGCGCGACATTCAAAAATCCCGCTTGTATTGTAGCAAATACGAATGGAGCGATCAAGAAGATTGTTTATAATCCCAAGAAGAGTCTATTTAACAACCATCGTGAAGCTGCACAAGCTTTGGCTGATGAAGTTGGTATGTGTGATGATGGCTCTGTTTTAATTGGAACCGGTTGGCTTGGTAAGAATTCCATGTATTTTACTTTTATGCCCGTGCATCCTTCTGATGCAGCGCGTATTGTTGGACAAAAGCGCAAGAAGACTGTTGACAATCCTGCCCGATAAGTGTATAAATGCTTTATCAACGATGGAGAATGACAATGCGCGATAGTCTTCCTGCTCTGCGTCGTATGTATCATCATCTGTGCAATGGTGGCAAGGCTACTGCCAGTGATGTTGAGCGTTTTGGTGGTCCTGTTACCAAGGAAACGATTGCGGCGCGTATTGTCGTTCTGGAAAGTGAACAGGCTGTTGATTTTGCATGGGAAACGTCCCGTGAAAAGTATTATGAAGATGATGGAA